ATCAACAATTCAAGGGTTTAAGACTGCAGTCGTTTCATTTTTTTAATGAAATAAAATGAAATCAAATGAAACACTCTTTTATTAACCATAACTACAAGTATACTTATTTCTGCCGATTTCTTATACTAATAGTAACTTACTGGATCAATTGTATTTTTTTCTACTAAAATCTTTTACTTTTACTTTTATCTCCAAACATTTTTTTTTTGAAAATCTATTTCCTATAAAAAATTTCCAACACAATTTTTATTTTTAGAGTTGTAAAATCAACAATTCAAGGGTTTAAGACTGCAGTCGTTTCATTTTTTTAATGAAATAAAATGAAATCAAATGAAACACTCTTTTATTAACCATAACTACAAGTATACTTATTTCTGCTGATTTCTTATACTGATAGTAACTTACTGGATCAATTGTATTTTTTTCTACTAAAATCTTTTACTTTTACTTTTATCTCCAAACAATTTTTATTTGAAAATCTATTTCCTATAAAAAATTTCCAACACAATTTTTATTTTTAGAGTTGTAAAATCAACAATTCAAGGGTTTAAGACTGCAGTCGTTTCATTTTTTTAATGAAATAAAATGAAATCAAATGAAACACTCTTTTATTAACCATAACTACAAGTATACTTATTTCTGCCGATTTCTTATACTGATAGTAACTTACTGGATCAATTGTATTTTTTTCTACTAAAGTACAAATCGATATTTAGTTAACTTAAAAATTAAACTGTTAAATATCGATTTAGTATAAAAATAAAATGTACATAATTATTTATGTAGTTTCAAAATGATTAAAGATTCTCCCTTAATCATTTATTTTAAATAGTTATTTAATAAAAATGTTGATTGGTATTTTCAAGAGTTTATTTATCAGTTGTAGATTCTTCGACTATATGTTTTTTTATTTTTACAAGTTGAATGGTTTTGATTGAATTTCCTCCATTACATTTAAGATAATGGACATATTCTGTATTTTTGTCTGTTGTTTTAACTTCTGTTGTTTTAACTTCTGTTGTTTTAACTTCTGTTGTTTCAACTTGTTTTGTTTTGGAAGCTTGAAATTTTTTATAAGAATATTTATAAGTTATAATGTCACCATACTGTTTCATAATATTAATTAATTCATCTAAGGTTAAAATACCGTTATTATTATAAGACAAAAAGATATGAGAGCAGTTTTTGGAGATTGTTTCAAACATCTTTTCAAATGCTTTTAGAGCATTTAATTTAGAAGCGAATGGTGACTTATAATAATTATATAAGCCTGTTTTACCTTTCAATTCTATTTTATCGTTATATTCGACGATAAAATTTAATGGGCAGTAATTGGCTCCATATTGTCTAGCTACGTAAGGAGGATCAAGATATGCAACATCGAATTTATCTGTAATTTGTAAAATATCTTTTTGAATAACGTTATGTTTTCTTGAGTTTGTAATAAGATGTATTGGTGATATAACTAATTTTTTAAGAGAGCTGTCTTTAAATTTTTTAAGAAAAGCACCATACACGCTAGTAGTGTTTGCAACTTTATCAATAGATTGTATTAATGAAGAAATTAGAAAGTAATATTCATCGTTATCGATTTTATTTTGGTTTTTTAATTCTTCAATTTTTAGTCTAACTGCGTCTGCAATTTTAGCATTTTCTTCTGTAAAAAATAATCTTTTTCCTAATGGTGAGTAATTTTTATGAATTAAACCACTAATCCCTTCTAAATGTTTAAATGTTTCTATAATATTTTTTATGTTTTCAGTATAAGAACTTATAAGTGTTGCATAATTTATAACATAAGAGTAATTTTCTGTATCATTTGCAGTTACATAAAACCCTTTTTTTGAAAAATATTCACCAACTATTCCAGTTCCTGCGAATAAATCCCCGAAAGTTGATTTTTCTTCTTTAATATTAGAAGATATTACATAATCAAGTACTGGTAATAAGGTTTTTTTTGAACCGATATAATTTAAAGTCATTTCTTTTATAAATTATTTAACTTTTAAAAAAAATCAATTTTTTAAAATAACATTCTCTTTAACAACAAATGACTGAAAATGAGTTTGACGAAGATGAACTATGTAATGTTTTTACAAATAAAAATACAGTAACATGTAAATTATCAAAGATAGAAAATTTTATAGAATTATCTGGATTTGATGAAAAAAAACCATATGAAAATAAAATTGTAAGCGTAGATCAATTTATAGGAAAATACAATAATTTAAAATTAGGAAATGGAGGAAGTTGGTGTCGTAATTCTGCTTGGAAGCATCATAAAGTTGCAACTATGAAAAAAAATGGAGTGATAAATTATTTATGGGAAACTGATAACGAAAATGAAAAAAATATTGTATCAAAAGCATTTAGCGTATATCCTGTGACTAAAGGAAATTCAATTCAATATTTTGGTATATTTGGACTAAAAGAACAGAATAAATTAAGACCTATACGAAGTGATATTAAAGACTATTGGGTTAAGTTTCCGTGTGTATTTTGTGGTTTAAAAGAAAATTTAGTGTGTGATCATAAAAATGATTTGTATAATGACTCACGTGTTTTGAATACTAAAACCCAAACAAAAGAAGATTTTCAGTCTTTATGTAATAAATGTAACTTAATAAAACGTCAAGTTTCAAAAGAGACTATAAGAAAAAAAAAGAGATATGGAGCAACTAACATTCCAATGTTCAAAGTATATGGCATTGATTTTATTGAGGGTGACGATACTTTTGATCCAGATGATATCAATGCAATGAAAGGTACATTTTGGTATGATCCTATATCTTTTAATGAGGGTGTCAGAAATATGTTGAAGACATCAAATCGATGTTCTTAAAAATAGTATTTTAAAATGAAACTTCTTTTTGTATTATGAAATTTCATTTTTTTAATGAAATAAAATGAAACGTATTTAAAGAATATTGTCTTAAAGTATAAAATGGATCCGATGTTATTTGAATGTAGAATCTGTAATAATATTTTTTCTAGTCAATCTAGTTTAAATAATCATCAAAAACGTGCTAAATATTGTAAAAAAATACAAGAAAAAAATATTTTAACCGATTTTAAATGTAATTGTTGCACAAAAGAATATACTTCTAAAGAAAATTTAATATTTCATCAAAAAAACTGTATATCTTATTTATTAAATGAACAATCAAATAATTACAAAGAAAAAATAATAGAATTAAGTAATACGATTGAAGAATATAAAAAACAAGTAAAAGAACTCCAAGATAAACTTGAAAACATTGCTGTAAAAGCTGTATCACGACCTACTAATAAAACCCAAATTAATAACTTTATCCAACAACTTCAACCTTTATCTGAAGAAAAATTAAAAGAAAGTGTCGATAATCTAACAATAGATCATATTAAGAAAGGACCAGAAGGGTATGCTCAATATGCTTTAGATTATCCTTTGAAAGATAAGATGATATGTGTAGATTTTTCCAGAAGAAAAGTTAAGTTCAAAGATAAAGATGGTAATATTATAACAGATCCAGAAATGTCCGGGTTAGCTACGAAATTTTTTAATTCTATTAAGGATAAAAATAAAGAATTAATATGTGTATATGCTAACGAGTTAAAAGAAAAACTAGGAGATAATGATATTATGGATACAATGGTAAAGATATTCGATTACAAGATGAGTGTAGATAAAGGTTCTGACGGAGAAAAGACAGATTTTCATCATGATTTTGTAACACAAATGTGTAGTCAGACTTTAAAATAATTTAAATTATTTTATAATTCAGTATTTCTTTCTAGAGATTTTAGTAGATTTTTTACGAGTATTGCGTTTAATAGATTTCTTTGTAGAACTACGTTTAGAATACGATTTTTTAGGAGATTTTTTACGAATATTGCGTTTAATAGATTTCTTTCTAGAACTACTTTTAGAATAAGATTTTTTACGAATATTGCGTTTAATAGATTTCTTTCTATAACTACGTTTAGAATAAGATTTTTTTCTAGAACTGGAGGTAAGTTTGTTATTAAAATTAAAATGCTCTAAATCTAAAGAAAAAGAATTTTCTGGAGGAGGTGTTAGTCTTGGTGGAGTTGGTGGTGTTGGAGGTATGGGATCTAATATTTCAGATAATGCTTGGGTTTCGATAGGAAATAGTAGATGTTTTTGTAATAGTTTAGCCATAATTGGTAGATGATTACTAGATGGATTTAATGTAGTTTCAGATTTTTCTTGTGGGATATAATTTTCTATTGATATACCTTTATTATTTTCTGTTGTAATTAAATTATTACTGTATATAATATAGTCACTGCTGATGTTATCTTTATTTTTATTTCTAGGACTTCTTATGCTATCACGTCCTACACAACATGTAAATGGAGGTTGATTGTGTAATTTAGCAGTTAAATTTTTTAGTTTGGATATACCGGTGTATTTAAAAGGTGAAATTCCTTTCCAATAGTTAGTATTTATGGAATCGTTCCATGTTCCCATCATTATTAAATAAATATTGTTTACGTCCGGTAATATAATTGTGTTATCTTTTTTGGAACTTTGTTTAGTGTTTGAGTTTTCAAATCGGATAGGTGATTTAGTTATAATGTTTGATATTAGAAGTTCAAGAGAATCATTTTTGTAAAATCCTTCGTTGAAGTAGCCTCCGTGTAAATTTATAACTATGTATAGGTTATCGTTATGTGTTTTTTCTTTGAGAAATAATATGTTACATTCTCGTACTATTTCTGTGTCTTCTTTTAATGGAGTTAAAGTATCTAATATGCTGTTAATTAATTTGAATCTTTTTGGATCGTAAAATGTTATAATACCACCTTCTAAATAACCATCGTCAGTTGTTGACATATTACGAATTGAAGTGTTTTTAATGATGTTTCCTATTTCAGCGATAGATTGTAGACCTACAAATGAGTAGGAATTTTTTAAGTTTATATATTTTTTTATATTTTCTAGACAAGTTGATTGTTTAGTGTATGGATCAATGCAATATCTAGATAATAATGTTGAAGTTTTATCGTCTTTGTTACCTACTAGAGAACCTCCTGATATGTTATAACTTAAAATTGTTAATTGTTTAATCATTTATAATAGTAAATTTATAATAAATTTACTATAAATTTTAAGGTGGATATGAATGTAGTTTTAGAAAAGTCTACATTAAATGTTGAGATAATAATTTAAATAAAGATGATTGTGTATTAAAATGGATAAGAAAGATGAAGTAAAGAAATATTGGAACGATAGACCGTGTAATATTAGGCATTCGTTTAAAGAGTTTGGAACAAAAGAATATTTTGATGAGGTTGAACAGAAGAAATATTTTGTTGAGCCGCATATATTAGAGTTTGCTGATTTTAAAAGATGGAATGGTAAGAGAGTGTTGGAGATTGGATGTGGAATAGGAACAGATAGTATAAATTTTGTTAGAAATGGAGCTGTTTTGACAGTTGTTGAGTTTTCTGATAAGAGTTTAGATGTGTGTAAGAAGAGGTTTGAGGTGTTTGGATTGGAAGCAACTTTTATTAACGGTGATGTGGAGAAGTTGGAAGAGGTGTTATCTGTGGATAATAAATTTGATTTAATATATAGTTTTGGGGTTATACATCATACTCCAAATCCAGATAAAGCTTTTGAGCAGATATCAAAATATATGGATAAAAATACGGAGTTAAGGGTGATGTTGTATTCAAAAATAAGTTATAAGATGTTTTGGGTGATGATGGAGACTGGTGTAAGAGATTTAAATAATGCTGATTTGATTAGAAAGAATGCTGGAGAACAATTTGGGTGTCCTGTAGCTTATATGTATACTTTTGAAGAGATTAAAAATATAGTAAAAAAGTATGGAATAAATGTGGAAAAGATATGGAAAGATCATATTTTTAGGTGGGATGTAGTAGAATATAAAAATAATGAGTATGTAAATGATGAGTATTGGAAGAATGTTGATGAAAAGTTGTTAAGAGAGTATGAGAGAGAGCTAGGGTGGCATACATTATTTGTTGGAAAATTTAAATGTTGATTTGGTATTTTAAAATATACATTTAACTTTAAGGTACCAAATCGACATTTTTAAAATTTAACCTCTATAAATTAAACTGTAATTACTTCAAAAGTAATAATAGTTTTATCTAATTTTTTTTAATATTTAAATATTAATATTAATATTAATAAATGTCTACTATTTATTTTACAAGTTTATATGATGGAAATAATGAACACGGAATAGGAGCTCTATCACAATGTCAAATAGCATGTTATATTGCTTCAAAAATATATAAAGTTAATTATTATTTTACAGGATTTAGAAATATGTATCATTATGAATATTATAGTATTGATAGAGATACATGGGACTTAAGTATTAATAAATTTTTTAATTTTCCTATAACAGAAAAATTAAATTTAAATACTATTAATTTTAATAGTGATGATAATGATTTATTAAATATTATTAATAATAATAATAATATAATTATTAATATGAGTTGGGAATATCTTCTAAGATTTATGGATAGACATATTAATGAAGAATATACAAAGAATATATGTGAAGAATTAAGATTTAAAATAAATATATCACAAGATGAAATATATTTTAAGAAAGAAGAGACAAATATAGCATTTCATATTAGAGTATATACAAAAACAGATTGTTGTAAAGATCCTAAGAGAGAATATTTTAATGATTCTAAAATTGAAAGTACAGTTAATAAATTAAAAAATATAGATAGTTTAATAGACATGCCTAATAAGGTATATCATATATATTCACAGGGAAATTCGAGTGATTTTGAATTCTTAAAAGATACTAATTTAAATATTGTATTACATATAGAAGAATATCCTACGATATCTTTATATCATATGATTAATGCTGATGTATTAATAACAGCAAATAGTTCATTTAGTTATATATCTCATATATTAGGAAATCATAAGTTATTATTTGTTAGAGATACTTTTTTCCATTTATGGAAAAATCATAGTATTAAAATTTAAAGGTTATTTTAACATTTTTATAAATGGAAGATTTTTATAAAAATATTAAAATAAAAGATAATATTACAAATATAAAATTAGATATAGGATTGTCATATAGTGCACCTCATTCACATATATGGCTTGAAAATGATTCAAATTTATTAGTAATAGGATTTGAACCAAATATAAATTGTGTTAATAATATTTTAAATAAGAATATTGTTAAGCGCGATCCAGATCATTCAACACCTATTAGTAATGAATATATTAATGATAGATTTTTTATATTTCCTATAGCATTATCAAATGTTGAAAAACCTTGTGAAATGATATTTTATGAAACTGAAAATGATTGTGGGTGCTCAAGTTTATTTAAACCTATTGATAAAACATTTGGTAATTATAATGTAGAACAATATGTAAAAGTGTACTCATTAAAACATTTTTTTGATTTATTTCCTTTTGACAGATTTCAATATATAGATTATATAAAAATAGATGCACAAGGTTCAGACTTAGACATATTAAAAGGTGCTGGTAATTATTTACAAGAAAAAGTTGTTTATATAACAGCTGAACCAGAGGATAAACAATATGAAAATTGTTGTCATAATAATAGTAGTAATATAGAAAATTATTTAAAAACTCAAAATTTTATAAGAGTATATAATAGAAATACAGTTGATACTACTTTTTTGAATAAAAAATTCTCACATTTAGCTGATAAAATTTTTATATGTCAATTATCTTGAGAGTACCAAATCGACATTTTTAGAAATACTATTTCTAAAAATTAAAGTATGTTCAGAATAAAAATAATTCTTGTAAATTATTTTTTATCATTTGGTATCTTCAAGATTATAATATTAATTAAGTATTATAATTGTATAACTTATTTATTTTGAAAGTACCAAATCGACATTTTTAAAAATTAAAGTATAATAACACTAAAATAATTATGTCATTCTACACTTTCTAAATATCTATAGATGTTTGCCGACTATTTAATAGGTGTTTATTTATTTTAGTTCTATTAAAGGTAGTTAATACAACAATTGTCACCATTATAACATCTAACTAAAATGTTATGTTTTCATTTATATTTTTACTTGGATATAGCTGACTACAAAATAATTAGTATTGAAAGAATGTTTATGAAGTTGAGTATAAAAGACTTAACATAGCGTTGAAAAAATAATGATTTAAAAAATTAATTTTAATGATTTAAATGATTAAGAGTAATTATCCATTTGATAAAAAAGTATTTATAACAGAAAACACTGTTAAATTAACTCCTAATACATTTAGTTCTGATGGATCTATATGGGAATATACACAAATAGAATTTTTTTATAAAAAAGTATTAGAAAAGGGTTATGATAATATTGTTATAGTAGATATAGGAGCACAGACAGGATTATATACTTTATTCGCCCAATTTGTTAAGAATGCTATATTTTATGCGTTTGAACCATATAGTCCTTGTTATGAAGAATTATGTCAGAATATCAAACTAAATAATATAAATAATGTTAATGTTTTTAATATGGCGATTTCTAATAAGTTAGAAGTTAAAAATTTAAAAGTTCCGAGTCACTTAGGATTATCTACATTAGGAGATAATCCTATTCGTTTTCAAGAATATAAAAATGTTGAGGTTAAGTGTGATACTATTGATAATTTATTTTATGATAAGAATATTAAGGTAGATTTTATTAAGTGTGATACAGAAGGTTGGGAATATTATGTATTATTAGGAGGATTGAAAACCATAAATACTTATAGTCCAGTTCTTCAATTGGAATATAATATTCAAAATATGAACCAATGTAACATTACTGAAGAAATGTTTAATAATTTAATTAAATCAATTGGATATGTTCTTACTTATGCATATGGAGAAGAACATATATATGAAAAGTTATGTTAATACTTGAAGCACCAACCCAAAATTTTTTAAAAGTTAACACAACATAAAATAATTACTGTAATTATTTTATGCTATTTGGTATTTTCAAGGATATGCTGCTATCATATAATTGGGTTATAATTTACTACATAGAATATATTTATACTATCGTGATACTATGGTTGATATCCAATAAATATTTAGAAATATATGTGTCCCTACTATTTAATAAGTGTTCTTGTACATAGTCTATTAAAATACTATGAGTTTAATAGACTATGTTTTGATATTTGTTTTAGTTCTATTAAATGACAGTTGTCCCATTATGGAATCTAACCAAAATGTTATGTTTTCATTTATATTATCAAAAAATACTTGTTTGAGTATACCCATTAACAACTTTTACATTATCAATACTAGAATATTTATTTTTAGAATGAGTGTAAAAGGGTTCATATGATTCAAATGAGATTATGTTAGTAAATCTGCAGTTCAAAGCGTCATCTATTCCTGTTCCCATATGAGTATCTGTTTCAATTAGATAATATTTTTGTAGAAATGAAAATTTCTAGGACTTGGTTGTCATTTCTTTATTATTTAAAATAATATTTTAAATAATAAAGAAATGGTAGGAAAAGTAATTTTTACAGAAGTAAATAGAAGTGGGCTAGGAGATGTTCTACTAGGGTTTATATCTTCTTACTGGTTATCTAAAATTTTAAAGTCTGAATTATATACAACTAATTGTCATATTCTGAATATTTTTAATATAGAATCAATAGAAAATATAGAAAATCCAATAGTTTTAAAAATATTTGATGATGTAAAAATGTATAAATATCTTAAAGATGAAAATATGGTAGAAAAATATCAAAAAGAAAATCTTGTTATCACAAGTAATCAAAATTTCTATTCTATTTTTTATGAGAATAATTCTGTGAAAGATATTATAAAAGAGTTATGTCCTGATGTAACTGATTGTATAAAAATATTTTTCGAGAATATAAGATATAAAGATTATATTCAAAATAGAATAGATTTACTAAATATACCAGAAAATATAATAGGTCTTCATATAAGACTATATAGAGACTATCCAGGAGACGGTATTTATTTATCTGAAAAAACAATTCATCAATTTGAGAGTGTGTTAGATATTTTAGAAAAAAATAAAAATAATCCTGTTTTTATTTCAACTGACACAATGGATGTGTTTGATAATTTTAAAGATAGAAATATAATAAGAACAGATAAAAATATTCCAAAACATTGTGATTATGATAGATCTTTAGATAATGATATTAAAAGTTTTATTGATTTATATGCTATAGGTTTGTGTAGAGAAGTTATTATATCATATTGGAGTAATTTTTCTAGAATTGGTGTTTTACGTACTAAGATACCATTTTATATAGTTCCTTTATTAATACCAGAACATCTAATAAATAATAGTTGGATGAAACAATATGATGGTATGGTAAATAAAGGAGCTTTTAATATAACTTATACATCAAATGAATTATATAGAAAAGGAGAACATTCTGAAATTCTATCAAAGCATAAAAATTTCTAATATTAACAAAATAGTTATTTATATTTTATTATAGTATAGTTTAATTTTTAAATATTTAAGTATTTAAAAATATTATTTTGACGTTTTCAACATACATTATGTGTTTAATTAATATGGAATAATTGTACTATTTTTATTTATACAAACAATATTACAGTAATGATAATGATCTGAAAAATCATTTATTAATATTGTTCCATTATTAGTTAAATAAGAAAACTTGTAAAATCCATATTCTTTTAAATAATTTATAACATCAATTAATTTTGTATTATTATCCATAAATGTACCTCCGTATTCAAATTGAATAATATTTACTTTTATGAGATATTCTTGAAATCCTTTTATAACATTTAATTCATAACCTTCTGTCTCTCAAGATATTGATAAATATGATGGTTGGGCTTAAGTATTAAAATTAAAAGATGTGGGTAATTATTTACAAGAAAAAGTTGTTTATATAACACCAGAAAATATACAATATGAAAATTATTGTCATATTAATCTTGAAGACATCAAATCGACATTTTTAAAACCTAACTTTTAAAAATTAAACTACCAAAAATATTGATTAGGTAGTTTTAACTATATAATTATTTTATTAGGTACTTCAAGTTTAAATGTCGGATATTTCTAGCATTTTTTTATGTTTTGTCAATAATTCATACCAGTCTGTTTGTCTAGGTCTTTCAAATGGGCTAACATTGAAAGCATTAAAAATATTATATCCTAAATTTTGTACGTGTTGCAACCAATATTGACTTTTTGAATTATCTAATACCAAGTTTAATTTTACTAACCAAGTCGGTTGTTTATTTATCAAAGCTGCTATACGACTATAATTACTCCAATAACTGATTATCAATTGTTCACAAGTAGATAAAGCCCATATATCAGAAAATGCTTCTAATATAGCATTTTGATCTTCTACTATATGTCTAGGTGTTGTTTTAAATAAAGTAGTTACTTTTTTATCAAAATCTCTAATAGAATCATAATCATCGCAAGCTATAAATAATGGTAAATCTATTGTATTTGAAAGATGTACAAAATCTGTAGGTTTTTCTAATACAAAAGAATCACCAGAATAATTTTTTGAACATCTATAGTGTATTCCTAAATATCCATTAAAATTAATATTTTTACATATGTCTTTAGCTTTATCTGTTAGATTAACATTTTTAAAAAATATTTTTACTAAATCAGTTTTATTTTCGCATAACCGATTCATTTCTAAACTATGGTATGGATTATCAAAGAATGTTAAAGAAAAATTTTGACCTGACTTAATCATAGAACATTGATTAGACGGAAATATATTATCTAATCGATTAGTTTTTAATTTTATATAAAAATTTAGATCTGTATCAGGGCAATGAATCTCAAAATATTTATCGAAGTCTTGTAATATTGGATAATCAAAAAGTTCTGTGATATTTTTAGAAGGATATAGAAATAACTCATAGTTTAATAGTTTTGATAAATAGAAACAAGAAATAAATCCAAATAATATATCTCCTAATCCACAATCACAACATTTATATATAATTTTACCCTTATATTTTTCTATTTTACTAACATTTTTATTATCATTGTATAAAATATCTCTTAAAATATATTCTTGATTATTATCAGGTTTGTTATCAACGAATACTTGTCCTATAAATAAACAACTATTAATTTCATCTAAAATATCTTCAGTAAACATTCTTTTTTCTCCGTTATTTAAATATAAGTGTGAATAGTATTCTTGTCTTGGTTTAGAAAAAAACTCTAATACAGATTGGTTATTAATTTTTTCTAAATTTTGTGGATGTGTATAAGACCAATAATCGTGATATATATGATCATCTCTTATAATAGGCCATAGATTGTCATTAAGCAATATTTTATCCATTACATATAAATCATTTGTACAGTTATATATATTAGGTATATTTTTGTATCGTTGTTTAAAAAGTGTGTTATTTATTCCAAACAGACCTGGTAAAATTGTAGCAGTATGATTATAAGCGTCTCTAATTATATGACATGATTTATTACTATTAACCCAATCATTAACAGCTATTGATTCTCTTTTTGTCAATCTAGAATGTACGTTCCTACTAATCCATATATATACTTTTTCATCTAATAAAGGTAAAAATCTTCTACATTTCTTGACATTTACTAAAGATTTATATTCTTCTTCGTATACTATATCAGCACCTTCTTCTTTTAATTTATCTAAAATACCAGAAGGAACTGTATTATCTACGTATATTCTACATATCCAATCTGGATAATATATTCTTGCTAATTTTATATTTTCTATAGATCCAATACAATACATATCATCAGAACCGTATAAACAAAAACTAATTATTTTTAATGACATTTATTAGTATTAATACACTATTTAAATAGTGTATTAATACTAATAAATGAAAAACGTTTTGATATTATTTGACGCATCGTTTGATAATAGTGATGATGATCATTATATTAAACCTTATATATATTTCCAAGTTTCTACCAAATTTAACATAAAAATTGTTAAATTTGGTAGAAATAATCAGTATGACTTTAATATTGGAACAAATATTTTTGATGTGATAGATAAGTTTAGTAAAGATGATAAGTTTCCTATAATTTTTCATCTTGTTGTATGGGATGGTCTTTTAGTTTCAAATTTAGATGAATTTAACGGAATTAAAATGTTAGATTCAGAAGATCAACATGAAATAGATTATATTTATAAATATATGAGTTTTTTTAATGTAATTGTATATAGATATCAAACTGAAATAATTGAAGAACATAAAAAAATATATAATAATCATAAATTTGTCCATTTATCTCATATAATTGATAAGAATGTTTTTACTGATTATAAATTTGAAAAGGAATATGATATATTATTTTCATCTGCAAGAAATAATATACATGATTATCCCTTAAGACATAGGTTATATAATATAATATCTTCTTCTAATAAATATAGAATGATGGTAACCTTATCTGGTAAAATAACATCTCATTCAGAATTTTCTAAATTGATAAATAAATCATGGTTGACAGTATCAACACCTACTATTCATACTCTTCATAATAAGAAAGCGTCTGGATGTTTATTTAAAAAATTTATTGAGATTCCCATGTCTAAAGGAGTTTTATTAGGAAATTTACCTGATGAAGCAATAAATGAATATGATAATAATTATGTATATGTAAATGAAAATATGACAGATAATGAAATATTAGATATAATTGATAAAGCATTAAGTGATAAAAATAAATTAAAAATGTATTCAGATAATTTATATAATAAATTTACAGAAAATTATCAGTTTATACAAGGATTAAAAAAATTTGAAGATATATTATATTATGTTGAAAGTACAAAGTGACAACCTAGAATAATATATTTGATAATTGTAATATTATTTAAAAACTGTTATTAATATAATAAATGAAAATCATATTAATATCAACATTTAAACCATTTAATATACATTATACTATTCAACAAAGAAATTCTTTAGAAAGTTGGAAAAGATTAGTATGCAATCCTACTATTATAATAGTAGGTAACGATGAGGGTGTTGCTGATATATGTAAAGAATATGATATTATACATGAACCAGATGTTAAATTAGGTCCTTCAGGAGTACCACAATTTAACGATATATTTGAAAAGGGATGGAAATATGCTACTGAATATGATATATGTATATATATAAATGGTGATATAATTTTAAGGAATGATTTATGTCATACACTAAATGCATTTGTACAAAAATATCCTGATTATTATAATAAAACATATTTATTAACAGCTCGACGGTATGATTGGATAAATTTTAAACCTATTGATTTTAATGATTCTAATTGGAGTAATAATTTTTTAACATTAATAACAGAAGGTTCATTATCAGATCCTCATTCTATAGATATTTTTATTCATAGAAAAAATACATTACGATTTTTACCAGAATCATATGTAGGATCTTGGAATCATGACACTGTATTATTAGCATACGCGTGTAAATATTTTGATATTACTATTAATATATCAAAAACTTGTTTAATTTATCATCAGGAAGATAAATTTTGGATTAACAATAAAGCATACGATAGAAAAGAAAATAGACCTATAAAAGAAGAAGAAATAATAAATCTTAAATTACTAGATTTTAAACGTGAAATATTTGGATACGATTATGACAGTCATATTGGTAACTGTAAATTTATGTCTTATTTTGAAGATGACTCAAATATAAATTTTATACAAGTATAAATTTGAAGATTCCAAATGATAAAAAATAATTTACGATAATTATTTTTTATTCTTGTTACAGTTTAACTTTTAAAAATGTTGATTTGGTATTTTCAACTATTTATTTTTTCCAATACTTGATTGAAATTTAATTTATCTGTAACAAAATGTATTATAAAATCCCCTTTTTTATATGTATATGGATATGAATTCATAGAACTCTGTTCTAATATACATACATGTTCTTTCATACTATCACATATTAGAGAATTACATCTTTCTAAATTTTCTTTGTTAGTTGGACTATATTCAATGCCGTGTTTTCTATATTTATTTCCATAATATAAATTAACTTTATTAAAAGTATCGAACCAATTTTCTTGATACTTTTCATCAGCTCCACCTAATAATAAATTAACAGGAGGTTGATCACAAAGAAATACGGAATCTTCTTTTATATAAAAATGTGTTGTAATATTTTTAAATTTTTCAAACACACTTTGATTTAAAGGTTTTCTAAAACCTAACCATTTTTCAATAAACTTAATAGACCATTCAGTATTTTTAAATAAAAGATGACCAGTATTAACAATATCGTTTTCATCCCCAGCTGTTATTAAATCGTGTTTATTTTTAAGAAATGAATCGAAAGACATATCCATATTAATAAAAAAACTATCTGCATCCATCCAAAAAACATAATCGTACCCTTTCTTTAATTCTCTTAAAATTAAATCAGGTTTCATCCACATAGGGTGAAAATCGTTTATTTTATCTTCTATACATATATATGAATATCCATATTTATCACAATATTTCTTATGGTTTTCTTTAGCCTTATTTTTATAACACAAATCACCTATCATTATAGTTACGATACATATTGTTGGTTTAGATTCATTAATAGTATTAATTATTTCTTTAGACATTCCTTCATATGTAAATAAATTCTCAACTTTTTTATAATAAAAGACCATATCTTCGTATTGTTCTTTTGTTATATTTCTGAGTATACTGTCTAATTGCTCCAAATCTTTTATGTTTATAGACACACATAATTTTGAATAATCAACTTTGTCTTTAAAAGGAAGCCAATTTTCATCATCCCATATATAAACTGGAACACTACCTAATTTTAATATTTCAAAAAATCTAAAAGATGATCTGCCAAAACCTCTTGGAGCCAAACAAAATTTAGATTCTATAGATTTCTGTATATATAATTCTTTACTTACAGACAAATCTTTTACAATTTCATAATAATAATCAGAAAATTGTTGAACATACTCGTATACTTTATTTCTTAAAATATGTGTATGCCCGCCTAAAAAACTGCAAAAAATAGATTTATCATCCCATAACTTTAATTTTTGATTAGAAAAAGCTGTAGTCTCATATGTAAGAGGAATTGGAATATCTCCAAAACAACATCCAAATACTGTAGTATCAGGAGGTAGTTTATTGTATTTTACTCCCTCATCAAATTGAACTATAGTAAAATACTTATCTTCTTGAGGTAAAGAGTCTAATTCTTTTTGCAACTTTTGATTGTTAAATGGAATATTTTTAAATAAAGAATTACAATATAGGTTAGTCCACGTAGCATTTATATATTTTCTATTTAATATTGGATTATTCTTTTTAATATATTCATAAAAATATTTTTCAAAGAGATCGCCTTCTAAAAAAGGAGGATATATATCTTTAACATCTGCAACAAATTCTTCTGATATTATATTAGTTTCTAAGAACCATCCATTGCATTCTTTCATCAATTTAATTTTATTGTCTAAACCCACTACACAATTACTATGTATTATTTTAGCAAGATTTAGATGTTTATATTTAATTGAATCTATACCGTTAGGATAATGTGTTCTATCAACACAAGAAAAACTTTTGTTAATTAATCTAGGACGAAGTAAATCTTCATCTCCATATCCTGTTTCTTGTAAAAAACTATTAAAGTCTTCTAAACTCAATTCAAATAGTTTTTTATTAAAATCTGTTGGTTTTGCTATCATTATATTAGAATTTAAATATTCGATAGAACCAGCGCATACAAAATCATTTTTATCCAAATAAGATAGTAGATTATCTATACCAGGGCTTAAGAATGCCATATCAGGATCTAGATATAGTGGAGTATAACCCATGTCCAATATATGTTTCATTATAACTATTTTAACAAAACATAATCTAGTATAATCTTTTGTATCACAGCTACTTCCTGATAGTATATTAGATATATTCAATTCAGGTATATGTACATATTCGTAATGGTTAAACCCAAGTTCGTTACATTTATCGTATCCTTGTTTATCTGAGCAAAATACTATAGTCTTGCGAGAAGATTCATGTATTTGCATTGATTTTAAAAGATTGTTAATTAGAGTGGGTATATACCAGCAATTTCCATTTGTAAAAATCACAACATTTCCAAATTTTTCCGAGAAAAATTTGGTTTTTTCTATAATAGTATTAATATAAGATACATTATTTATTTTTATCATTGTTATTACTTGGTAGTGTATAAAATCTTAAATAATAATAAAAACTGTGATTACAATAAGTAAACTTGTATGAGTAAGTTATTTTAAAGTTTAAATAGATAATAAAAAAACGATTAGATAAAACAACAATATATATTGTTATAAATGTCGGACTTCTTAATATATGAGAAAGCTTTAGAAGAATATAAAAAAGGAAAAGAAACTGTAATAGAAACTTTTGATAAATTAAATATTGAATCTGAATCTGAAGATATTTCTTCGTCTGAAGAATTAGATTTCGAATGTCAACATTTAAATATAAATTCTGAAAAAGGAGTTGATGTATGTACAGATTGTGGGGAAGAAATATCTAAACAAATACAAAATTCTAAAGAATGGAGATACTATGGTCAGACAGATACTCGTCATTCTTCAGATCCTAATAGAGTTCAAATGAGAAAATCGGATGAGAGAAGTATTTATAAAGATGTAGAAAATATGGGTTTTAGTGAAAAAATAATAAGTGAAGCAAATAAAATATATTTTCAAGTAACACATGGTCAAATTTTCAGAGGAAATTCTCGTAAAGCTATAGTTTTTGCTTGTATTTTCCATGCGTATAAATTATCTGGTAAACCTCAAAGTCATGAAAAACTTATAACTGTTTTTAATTTGAATAGGAAAACAGGGTTAAAAGGGTTAAAGCATGTAAATTTATACGCACCTAAAAAGTCAACTATAAGAACAACATATATTACTCCTATAAATTTAATAGAAGAAATAATGGAAAAATTTTTAGCTACTCCCGAACAAAAAGTTGAAGTTATTAATTTATATAACCAAATAAAAAATAAGTCATCTAGATTAAATAGAAGTAGACCGCAATCGGTTGGTGCAGGATTAGTATATTATTGGATATGTAGTAAGAAAAAAGATATAAGTATTAAACAATTTACAAAAAAAGTAGATTTATCTGAACTAACAGTAAATAAAATAGCTAAAGAAATATCAGATGTACTAGGAACACCGTCTGTTGAATTACCCGATATTGAAGATTCTATTAAAAATTAATACATAAGTCTTATTATTAATTTATAAAATAGTGTCAAGGAGACGAATTAAAAAGTGAGGTTTCACACTCATTACATTTATTAATATTTCCGTAATCTACGTATGTTTGAGTAATAGGATATTTCTTATTACCTGTTAAATCAGCGTTAGGACAATTTACATATTCGGAATTAGACTCAGAATTAGAATACTTTAAAGTATTTTTGGTTTTATTATTGCTGGAAACATATAAATAAATTAATATTAAAAAGATAATAAATATAAATATATATATGTATGGTGACATTTATATTAAGTTAATATAAATGTTAAATAATAAATATTATTATATTAAAGATAGGAAATTGTTCAATTAAATGACTGAATATGGACATGTGATAAATCCTAGTTACGATCCATCAAAAAATAGAGTTTACGATGTTTTTTGTGAATATTTTAATAATCCTATTATGACTAAAATAAAAAACGTTGATAAATTTAGTGTTTATATGTGTAAAATACACTCTATGATAGGCAATGCTTTTAGGTATCTTGTGTTATTTGTTAATATAGATCTTAATGAAGTAGGTTTCAAAAATGACATGAAAAAGTGTGAATGGATTTCATTACAAACAAGAACTTTGGAAGATTTTCATAATATACCAGTGCATAAATATCAACCTACCACATCAATTACAGAATTAAAGCAAAAACTTTTTGTAAAAACTAGAGATGAAAAACAAACTATATACGAATGTGAAGATTTTTCATTGATGGTTAGTTTATTACATACTAGAAAAAATTATGTTATGCAGTATCCAAATACTGGCACAATTATAAGTGCTATAGAAACTTATCAAACTATATTTAATTTTAAAATTTAAAAGAGTTTATTTTTGATTTTTATGTAGAGAATCTAAATTTTTATTTACTTCATTGGCTATATTTGTGTCTTGATTTTCTATTCTAATTTTCATTTTTTCCAATTCAGGTATAACATCTTTTAAAAAAGTGTCATTTTCACTTCCTTCTTTAGTAAATTCGAAAGGGGTAGCTATAATGCAATTATTAGGTTGACATTTATGTACATCTGTTTTATAATCATCTATAATAACAGTATTTTTTTCTGAAAATCCTGGTAGTTTATGAATATCCCATAGCATACATAATTCTTTTGAATGTTTTTTTATTTTTTTAGATAAATCACAGTGATAGGAAAAAAATACAAAATCTAATTTTCTATCAGTTTTATTATTTATAACTAATTTATCTATAATAAAAAGAGCATAATCTTTTGATGCAGCTGTCCAAACGCTTACATTGAAATTAGAAAATGCGTAATCTAAAAATTCTTGTAAATAAGGTCTACTATATATCATATAATATCCATCCATATCATCGCTTCTAAATAACTTACTCTTTTCTTTATACTTATTGAAATCTAATTCCTCACTTGCTTCACCGCTTATTATTGTTTGATCTAGATCTAATATTAGACATGGTTTTTTAGTGTCATGTGGCATATTTATATTATGATAATATAAATATTTAATATAATATTTATAGATAGTCCAATAAATATTATAAATGGAAATAAATAATATTTATTGTATTAATCTTGATAAGAGACCTGATAGATGGACAAAAATGTTAATTCGTTTCAAAAAATATAATTTAAATGTTACTAGAGTTTCTGCTGTATCAATAGAAGATGAGGAAGCTAAAATATTTAGTAAAGAGACTGGTATACAATTAACTAATAGTTTATGTTGTGCAATGTCTCATATTAAAGTTTTAAAACTTGCTAAAGAAAATGGATATAAAACGGTTTTTATATTAGAGGATGATATTATGTTTATAGAAAGTTTTTTAGATAAATTATACAAATCTATTAACCAGCAACACACATTTAAATTATTAATGCTAGATTCATGTTCAAATATATGGGACACAACAATTGGTATTCAAAAAATAAATAATCATATACTTGCAGGTGCTTATATTATAAATATAGATTATATCAATATAGCTATTGATATGTTCAGTAATGTTAAAGATTGGTTTCTAGATGTAAATATTGGATTATTCGAGTTTATATTATGTAAATTGCAAAACTATAATGAATCTTATACAGTATATCCTAAATTATGTATACAAGAAAATGAAGATTCTGATATTTCAGAAAATTATAAATATATTAAAACATGGCTTGTTAAAAACATAGATATGACTCAATACTCTTAAATCAAATTTTCATATTTACAGGATATCCAGGAGGAGGTACAGGGGTATCAGATTCTCGGCCTTTAGCTAATTCTTTTGCTTTATTCATTATGTCTGAACTTTTTTGTTGATTAGCATTACTAGAACTTTTTACTATAGGTTTTCTAACTTCTTGAAATTCTTCAATATCTTTTATATTAGATCCTATAGGTTTTTTATTTTTATATCTATCGTTATCACTTTCATCTTCTGAATCTAGTTCTTCTAGTCTTGTTACTAATTTACTTTTTGATTTTTCTATAGGAAGTCTTTTTATTTCTTTATCAGAATTAGAATCTTTCATATGTTTCTGTTCGTATTTTTTTTTATTCTCTTCAAATAATTTTCTATTTTCTTCTTCTTTTTCTTTTTCATCTAGATCTTTATCTTCTTCAACATATTTGTAATTATCTTCTTGTGGTTGTACTTGTGGTTGTGGTTGTGGTTGTTTACTAGTTAGTTGTTTTACAACTTCTTCGAACCAATTAAATAAGTTAGTACCTTCGTATTTTTCTATACCACCATCTTTGTATATTAAAAGTAGACAAGGAACACACGTAACACCTATACTAGTGTTGCTAATAATTTTTTTTCTTATTTCTTCATTATCAACACATAGGGTTTGTAGACCTATAGCAGATGTAAAATCGATTTCAGATACTTTGATATATTCCATAAGTTTTTTAGAAGTAGAAGAATATTTGCTATAGAGTAGTACGCATAAATTAAATGTCATTTATGGTAATTATTTTATATTTTAAATATGATAAAAATATAGCTAATAACTTAAAATAATATATCTAATAATAAAATGGAATACGCACAAGAAATTTATAATACGCAATTTATAAAGCACGTAGGATTTAACGATAGATTATGTATAGATAATTATGACTTTTCTTCTTTATCAGAATTTTTTTCAAAAAAAAATATAGATAAAATAGGAATTAAGATAACTCAACTTTTAGAAGGTGTTGATTATAAAAATAGGAAAATAATTATTCCTGATAAAACAATAGGTTCAGTTATGTCTGATGTTTATGAAAATTTTAGACCTCAAACTGGTGATATATATTCTAAATATAATATACCACAGAGTGGATCTCAAGATTATTTAGCAATAATGAACGATCAAGTAATTAATATAATTACAACAGATGTAAAAAATAATTTAGGGGCGGAACAATGTAACTCTAAATTAAGTATTTGGACAACTGTTTTAGGAGATTTTAATGAACATGGATTAAGACAGCACGGACCTATTAAAATCAAAGAAAGAAGACCTACTACTATGCTATTCAATATGAATTATTAGTACCAAATCTATATTTTAAAAACTATTTATTTTAAAAATAAATAGTTTTTTAATGTTTTTATTTAGAATTTTATTTTTTCTTCGAACATAATACCTACTGATTTAAATTTTGGAAAATCAAAAACCATACCATGGTTTTTATATTCTATTTTATTAAAGCTTGCTCTAAATTGTTCAATGGTGTAAGAACCTCCATAAGATTTTAAATTTCTCCAATGAGGAGCTTTTTCTATACTTGGAATAGAAGAAGGATACATATCATTGTACATTTTTAATAGTAACATTTCTGACATATTATACAAAGAATTATTTTTATTTTCTGTGATGTATGCCATACAACAATTAAAAGAGCAAAAAATACCATCTGTTATATAATAATTTTTATCAATAATACCTATCTGTTGGTTTTTAGATTCTTCTATTTTTTTTTGTCTATTTTTTGTGATATTTTCTTTTATTATATAATTATCTTTACTAATTTCGGAGTAATAAGATTTAATAGCCTGACTATAAACATATTTTATTGGACATCCTATAGAAATAATATTTTTTGGTATTGGATTTCTACACCAAAAGCAATCGTATTGTTCAGAACTTTCATTAAATGTATTTTTCGTTGTAAAATCTATCATAGACACACAACATTTATGAGTTTTTTTAGCTTCGTCTATAAATGAAATAATTTCTTGTGTATTTTTGTTTTCAGTTAGGTCTACTATTTTTGTAACATTTTGAGGTAGTTTGTCAATTGCTATATCAATATTTGATATAATAGTTATTCCAAAGCGTTTTTCAATGCTTTCTGTGTCAATATTTTTCAAAATAAAAGTATACTGTTTATTATTATAATTATCCAATTTTGTTTGTTTATGTTTGCTCATTGTTATTGATAATCAGGTACTTATATTAAATAAATTCGTTTTTTTAATTTAAATATAATTAATAAATGAATATTTCACTCGAATGTAAAAAGAAATTTTGGTTTGAAAATATATATGAACTTTTTTGTAGTAGAAGAATTATTCCTTCGTTTAATATGAGTATAGAGTCTCAATATAATGCTATAACTCGTATTGTTATTATAATTTTTTTATTCATGTTAATTTTCAGAAATAGTAAAGAAAGTATTATATTTTTAATACTTTCTTTACTATTTATAATTATTGTTTACTATATACAAAAGAAGACCATGAATCAAAAAGAATCATATCAAAATACTCATATTAACAAAGTTACCCAATCTTATAAAAATGCTGATATTACTTATATAAACGATTTAACTAAAAATTTTTTAAATAAAAATATATCTAACAACAGCGCTCTTGCTAAAGAATATCCTATAATTACAGGACCTGATTTTGTATCTTCTAATCAAAAATTAGCTGGTAAACCAAATCCTAAAACATTAATACCACCTGTTGTTGTAGCACCTCCTATGGATTTAGAATATTGGAGAAAAAATAATCTTGTCAATCATTCTCATATTAATATTGAAAGTAATTTTGACGAATATTTATCAGGTTATAAAACATCAGATTGTAATAATTTAATTAAAACCCGAATTAGAGATGATTCTAATAAAGATTCTAATAAAGATTCTAATATAATAGAGCCTTTTGAAAACTCTGATATTAGAAGAAATCAATATGGAATGGTTAATACATCATGTGGTTATAATTCTAGTCAAATAGCTGATTCAAATATACCTTCTAATTTACAAGTTGGAAAATGTGAATTATCACCTGAATTAAAAGAGTATAATAAAAATTTATTTACACAAAATATACAACCAGATATATTTACATATAACGAAATAATAGAACCTATAAATTCTAATATAGGAATTTCTTTCAACCAACAATTTAACCCTTTGACATCGTTTGTAGATAAACACGGTGTTAATTATATACAACACGATCCTTTATCATTTTCTAAAGAATCTAAAAAAGAACATGTAGAGAGTGTCGCGGAATATAATATATACGATCCAAGATTCACTGGTTATGGTACTTCTTATAGATCTTACAATGATAATAATTTAGGACAAACAAAATTTTATTATGATGATGTGAATGCTATAAGAATGCCTAATTACATAACAAGAAGTAATATTGATTTTGCTCATTATGCTGATAGTTATGGACCTTTATCAGATAAAAATAAAAATGGTAATATCAATACAAATAATATTAGACAATCAGCTCAAGATTCTTTTTTAAATGCTAATATAGAACAAAGAGAAAGTCTATCAGAATCATTAATGAAAAAGAGAAATTCAGAATTATGGCAATTAAGAAAATATCCTATGAGAACATTTGGGTAATAGTTTGAAATTAATTTCAGATCCTGAATTTTTATAATCCGTACTCCATTTAAATCTTGCATATTATTTTAATTTTTTATAAAAAATTGGAGTTTTAAATCTAAAACTTTTCTTTGTTGTAATAAATATGGGAAATAATACATCTTATGTTCCTAATTATAAAGAGTCTGATTATAAAAAAATAAGACCTGGACAAAATGTATATAAAATAGATAAAAAAAATGTATATTGGAGAGGTCATAAAATTAATGCTGATGGATCTACATTCCAAAATTTAAAATATAATTATGGAAAAGATATAAATAATATTTTTTGGGATGGTAAAATGACTAATATTCCTATTACAGAAATAGAGTCATTTGTATGTTTGAAAAAATATTATGGAAAATCTGAAAATTATGTTTATTATAAGGGTAAAATTATACAGGCAGATGTAAAATCTTTTGTAATAAACAAAGATGTTATAAAAGATAAAAAATTTTTTTATAAAAATGGTATAAAATATAAAAATAACTTATCACGTACATCTGTCTGAGTTACTATATATATTAGAATATCTTTGTTCATTAATCTGTCTCATTTTCAACTCAAAAATATCTTCTCTATGAAATTGTGAATCTCTTAAAAATGCTGGATAAACTGTTTTTTCAGTAGATAATTTATCTGTTATAGGATTATAGATTTTATTTGGAAGTACTTTAAATTCAGGCTTTATAGAACCCATAGGATCTTTATATAAAGTCTCTTGTACTTTAGTATGTCTATCATATGAATTAAAGATATTATTTTCGTCATCTTTTCTTTTATAATAAACAATTTGACCAGCATTTACATCTTTATAAGATTTATACCCTTTACCATAAAAATTTAAACTATTATCTGTTCCTAAACTATCCAGTTTATATGCAGATATTAGAGGAGGACGATCTAATTGTAACCAAGTAGCTGCCGCTGCATTGTATAAACGTGGATCTGAACTTGTATAAGTTCCTTCACACTTATCATTAATATAATTTTCATTAATTTTATGAAAAGACTTATCCAAATTATTGTTTATTAATTCAGGATTTAATATAAGTAACCCATTTTTATATATAGGTTGGTCACGATTATACTTAAAAACATTAGAATTAGTATTTTTATTTGGAAGGTAATCACTTTTATAATAACACCCAGGATTTCTATAATTATAATTAAAATCAGTCATTTATCTTTATATAATATAAGTATAAATATAAATTCAGTTTAAATTATAAAAAATAATTGTTTATAAACAATTATTTTAAAAATACTCTCAAAGATTAATGCGTTGTTTACATAGCTTTACGAGAACGACTCTTTTAGGAACCTTTTTTAGCACCAGGTTTCTTTTTGCATCCACCATCTTTTTTCATTCCATATTTACATCTCTTACTAGAAACACTCTTGGAAGAACGCCTGGAACGTTTGGAAGAACGCCTGGAACGTTTGGAAGAACGTCTAGAACGTTTGGAAGAACGTCTCGTACGCTTTCCGACACTCTTTGAGGAACCTTTTCTAGCACCAGGTTTCTTTTTGCATCCACCATCCTTTTTCATTCCATATTTACATGTCTTACTAGAAACACTCTTGGAAGAACGCCTGGAACGTCTAGAACGTTTGGAAGAGCGTCTGGAACTCTTGGAAGAACGCCTGGAACGTCTAGAGCGTCTAGAACGTCTGGAAGAGCGTCTGGAACGCTTGGAAACGCGTCTAGAACGTTTAGAACGTCTGGGAGTGCGTCTTTTAAGAGAACCTTTTCTAGGTCCAGCTTTCTTTTTGCATCCACCATCCTTTTTTACTCCGTATTTACATCTTTGTGATGTTTTTGTAGGCATTTTATTATATATAATATTTTAAAAAATTTTATAATTTTTTAAAATTTTTTAATAATTCTATTTGTAATTATTTTGTTGTTATATGAGGATTTATTGATACTTTTATACTCATAGCTAGTAACTCTTGTACTAAAAGTTTAGCAGCGTATGGTATATTACACGTAGTAACATTATCTTTCATACAAGAAATACATTCTGATTGACTAGATGTAATCATTCCACATTTATCACATACTGTAATTTGGTAAGAATCTGAACAATCGAATAATCTTTCTTTTAGAAATCTAGATGCTCCGTGTGCAATCATACAATTATGAGAAACTACTCCATTCGCCAAAAAAGAATGTATATCTTCAACCTGTATATCATATACATTATGTTCTCCTATAGGTATTTTAGATAACACAGTTAAATTCATTGTTGGAATAGAATCAGTATTTTGTTCTACACCATAACATTTAGAAGATGAATCTGATCCATTTTCATTTTTAAACCAATCCAATGCTCCTATTTTTTCTAGAAACTCTTCAGCAGTAGGAAAATTTTTAGATGTAAATTTACCAAATACAGTTCCTTTTATTAAATGATCTGATATATCATGACAACTTGGAATAGCATATTCATGTAATATAGGTTCGGATATTTTCAATTCTTTTACTGCTTGTAATATTGCTTTCTTTGTTTGAACTATTTTACTAGGATTTTCTGTTTTAATTTTCTTAAAATCTGTTATCTCATCTACTCTATTAACTAACCAATTATGTTGTCTTGCAACTTCTTCTCTCAATCTTCTATAAGAAACTGCTGCTTCTAATCTTTGAGATTTATGACAACAATATCTAAAGCCAACTTTTTCAGAAAAAGGAATTAGCTCACTTATATCTAGATGTAATAATAATTCGTAATGTTTATTTTCTAACTCTAATTTTTTCTTTTTAGAATCAGTTATCTCTTTTATTTTTTGTATAGTTATTTTATGAATTCCACACTTATTTAATAATTTTTTAATTTCTTCCATAATATTTTTTAAATCGTCTAAATGTTTATACCCCTTTGTTTTTGAAAAAGATACTGATGTTAATATATCTCTTTTTCCTCTGTGTAATCCTAAATAACACGTATGTCCATCACCTCCAAAAATACCTCCTAAAAATTCTCTCACCATAGGTCTTGGACAATCTTTATGTTTAATAAAATCTGGAAGAAATCCTGCTTGAAGGACTTTATTTCCGAAGAGTAATCCAGGTAATTTAATAATATTTTTTAGAAATTTATTTGGTATACGAATAATATAACCATTTTGATGTTTAAAATTTGTTTGTTGTATATCAACAAATAATTTTAAATCTATTAATATAGATTCTAGATCTAATTTATGACCCAAGAAAATGGTTCCTGATAATTCTTTTTCTGTATTAGTAATATGTCCATCTGTTATTAAATATCCAAGAATTCTTAAGAAAGCCATAGTTTTCAATATATTTGGTGTAGTATCAGTCGTTAATAATAATTTTCCAACTTTTAATGTCCATCCATTACACTCTTTTATTTCTTCTTCTAAATCTACTCCAGGACAAGTAATTCCAATTTTTAGTTTTGTATTTTGTATGTCTAAATCTTTTACTTTAATCCATTCATTATCGGTAGAAAGTAATTTATGATCTTCTGTATAACTAACTTTTCTACCATCTTCTAATGTCAATTCTATACAAGGTCTTTTGCCTTTTGCCATAAAATGAGTTTGTTTAGCTTTTACTATTCCATTTTCTTTTTCAGACCATCCTAATACATTATAATTACAAGCACTCATATTTTCTATTTTTAAACTTAAACCTGAAGATAGGCTGATTAAGGTCCCTTCTGTCGAGCAATCTCTCTCCATTTCCCCAAACCTAAGTCCTCCATCTCTACTTCTTCCTTCTAGAGGCTGTCTAGTAAGAGTTGTTACATGTCCTTGAGATCTAGCATGCATTTTATCTGAAACCATATGTTTTAGTCTTTGATAATATGTAGGTCCCATAAATACTCTAGCCTTTATTTGTTCTCCTGTAAAACCATTCATAAGAGTTTCCCAACCAGTTCTATTATATCCTTTCTGTTCTTTCATACCAGCTGCCGCAAGCATTTCACAAATATTATCAGCTGCATTTCCAGTGCTGCTAGAAGTCCACGGAGTTGCGTCTCCGTATTCTCCGTTAATTGAACATACTTTTCCTAATACACATTCCATAAGTTGGTTAGTAGTCATACGAGAAGGAATACAATGAGGATTTATTATTATATCAGGTGAAATACCATCTGCATTAAAAGGCATGTCTTCTTGTCTGTAAATAGCTCCTATAGTTCCTTTTTGTGCTGCTCTGGATGCTACTTTATCACCTACTTCTGGTATACGTTGATATCTAATAGAAATTTTTACAAGCTTATATCCATTTGGAGTTGTTGATACATATACATTATCTACAATACCTTCTTCTCCTTGTTTAATAAATATACTACAATCAGTTTTTTTATCTTCTCCAGATTTAGAAGTTTTTGTTAAAACTTTTCCTATAATAACATCTCCTTTTTTTACCTGAACTCCTTTTTTTACTATTCCATAATCATCCAAAAGATTATAGTTATTGTTATTTCTTTTAAAAAATCCAGTATTATCTATAGGAATTCCACTAGAAGATAAAGGTGGTAATTCTATAGTTTCATTCTTTTTTTCTACATCTGATATTGTCTTGTAAGATGTTACACAAAAACCTCCTCTATCTATAAATCCTTTGTTCATGCTTACAGAATCCTCTTGATTGAACCCATCGTACGATAAAATAGCAACTACTGCCATTACACCAGCAGGCATTTCATCAAAGTTTAGAAGTCTTGATTGTTGAGTACTAACTAGAGGTTTTTGTGGATAATTTAACACATGAGATATAGTATCTGTTCTATTCTTATAAGATAATGTAGGTATTCCCATTGCTTGCTTACCCATTGAACATTGATAACAATTTCTAGGTGAGGGACTATGATCTGAAAATGGAATCATACTAGCCATTACTCCGAGCATCATTGACGGATGAATCTCACAATATTTATGTACATCTTTTTTAATCTGACCAGGCGTCATTGCAATAACTGTTGATTCTATTTCTGAATTGTCGAGATATTCTATAAAATTATTTTCAACTAGAGTATCCCAATTTTTTTCATTAGTTTTGTTTATATTTAATCCATCATCACCTATGGTAAATAGTGGTCTAATAATTCTACCAGCGTCACAGAAAATTTTAACTACTTCATCTACTTTATCATAACTAACAGATATATCATAGTGAATTTGTCTGTGTCTTCTTAAAGTTTTTATACTATCTATAAGAATATTTGGATTATCTGTCATACCAATAATGATTCCGTTAAGAAATACATAAGTTAAAGTATTAATTTTTTCTATGCTGATATTATTAATTGGTATAATATTAGCATTTTTTTCTAAAATTTCTTTAACCAAAGTTGTATTAATTTTTTTAGAAATTTTTGAAAGAAGAGCCAGATTAAGTACTATACCTGCAGATGCTCCTTCTGGAGTTTCTGCAGGACAAATACCTGCAAATTGAGATGGATGAATTTGACGAATCTTTGCATTTTTTCCTTCTTTACCGATAGGAATAATAACCCTACGTCCATGAGACAATGTTGAAGGATTATTCATACGAATAAGAACCTGTGAAACTCCTGTTCTTATATAAGCATTTCTTTGCACACCCCAATTACCTGTTGCGAAACTGTGTTTAAAACCGTTTGTTATAATAGTTGATTTAGATATAATAGATAAAATATCACAACTGCTTTTCTTTTTTTCTATTTGAAATTTTATAGCGCTTATGAATCTTTTAAAAAGAGTTCTAAATAATTCTGTACATAACATACCAGTATTTTCTATTCTTTTATTTGCATAATTATCTCTATCGTCCTGTGTACGCTTTCCTATTTTGGTGTCAATTAATTTTTTTATAATATGTCCAATAAACATAGCTTTTTCTTTTGAAGTAGAACTTATACCTAGGTGAGGAAACATTTCAGTTTCTACAACTTGTTCAGCATAGTTTCTTCTCTTGTCTTTCGGGATAATAATTGTTGAATGTTGTCCTATATAACAAAGAGCTTCATTCTGTGTTTTTATGAAAAAAGAGTCTCTTAAAATAATTTTAGTGTATAATTTAGAATGTATTGAATCATCTAGTCTTATTAAATTTATAATATCCATATCAGAAATGAATCCTAAAGCTTTTAATATAATTCCTACTTCTATTTTTTCTTTTATATGTGGAATAGATAAAGTTATAGAATCTTCTCCTAAATTAGCTATTATTCTAACAGAATGTCCAGTTTCTTCTGACATACTTCTAATCTCTGCTGTATGTGAATCTTTATTGTCTTCCTTTTGTTCTAAAATTATAACCTGATTATGATTAGCTCTTACTTGTGCAACAAGAGTTCTTTCATGCCCTCTAATAATAAAATAACCTAGTTGATCATATTCGCATTCATTAGCTTTAATAGATTCATCTTTAGTCATTTTCTTAAGTGTGCATTTATCAGACCCAAGCATCATAGGAATTCTTCCTATACATAAACGAAAAAATTTATTATTCTCTGTAACTTTACCATTTTCATATTCTGTATGAGTAATATCACATAGTATAGCAGAATCATAATTTAAATCTCTTTTTCTAGCATCTGAAGGTGTTATATTATGCAAATTTCTATCATCTTCTACAACACCTGGTTCTGAAATTGATATGGATCCAAAATGAATAACAGATTTATCTTCTTTAGAATGAAAAACTATTATATCAGATTCGTCGTTAACAACAGATTCAATTCCTGTGTGTATAAATTCATTATAGGAATCTATTTGGTGATGCGATACTCCATGTAAATTAAAAAAACTTTTAATAATTTCCCATACAGATTTCTCTTCAACTGTTGAAGAGAAATCTGTATTTTTTAAATTTGTTTTTATAGTTGTATCTGACATTTTTAATATTTTTATTTTCATATTTTTTTTTCATTTTTATAACTGAAATATAAATTATTAATAAAAAATTTTTATCTTTTGAAAGATAAAAATGTCTCAATATAGATCTGAACTCTCTTCTTCAGGAAAATACAATGCTTATAATAGTCTTGGTTGCTATTACGGACAGAACTCTACAATGGCTCCTACCGCTCCTCCTCTAAATTCTATGGTAGTTCCTAATTGGGGGGCTATTGGTTATGACACTCTAACTAGAGGTGGTGTCGGAAATTTTAAATCGTATTTTAATATAAACGATGCTTACGGTCCTCCTTGTGATACAACTTATTCTGACAGGGCTTGTAGTTCTTGTGATAGAAAATAATAATTAAAGTAGATACCAAATAAAATTTATATAGTCAATTTTTAAAAGTTAACTTTTAAAAATGTTGATTTTGGATATTTACTTAAGGGTTTAAAAGTAAAATACTGAATACTTTGCTTTTAAGTGTACGACATTTTTTATTTATTGGTATTGGTATTAATTCTGCTTCTTTTTTTCTCCAGTTTGGATCATAAAAATCTTTTTCTTTGGACCACTTGCTTTCTTCTAACAGATCCTTATCACATTTATTTGATTTTTGAGGAATTGTTCTAACATATATGTCATTAGGAGTAAGATTATCAATAAAGTTCTTATAAGTTTGCTTAGGATCTCCAAACTTCCATGTATTATCATAGAATTCATCAGCACTTTTTGGACATTTTTTTTCATGGAAATACTTCCAATTAGCATTTATCTTAAACTGTTCCCAAGAACAATAAGTACGAGGAACCATTTCATTAGAACACCACTCGCATAGATTAAATGATAAATAGCATCTGAAACAGGGCTTTGGTTGAATAGTTGGATCAGATTCCCAATTACGAACATATTTTATACCTGTATGACTATATTCAATGGGTATAAATAACCAATTTGATGGCTCTTTTGTCATTTTATATTTATATAGTATACTATATAAATATTTTCATTTTTTTATAGCTCTTCAACATACTTGAAAATACTATTGATTTGGTACTTACAAGTTTGAAATTAGTATTATTCTAAATATATTTCTGTATCATCTATTAAATAACTTTTCTGTTGTTCCTTTTCTTTTTGTATTGCATAATTACGCGACCTGTATTCGGTGGGTTTTTCTACATATTCGCCGTCAATAATTTGATCTTCTATACTTTGATAGGCATATTTATCTTGAAAATTATGTGTATTTTTAACTTCTATATAATTTTCATTCTTTATAGATTTCCATATTATAATACCTACTAATAGAATTAAAAATAGACACAATAATAATAATGTTTTAGAAAATTTCATTTATTATAGTGTTTATTATTTAAGTTTTTTCATCAAATAAAATTTATATAACATAAATGCAAATAAAAAAATACTTATAACAATTAATAAAATTAGTAAATAATTACTAAAATTATATGAAGACTTTATAGTCTGGTAAGAATAAGCATTGTCTACTACCTGTTCTTTCTTTCCGTTATTCATATAATACATTTATTTAATATATATAAATATTTTATTTACTTATTTTACCTAGTTCTATAAAATTTCTAATAACACATTCTATCATTACATTATTATCAAACATTATTTTATCGACATTTAACATGATATCTTCTCTCTTATTTTTCAATTGAAATATACTTTTTACAATATCTTGTTTAATTTTTTCTATTTCTGATAAGTCTTTAGTATGCTTGCTAATATGATGTGATTTTTCTATATCATCGTGTAATCCTTTTGCAGATAGATCATTATATCTTTGGTTTATTTCATGAATTTTTTCTAGTGTAGATTTTTCTGATGTATTAATTACATCTAACATTTCTTCGTACTCTTTAATATATTTTTCATAAGATTGTTTTTTTAAATACGCAGACTGAGAAACATTTGCAATGTCATTTTTCTCTTCTAAAAGTTTTTGAAAAGTTTTAGTATGTGTAAACTGATTTTTATCTAGAATATGATAAAGACTTTTTCTAACAGTTGTCATATTTAACAATAAAGACTCCATTTTTTCATATAATAATTCAAGATCAACACTTACTAATAGTTTTTTATATTTTTTTGTCTTGTACTTTTTAATTACATAACACTCAATACTATCATCTCTTTTAATAGTGCATAAATAATTTTTGTATAAAATTGCAATTTTATATCTAACATTTTGAACACATAATTTAAGTCTTTTTAATTGTCTTAATATATCTTTAATTTCTTTAACATCGTCTTTCTGTACGTCTTGTATTTTTATTTGTCTATTATAATTTTCTTCTAAATAAGGACTTATATTATTATTTTTTTCTAGATTTAGACTCATATTTAAATCTATCTCTTCATATATATTTTCTATATCATTTTGTTCGAGTTCACCTGCATAATCATCTGGAATATTATTATGTTCATTTAACTCTATATAGTCAATATTATATACTGGAATAGGTGTTCCTTTTTCTACTACAAATTTATATTTACTAGGTATATATAGTAAAAAAATTTCAGGATTTACTATCGATAAAACTTCTATATAGACACACATATTATCAATAACAAAAAATGTAGTTGGTATAAAGCCTTTTAATGCTAAAAGTTTTTCTAACTTAACTAATGATAGTGGCATTTATTGTTTTATTTGAGTTATTAAATATTAAATAAAAATAATTGTTATTTAATAACATTATTTTTATTGCATAAAGTAATAAATGCAAAATATAAATTCATTTCATGGAGACCAATTAAAAGTGCTTCCATTCGATAAATCAGTTCCTACTCATAATGAACTAGTTATAATGAACTCTTTATTCAAACAAAAACATATTTTTGATAAGATTTTAATAAATAGTAAAGACCTAATAATTCTAGCTTTTGTATTCGTACTATTTTCTCTACCACAAATAGAAGCAGTTATAAAAAAATATATTACTATAACTAATAATTCTATTTACATTTTAATAGCCGTAAAAGCATTATTATTTATATTCTTATATTTTATTATTAGTAATATACACCTAGCTAGAAAATAAATATTTTAATCAAACTTTCATTAAAATATAACATTAAACACGATAATTAACATTGTATGTAACATCTTTAGATCCAAAAAAATCACCAGTATATTTAAGAACCTTTTGTACATCATAATTTTTACAAGAAAAAATATCAATATAAGCAGCATTAGATGAATCAGCAAAATGTCCAGAAATTAAAGATGTTTCTATAAGTTGAAACATAGAATAACCAGCTATTTTTTCGTCTTCTCCAAAATGAATTACATGACAATCTCCAAATCTTTTCATATCTATGAGTTCACATAATTCATATACATAAGTTTGAATCTTTTCTTTATTTTTAATGTTATTATTACAGTTTTTAAAATCCAAACTAGTAGAAACACCCCAATATTTTGCAACACTAGGATGTAATAAGAATTTATTATTTAAACCATCTTTTATTGTATGAATATTTTTATTATAAATTCCAACTTTTACAGTCTTACTTAAAGAAGATCTCATAATTTTATAATAATATACATATTTTTAAATATAACTTATTTAATTTTATACATTAGATTTTTTATAATACCATATACATATATTTATTATAACCCCACTTATTAAACTGACAATAAATAATTTAGAATAAACTATTTTCTGCCTATTCATCGTATCTTTTGTAATAAAAGATGGCTTTATATATAATAAAATTAATAATATTACTAATACCGGAGATAATAAATAAAATAATGATAACTTATTTATATATGGTATTTTTAGAGATAAATTAGTATCATCTTTTTTATCAAAAGAAAAGTTAGAATATAATCCTACTTTTTTTCTCAATTCATTAATTTTTTGTATATAATCAGGACTTGTCATTTATTATAATATTTTTTAACTTTTATAATAAAATATACTCAATTAAAATATTATTTCAGTAAGAATAAAACATTTATTGTAACCTTATCTTGAGTCACCAAATTACATTTATCTGTAAGTGTAATTTTAAAAATATTGATTAAGATATTTATTAATAAAAAAACTTAAATTTAATAAATGATCAAGACTACAGAATTTGAAAGAAAATTACAACAGAAGATTTATCAATATACTTTTGATAAAAATAATCCACCTGTTTTGTTAGGGAGTTTTAAATATACAAATTATATATCGGATATTGATTTTTCTTTATTTGTTAGATTTAATCCAACATTTATAAAAATTTTAATAAATAAACTTCAGAATCTTAAAGATTTCAAATTTTTATATTTAAATGCTGGTATAGATCAACGATTTAAACTTCCTTGGTTAATAAATTATGAACCTGGTAGTCCATTTGGTCTTGAATCAGAAACTTGTAATTTCAATTTACACAAAACAAATGAATGGTTTGAATCTCTAGTTCAAAAAAATATTTTACGTCCAGATAATTATGAACAAATTTATAATATACTGAATAAAGGATCTCTTATTTTAGGGGATTTAATAGATATACAAGATATAATATATGAATATAGTAGTATAAAATGGTTTTTACCTGATATAATAAAAGGTTCAAAAAATGTAGGGGGAGTTACTTATTTGCTATTAGATGAGTTAAAAAAAGAAGAAGGTCCAGTACTTAATAGTATTTATATTGATGGAAATAATGTTGTATCTGTAGATATAGGTTTGGTAGATAAGAAATATAAAAAACCTATTTGGTCTAGAATGTATAAATATTACACTAAAAATTGGTATAAAATTTTAAAAAGTTACAAAAAGCTTATATCAAAAGATTTTGAACAAGAATATAGAAATGTAATTAAAACAATGGAATTAGATAATTCTATACTTGCACAATTAAATTTATTTGAATCTATACAAAAATATAATGCTTTTCCTATAAATTCAAGTATAATAAATATTTTATATAATAGCATTAAACAAAATTTATTATCTATAGGAATTAATATGTCAAATTTAAAAGATGATAAAACAAAATTAGTAGATAGATTGAACACTAAAGCTGAACCCCACATAGATTATTTTCTAGACAAATTAACAAATACTAGTAGGATAACAACTTATATGAAATTACGACTTATTGAACTATCACAAATAAAAACAAATATAAATGTATTAATTGATAGAGCTAGTAAAGGTGTTAAATGTCCTTTTTTTAAAGATGAAACAGATGAAGTTATAGATATGATGGCTTCTAAACTAATGATAGAAAAAGATCTAGTTCTTTCATGTTTTTTAGAAATTTCTAAAAAATATAAGAGAACTATAAAAGAAGTAATATACGATAATTTTAGAGAATCACCTATTAATAGACTATTTCTAATTATTAAAAATGAATTGTTATATATAAGAGGCTCATTTTTAACAGAAGATCATAATTTTCTAGAAAAAATCGGAGAAAAGAAGCATGAATATTATATAATAGATAAAAAATATATCAAAAGATTACAAGCATATTTACTAACTGGAAAATAAATTTTGAATTATCATTATTTACAATAATGATAATAAGTCTTGTAATTTATTAATTAATCTTCTCCGCTATCTAGTTCAATATCAGAATCACTATCTGATTCGTCAACTATTTTTTTATTTTTGATACCTAAAGCTTTAGGTATCAAATTTTTTATATATTCTTGAGAATTACAGTCTGATGAATTTTCATCTTCGCTATCACTATCTTTTTTAATAACAGGTGATTTTTTTTTAATAATAGGTGACTTTTGTTTAGTAGATTTTTTTTCAGTGTCACTATCAGAATCGCTATCACTATCTTTTTTAATAACAGCTGACTTTTGTTTAGTAGATTTTTTTTTACTGTCACTATCAGAATCACTATCACTATCTTTTTTAATAACAGCTGACTTTTGTTTAGTAGATTTTTTTTTACTGTCACTATCAGAATCACTATCACTATCTTTTTTAATAACGGCTGGCTTTTGTTTGGTGGATAAATTGTTATCATTACTTTTAATAGAAGAAAAACCAAATCCTAGTTTTTTACATGTATCTATATCATTTTCTGTTAAGTCTATTATAGTATCATTATCAATTTTACCTATAACGTTTCTATTTTCTGCCGAATGAAATACCAAACAAGTTGAAGGATGCCATAATCTTCCAGTTCCTTTATGTTTAAATAAAAGTCTATCAAAAGGTTTATTAACTGGAGAAATTTGTTTAGTTTCAACTTTAATATCGCTTTTTTTAGATTTAGGGGTAGGCATTAATTTCTTTTCTTCTCTGACACTTCCTTCATATTTACTATGTCTAGAACAATATTGTTTTTCTTTTACTGATTTTGCACCACATACACAACCTTTAACACCTTCTTTTCCTTTTTGAAAAATATATGGACATGTATTTGATGAATTTATATCAAGTTTTTTAGTTTTTGTTGGAGTTAATTTTTGGTGTGAAACATTATTCCATAACTTTTCAATCTCTTCAGTCGTGATTTCAGGATATTTTTGATTTATAGATGTAGCCAACTGTGTAATAGCATTATCAATTGAATTCTTAATATTATTCATCAGTTCTGTTTGAAAAGAATCCATTTATAATTTTTATTAAATTTATAAATAAATTTCAATTTTATTTATATTTAAACTTTAATTTATAGAATTATAACTTTATAATTAAAAATGTACGATTCTATAGAGCCTTTAGTTAAAGAATTTCTTGATTGTCCAAATGAAAATAATTCTTGTAATTTAGTAAGAACTCTTAGATGTTCTAATTTACATAGTATGAATGTATTAATTGGAAACTATTTATTTGGATTATATCCTCATAATTTGGATATAATTTCTGAAACAGCTATTTCAGCATATTATTCTAATAATTATAAACTATCTTATGATCTATATTCTAAAATTTTACAGTCGAGAATTTTAGATGAAAAACAATCTTCTTTTTACATATTTAATAGACATTTTTCAACTAACCATATAATAAATAATTATATAGATTATCCTAGTCTTATAGTAGAGCAAATATTAAAAAATCCAATTAATCCAACTCCTTTAGTTACTTTTACAATAACAAGTTGTAAAAGATTTAATTTATTCGAAAAAACCATTAATTCATTTTTAAATTGTTGCGAAGATATCAAAAAAATAGATACCTGGTTATGCATAGATGACAACTCTTGTGAACAAGATAGAATAAAGATGAAAGAAAAATATCCTTTTTTTACATTTTATTTTAAAAAAATAGAAGAAAAAGGACATCCTCAAAGTATGAATATTATTAGAAATTTAGTAAAGACTCCTTACATTTTTCATATTGAAGATGACTGGCAATTTTTTGAAAAAAAACATTTTATTTCAGAGTGTATTGAAGTTCTAGGATCAGATAATAAAATAGGACAATGTTTAATCAATAAAAATTATGCTGAAGTAGTTGATGATATTCATATAGAAGGAGGATTTTTTAATAAGACACCAAACGGTTTGAGATATTTTATTCACGAATATACTCCAGATGAAAAGTCTCAAATAGAATTCAACTCAAAACATAAAAATGCCAAACACTGTTCTTATTGGTCTCATTTTTCATTTAGACCATCATTATTAAAGAAAAGTGTGTTAGATATAATAGGTGAGTATAATCAAAATATTTCACATTTTGAATTAGAATATAGCCAAAGATATGTAAATAATGGTTATGTATCAGCATTTTTAGAAAGTATTTACTGTCTACATATAGGTAGATTAACATCACAACGTTTCGATAAAAGTATTCCTAATGCTTATGAACTCAATAATGAGTTCCAGTTTGCAGATAAAGAACTAAACATTCATTGTCCATCAGAAAAGAATGAAATTGATAATATAAAATCTTTTGTTATTAATTTAGATAGGAGATCAGATAGGTTAAGATCTTTTAATGATAATATGCCTATAATAAAATATAGCAGATTTTCAGCTATAGATGGAAGTCTTTTAAAACCTAATAAACAATTACAAAAAATTTTCGAAGGAAATGATTATAATATGAGAGTTGGATTAGTAGGATGTGCAATGTCTCATATAAAATTATTAATAGAGTTAAGTAATAGTCAAGATGATAGTGACAAATTTTTTATTTTAGAAGACGATGTAAGATTTGTTCCTAAATTTTTGGAAAAATTTAATAATATTCTTATAGAACTAGAAAATATTAACTGGGATTTCATATATCTAGGTCATCATTTATATCCAAGATATAAAACTGATGATTGTTACGATAAAGAACAACCTATACAATTGATAAAAACATCTTCTAGTTTATCTCTTATTAAATCAATGGGAGGATTCTTTGCTTATTTAGTTAATAAAAAAGGAGCTATAAAACTATTAGAATTTATAAATAAAACAGGGATGACTAACGCGATTGATACAATGCAGCAGAAAGCTATTACAGAAGCTAATATGGATACATTTTATTGTTATCCACATATGGTTTACAGTGAATGTGTTTTACCAGATGTACAAATAAATTCTGATATACAATATAATTTCAATTCTCTTTCTATGAATGAAGATCAACTTATAGAAAAATACGAAGGAGAAAGATTAAAGAAAAATGGTGTATTTAATGTAGACGATGCTTTAATTTTTAAATAAATACTTTACATACAAATTGATATATTTTTAAAACTTAAGTTTTAAAAATTCAAATATCTTGAATAATATTAAGACAATATTAGAAAGTACTTTGTTGTATGAAAAAAATAATCTTGAAATTTTTAATATCCTTATATTTATCTGTATTTACAGATAAATCAAAATCAAGAGGTCTTGAGCTATTATTTATACCATATCTATCATAACCGTATCTTTCAGTTGATAAAATTTCTTTTAGTGGAACTAATAATTCTTGTTCAAATAAGGATCCATTACTTAAATCTGGTTTAACTTCGTTATTAAATTTGGATCTAGCATACGATCCGTTTTGTTTGAAAACTTTTATTAAATATTCCTTGCATTCTAAACAATCCTTTGATAATTCAGTATCTTCGTTTATTATTTTCTTAAATACTTCATTATAAAAATCATTACTATCTTCTATTGTTCCATTTAATAACATATCTTTAATCAAATTAAAGTTTAATTCATTCATTTGTAAAATAAGGTCGGATAATAAAATTTTTATACCAACATAAGCAGTAGATGAGTCTTCTCTTCCCATTTTAATTATTTAATTATTTATCTTTTATTATTCATTTTTCTTGAAGATACTAATTAGATATTTTAAAATAAACTGTAATTATTATTTATTACATTTAAATTCCATTGTTGTAACATGTGTGTCTTCATCATTAGATACTATACTAAATCCGTAATCTGTATACATTTTTATTAATTTATTATATGAGGTACCTTTGTTATCAACAAAAAGTCTGGGATTTTTTAATGGACATATCTGATTTATTGCTGTATCAAGAGCTTTCTTTGCTACACCTTGTTTTCTATATGTCTTTCCTACACATAAATTCCAAATTACATTTTGACTGTCAATAGTTAGAACTCCTATAATTTTCTTTTTCTTAAATATAAATATCCATTTTTTATCATCAATTGTAGCTTTGTAATTTTTTATATTAAAACATTGTTTCATTAATTTTTCTATTTGATTATAATATAATTTAAATTCTTCAGGTGAATCTTCTGGTATTATGGTTTTTATTATAAAATCTTTAGTATCTTTAAAATCTTTAGTATCTTTAATATCTTTTTTCAAGTATCCGTGATTACCTGATTGTCTGTCAGAAATTAACATATCAATCCCTTTGTATTTATGACTCGCAAACCATGTTTTTATAGACTCGCATAGTTCCTTCTTTCTAGCATCTTTTGACATCCAGTATATTATACGTTTAAAATCATTTAAATTTAAATCTTTTAATTCTTCAGTTGTATACAGCTGTTTTTTCTTATTTAGTTGTAAAACATCGTTTCGTAGTTTTTCATAAGAAATATTCTTTTTAAACTCTTTTGGTTGTTCAATTTTAAGAACTTTTATAGCTATTTTCTGTAATATAAATTTAGCCCATGAGTCGCAGTTTTTACCTGGGTAAATATTTCTGGCATCTTGTGTAAATGATTCAATATATTTTTCCTTTTGTTCTTCTGTTATATCACCATCTTGTACCATTGAATTTAATTCACCAATTCTTTCATTTAATTTTTCTTCCTGTTTTTTAATTTGTTCTTTTACATTAACTATATTAAATGTATTTTTTTCTGGGTTATATTTACCATAATATCCCCATGGATTTTTAAACAGAATATTTTTACGTTTTGATTTATTTTCTTTAAGTTTTTCATCGTAAGTTTCATCACAATCTTGCCATTCGTCTTCATCTTCTTGAAGACATTTTAAATTTTCTCCATCTCTTAATCTATCTGAAACCCATACTTTATCTATTTTATGTATATAATCTACAAAATAATCTAAAATAAATTTTCTAATATCTGTATTTACATCAATATTTTTTTCCTGTGATAAAACAGCTGCTTCTATAAATAATTCTTGTATATCTTCAGGTATTGTCTTAATAAGTTTGAAAAAAGCAGTATCTTTAGTTATATTACATAATTTTCCTATAAAGTGAGGCATTAATTCTATTTGAGTAGAATTAAATATATCTTCGAAAGTTTTATCGTTAATTATATTCGGTACTCTAGAATAATAGTCTGAAAAATAATCGTATTTACTAGACAGACTATTAACCAAAAAATAATAATTTTTACTTTCTCTAAGAAAAGATGGAAATCCGTATTTATTAATAATAATAATATTTTCATCTATTATATTTTTTAATGCAGATACTATTTCAAAAGTATTAAAATTCTTTCCAGCATTCACATTTTCTATTATATTATCCAAACTAAGTTTAAAAGATATTTGAAATATCTTTTCAACCCTGTTCATAATATCTTTTACATTTGATATAGAATATAACTTATTGTAATCTTTCAATAGAAGGTTAGATTTACTTTTCTTAAGAAGTAGAGATAAAGAGTTTTTAATTTCTTTTTCTGTGTACTCATCTTGTAAAAGATTAATTATACTTTTGAGAGTAAGTGACTTGTAGTTTTTGAATAAAATATGTAATTTTTTGTATATAGAATTAGATTTTGGATCTGAATAATATAATTTAAATGTTGAATCGTCTATTTGATTTAATTCTAATCCATCTTTTATTTCATCCATAGATACACCATCACATTTATACTCACATTCTTGATATTCGCACTGTCTCTGTCCGTCTAATGGTAAAATAGAACGATTACGATAATAATTAAATGCACAGTCAACTGAAGATTCCATAAGCAATCTTAATATTCCTTGAATAGTTACATCCTTATCCTCTGCAATATTATACATATATAAATCAATACTTAAAACATTTGACATAGGAATAGATACTAATTGTGTTATATATAAAGTTGGTTTTTCTCCAGCATCTAAAAGAGCTTTATGAGAACCTAATCTACTTCCTCTTGAAATAACTTGATCAGTTTCTGAATAGTTATACCATGGTGTCATAATATATTCTTGTTGAATATTAAAAAAAGAATATCCTTCGCTAACTACTTTACTACCTATCAAAACTTTTATAATATTTCCATGCATATTATCAGGTTTATTAAATCTAGTTATAATATTGTTAATTTTCTTTGTTCCAGCAGTATCAAATGTTAATAGTCCATATCTTAAACCAGGTTTTGACTCATTTCCATTGGCTTCAGTAAAAGGGATTCCATCAAGTGTGAATAATTCTAATAATTTTGCAAATAGTATAGAACCACTTCCTGTTACAAGTTCACAGTAAACAAAACAACATTGATTTTTTGATTCTAATATGGACCTTATTACATACGAATATTTAGAAGAATATTTTTCTATATTAAGTAAAGTTTCTTCATTATTTTTTCCTTTTAAATTTTTAGTTAGATCTGAAATTAATTTATATTCATAAATAACTTTTTCTGTATTAGATTCTTTATCTGAAACTGATTGTTTCTTTTTTAATTTTTTTATAATACTAGTTTGTTTAACCTCTTGTTTAGTTACATACTTATCAAAACCTTTTTGACCATAACTACCATCTGGAAAAACAAAAAGAGTCGCTTGTCTACTATTATAGTAAACTCCAGTATTACCCATTGAATCTAAATCCATAGCTTTAGCATATATTTCTGTTTGAAACTTTGACATCTTTATAGGGTTTACAATAAGATTATTAAGTGGTTTAAGTTTACTTCCTACAAATTCTTTTTTAATACCACTTTGGATCGCTTTAACAAAAGAAACTCTACCCTTAAATATTTCTTTTAATTTTCTCATCTTTTTCTTTTTAACTTTATACATATTTTCACCACGCTGTTCTAGAAATTCTTCTAGAAAATCACTACCTGTAGGTAATTGTTCATCTAATGGTAATATAAGATTCATTACACTAGCAATTTCATCAGGAGTATCTTTCATGGGGGTTCCTGACATTAATATTATTTTACAATTTTTTATTAAATGTAGAAATCTATGAAACTGCGCGTACATTTTTTCATCTTCATCGTTCTTCTCTCTTAAATTATGTACTTCGTCTAGCACAATAATATGGTTAGAATATTTATTTATAATATAAGAATCAGTGTTCTTTAACAAATGTTTAGCAAACATTTGAAAAGTTGTAGGTTTATTTACACCTATTGTAAAATGGTAATAGTCTTCATACAATTTTCTTGTACGAATAGTAACTTTTTTATCAGATAATACTTCTTTATAAGTATTTTGACTTAGAACTTCTTCTTCAAAACCTTCTGGTACATACTGACCAGAAGTACATTTATCTCTCAATTCTCTTATAAAATTATCTAAAAGTCCTACTCCTTTAGCAAAAATATAAGCACCTTTAAAATTATTAGTCTCATTCTTAATTTTTTCTATAGCTCCTATAGCACTACAAGTTTTTCCAGAACCCATTTCATGTACTAATAACAAAGAATCATAAACAGTATTAGATGATAAAAATCTTGCTATAAATTTTTGATGTCTAGATAATTGTCCTTTTTCTGATAAAATTTCTTCAGGAAAATCTTTATAGTATCTTTCATCATAAAATTCTTTCTTTTTGAATATACTTTCATAGAAATCTTCTTTATACGGATTTAATAAGTCTTCGTTTGTATTGTTTATGTTAGGATATTTTGGTAAAAAATCATATATGTTCATATTATTTATATTATAGACTGATTTATAAATTAATTTATAAATCAAAAGATTTTATAAAGACATTTTTCATACATTTTTTCTATATAATTAAACTCATTCATTTTGGATTGATGTATCGCTAGATATTCACTATGTTTTATTTTAAAAATATTATAATTATTTTCATATAAAAAATTAAATAATTGTGGTTTTTTATGTATACAATGATCCCAAGATTCAAATATAATAGAAGGATAATATTTTTTTATTATATTTATTCCTCCTATTAGGACATTTAATTCGTGTCCTTCTACATCAATTTTTATCAATGTTACTTCGCCTTTTATTTCTAAGTCTAAATTATCCAATGTAATAGCTTTCACTTTTTCTTCATGTGAAATATCTGTTTGTCCTTTTGTGGCTTCATCTTCACATTTTAGTCTTGATGCTCCATTATTATTATTTTTTGCTATACACATTGTTAGATAATTTTCATTTAAATTATCAGTTAAAGCATAGTTATAAGGACTTACATTTTTTATATTATTTATATATAAATTAGCACATAATTGTATATATTTATGTTTCTGGGGTTCAACAGATATGAAATTACAACTTTTATATAATTTTGAAAGTGTTACAGTAAAAGAACCAAGATTACTACCTAAATCTAAGATTGTACAATTAGGTTTAATAAAGTATTTAGCTATTTTAATATTTGTTGTATCCCAGTTTCCTTCTTTTATTATAGTTTGTTCTATCCAATCTTCTGAATCTTCTATTATAAAAAGAGGTTCTATTCCTGTATGATTAATATAATGTTTAAAATTCTGTCCTTTAATAACTAGCATTTATATAAAGAAATATTTCTTTAAAACTAAAATCATTAATTATATTGAATCCATATTTATAATTAATAACTCTAATTATAAATTTTCCTACATAAATAATTCTTATTTGACAAGTTAAAATATTATTTTCTATTGTTGATTTAATTGTAATATAAGATTGATAACTCTTGTGATTTCATATAGACTGATTTATAAAGACATTTTTGTATATAAATAAACTCATTTATTTTATATTCATAGATTTGGTACTTTGAAGACAATTATTTTTAAAATTAAACTTTAATTTTATATGATTATTTAATAAATAATGACTAGAGAATTTGATTTGTGCCAGATTTAGATAGTGTCAATTCTAGTATTAATAAATAATGAAAATTTTATATTAATACTAGATAATATTAAGAAATGTTTCCTATCTTCATAGAAGATTTCGAATATCTAGGAGAAGACGTAAATGCGATGACTGTGGGTCCATTTGTTTTTTGCAAACCTGGAATCAAAGAAACTACTCGTAATCATGAAAGGATTCATTACCAACAGAATATTGAAACTTTGTTTGTTGGTTTGTTGGTTATATATACTTACGACTATATCAAAGGTTTACTGTGTGGAAAAAATTCATATGATTCTTATATGTCAACTCGGTCTGAAATAGAAGCATATGATAACGAAAATAATCTCAAATACCTTTCACAAAGAAAAAGGTATCAGTGGATATTTCCTAATAAGAATACTTCTAAAACTACAAGAAAATTAAAAAAAAAATAATTATTATAATTATTTTTTTTTACAGTTTAATTTTTAAAATTAAAGATTATGTATCTTGAAGAAAATAATTAAAATTTACTATCTTCAAGAATAACAATTATTTTTTACTATATTTAATATATTCATAATCAGAATCTTCTGATGATGACTTACTACAACGTTTAAGATTTTTATCATCGTCAGAAGATTCTGACGATGAGTTACTACAACTTTTAAGATTTTTATCATCGTTAGAAGATTCTGATGAAGAGTTAATACAACGTTTAAGATTTTTATCATCGTTAGAAGATTCTGATGAAGAGTTACTACAAAGTTTAAGATTTTTATCATCGTCAGAAGATTCTAACGATGAGTTACTACAGAGTTTTTTATTTTTTTGAAGAAAAGGTACAAGATTTGGATAATTATTGTGAATTTTTTCTGGGTTGTATAAATATGCACGTAATGTTTTAATTAGAGGATCTTTATGATCGAAATCTCTAATTATTTTATTTCCTGGCATTAATTTCCCAACTATTTCATAATGACTACCAGCTGTTAACATAATAACAATAGATTTACGTTTTTTAATGTTTTCTTTACTTATGTTAATATAAGGTAATCTTGTATGAGAATCAATAAAATATATATCTCTATTAAATTTATCAGATATGAGTCGTACTGTGTAAGAATGTATATCAATATTTGAATCTTGTAAATTATTAATATAATCTGTATATGCGCAGTTTTCCGCCTCTTCTAGAACTTCATTTAGAAGTAGTTCTAAACGTTTTAAATATAAAGAAATTTTATTTTTTTCTATTGTATATTCATTGGAGTTTGATAATAATTTATCGAATTCTTTTTTATAAAATTCTTTCGATGCTTTTATAATAGTTTTCTTACAATTACTTATATTTCCTACAGATTTTTTATATGAATTTACTAGGATATTTTTTTCGAATGATGTATCAAAAGGTAGCATGTCTGTTATCAAAGTATAAACTTCGATATCATTTTTTTTATCTTGATCTGTAAAAAGTTTTTTAATTATTTTTTTGATAGTTTCTGATTGACATTCTTTAGAAGAATTTTGTATGTAGGTATAAAATTCTAATAGTATTTTATTTACTTTTTCTTGGAATGAGATTTTTGCTATTCCTTTTGATAAGTTTTCCCAAGTTTCTATATCTATTTTTTTAGCTATAGACAATCTCAATTTTTTAACATAATTTATTCTATCTTTTATATCCATAGAAATATAATCTTTTGAATATCCATGTAAAAGTGCATGAAAAAAACAACTTTCGTCTTGTATAGTTCCTGTTCTAACTAAAACATCTTTTCCCTCTAAAGGACTATAAAATACAATAGTTTTATTTACTGGAAGAATATTTAATGTAGTTTCTTTATTACTCATTATTTTGTACAATAACTGTTATGATTTTAAACTAAATTAATTAATCTTTATATGTTTATTATATAAAGATTAATGTCTAGTCTAGATCTTGATTATGATATAGAAAAACCTTTATTAAAAGATGATAAATGGTTGATTTTTAATGATACTGTTTTTTCACATTTGGATACTTTAGATTGTAATGATACTATAGAAGGAGAATGTTATAAAAATAGAACATTTGATGAATGTATAAAAACCTGTAATGATAATTCTGAATGTTCATATGGTTATTATTTATCTGCTAATAATATTAATTATTGTGTACCAATAAGAGATCCAACATTAGATGTTAATCCGTGTTATCGTTTAAGAAAGAAAGATATATATACAGAATTAAAAAATGCTAGTGTTAAAACATTTATTAACAAAAATATTAATAAGTTTCCTCCTGTAGAAGGTAATACTGTATTTTATATGGATAATTTTGTTTTACAAAATATAGAGACCTCTACAATGTTAGGAACATCTCCTTTAACTTCGGATTCTGAACAATTGAAATTTAATAAATCTGGTAATATTATTATGCAACTTATGAATATATCTCCAAACTATTCTAAAGAACAATATATTACATTAAAATATGGAGATGAATTTTGTTTTAATATACCTAATACTAATATAGTTATTAGAGAATCTATAGATTATAACATAAAATTAGAATGGAATACAATTTTTGATAATACAGATAATATACTTTTTCATTTAGAACCTCTAAATCCTACCCAAAAAATAGGAGATAAAGTATGTTATTCGGATTCTTTTATTATCAGAGCTAATTCTTACTATACTGTAGGAATATCTTCTACTTATATAATGGAAAAACAGAGAAAACCAGATAACTATAAATTTCGTTTTATACCTAAAATGGTAGGATTCTATTGTAATAATGATAATAAATGTGTATCTACTCCTTTAGAAGAAATGGTAATAAATGATAAAGGTATTGGAACAAAAGATGGATTTCATATAGTCAGAAATCCAGGATGCTGGGGTATTTGTAAATATAAAAATTCGAATCAATCTTTAGATCTATATAAAAGAAAAAGAAATCATAAAATATATTACATAATAGTTTTTATACTTTTAGCTATCGTTATTAGATTAATTATTTAAACTAATATTAGTTTAAATAATTTATTTACAAAATATTAAATTATTTTTCTTCTTTCATTTTATTCAAGTGAAGGGAAGCGAATCTAAATAAAATATGTTTTAATTTTATAGGGAATAATTCTAAATCGAAATGTATATCTTTTTCTAGATATATACCATTGTATGGTAAATTAAAACTTGTAGATTGTTCATTATTATTAATTTGATATATTCTGATCAAAGAATAAATTAATTCGTGTCCATTTTTATCTATTTTTGCTACTCTTTTAATAAAAGTACGTTTTTCTATAACAGATAGATCTTCTTTTGGAATATCTTTTAATAAACTATTGTACAAAGGAAATTGAGACATTTATTAAAATATAAATGTCTCAATTTTAAATTCGTTTATTTATTAAAAACTAAATAAATTTACCTCCTTCTCGTAAACGACTTTTAGCATGATTACTTCTACATTTATATTGAACTATTGGTTTACGTGGTATTGGTTTTAGTTTTAATCTTTTTTGTTTCCACCTTAATATTTTTATTAATCTTTCACATTTTTGACATATTTTTTTTAATTTTTCACACATTTCACATACATCTTTATTAATATTATTTGAATCAAATTGTTCTTCTTCAGTATAAGAATAAGAATAGTTTATAGATTCAGATGCACATTCAATAGGTAGAAAAATTATATCTTCCAAATTAAAAACTTCCATATTAATATTATTATAATATTAATAAATAAAAATCAATTTGGTATTTACTTTTATTTATTAGGTACGTAAGCTTCATCCATTTTAAGGTAACAAACTTTATCATCTGCTCCACATAGTGGATGACCTATAGTGTATTGAGGGATACCTGGTTTTGAACCCTTTTCTGGTTCTTTTACGTTTTCATTAGTAAATTTTTGTTTGTTTTGAACTTTGTTTGCAACTTCTAATACGAATCTTTTTATTTCACTACCATCATGCGGACCACTATATCTCATAAAAGGTTTTCCTTGAATATATAGAACAATATATGGAACATAACTTATTGGAGCAATTGTATCTTTAGACATACTTATACATTTTTTATTTGAACTAACATTTATCATTCCAAATTGACATCCTCCTATTGTCCCAGGTAGTTTTTTAAATATAGGTATAAGTTCTTGACAATGTACACATTGGGTAGAGTAGAATAATAATAAAGAGAATCCAGGTATATTAGTACATAATATATTACCTTTATTTCCGTTTTCGACTAAAAAGTCTTCCGATGTCAAAAATAATAGACCTGACATTTTTCTTATTTATTTATAAGTTCAAAATATTTAAACCAAAATTAATATTTTAAAGTTATGAGTAAAATAGTATGATTATCTCACAAATGTTTATGTATAATTTTATATAATTTTAAATAAAATTGTATTAAGAAAATAAAATTATAATTTAAGTTATCTAATAATAAATGTCAAGCCATATAAGATTATATTCTCCACAAGATAAACCATATGGTATTCTAAGTAATAATAGTTACCATCCTATAACTATAGATGGTAAACAATATTCCACTGTTACTAATTATGTTTTCTCCAACATGTTAGTAAATCCATCTAATAAAACTCTTTTACAACATGCTGAAATTACAGGAGGTAGTGGTGCAAACCAAGAACTATTAAATGCTATAAATTATCTCACCAATAAATCTAAAACTCTAAAAGAAGATAAAACAAGTTTAACACCAAAATCTTCATTCTTACAAAGAGAAATAGCTAGAAGAATTTCGTTTTTAACTAAAAAAACAAAAAAAGATCGCAGTTATTATGAAAAAATGTCCAATAAAAAAATAAACAAACTTTATAAGAAATATAAAGAAAAAGAAGATCTACAGAACGATAATTCTGAATTGGATTCCGAATCGGATTCTGAAAAAGAAGATATTAAAGAAGTTGAAAAAAATATAAAACAAACAAAAGAAGATAAATATAAAGAATTTATATCACGTGAAACTAGACTTCCTTTTAGTTCAGTTGATTTAGTGCAATTAAAAGAAAGAATTATGTACGAAGGAGAATTGAATAAAAATGGTATATATAAACTCATGGATAAAGCAATTTATCAAGAATTATATGAAACTATATTTAAATCCATTAAAGAAGCGTATACAGAATTAATACTAGGAGAACAAGTAAAACAAACAAATGGAGTAGTTAAAAGTGTATTAAGATTTCCAGAACTTAAAAGTGATTTACTTTCAACTGGTAATAGTCCTATCGAATTTAAAAGTAATGATATGTTGTTAGGAGTTGGAATGGATAATAAAGGTGAAAATATAGTTGGTAAAGTTCTAATGCAGATTCGACATAGTATAAAAATGAAAGAAATCTATGATAATAAATTGATGTTAGAAGAAGATAAAACAAAAAATATTTATTTTACTTACATAGCTTATATGATTCTTAATGAAGAGATTGATAAAAATAAAAAAACACTAGTAGAATATATAGGACTTACTCCTGAACAAATAATAGATAAATATGGTTTATCAAATCTAACTAAAGGAATTCCATCACAAGAGACTATTATAAAGATGTATAACGAATGTTCTCTAAACGAAGTAGTGATGAAAGAAATATTCCAACCAGGTAGTTTAGTTATAAACGTAAGAAAAAATGGTCTACGTAATCTACAATCTTCTTTAAAAAAATATAAAAAAGAACTTATATTTAATTTATATCTAGAATATATGGTAACTCGTAATTTCGTAGAGGAACTTGATAAAGAAACAGATAGAATTTATGATATTAAAGAAAAATTATACACACAAACTGTTAATTATTTAAGATCTAATGAAGAAAAAGCAGAACTATATAATAAGACCCCTGATAAAAATGAAATAAAGCAAGATGTTATAGAGTCTGTTATTTTAGAACAAAAAAATAAACTACCTTTATATGAATTAGAAAAAATGAAGGAAAAAGTAGCAGATTTTTTTAGACTAGGGATGTTATCTGTAACTCTTTCTGATATAATAGATGAAAATATTGAAATATTACAAATACCAACTGACCAAGAAGTTGAAGAAGCAGAGATAGCAGAAATTCCAGTACTTTTACCAAACTCTCCTGTTAGTCATTGTACAAAAAAAGAAGAATCAGAAGGTAGTTCAGAAGGTAGTTCAGAAGGTAGTTCAGCAGATGAAAAAGATCCATTGGCTAATCATATAAAATTGTTATTGAGGGATAAAAAAATGTCTAAAAAATCTATGGTAAAAACTCTGTTAAAAATTCAAGGAGGAGATAAAGAAACTTATAGTAATATGAAAAAGAAAAAATTAAAAAGTCTTATAGATGAGTTATCAGAAAAATATAAACAACCTGTGGAACAAAAAGAAAAATCTGATGTTGAAATATTTGTTAAACCGCAAGGTGCTCCTGTTCAAATTTTGTTAGATAATAATATAGAAAAATATAAACGTTTCAATCCATTCTTTTATACTGATATTTTAATAATTAATGGTAGAAAATATCCTACTGTATATCATTATATGCTTATTAATATTTTAGCAAACACAGGAACAAAAAGATTATATACTAAAAATGGTATTTCTATTACTAAAGGTATGGGTATAAATGAAGCGTATAAAAGAAGTTTAAATGGTAATAAAGTTATAGGAGAGTTACCAGAAGACTTTAAAAACCCTTCGTTAATTACTGAAATGTATAACATTGAAGAAAAAACATCAAATGAATATCTAACTGGTATTTTAACAGAAAAAGCTCTTTATAAAAAATTCGAAGATAGTGAACTACAAAATTTACTTTTAACTACAGGAAATAGTATATTAGAATGGGATAGTCCTTATAATAGATACCTAAATCTTATCATAGGAACTGACAAAAATAAGGGAGGCAACTTGGTAGGTATAATTATGATGAATATTAGACAAAAACTTAAAAAAGAGTTAGAACATGTTATTGTCAAACCCACGCAGATAACAAGATTTGTAAATTCAGATCCACTTATTAAATCTTGGATTACAATGAGAATAAAAGATATGTGTGCTACTGTACATAGACTTCAACAATACTTGAAATTAAAAGATAATCTTGATTTTAGTTCTAAAAATTCAAAATCTCTATTAAAATTAATTAATTTTAGTTTAGATTATGTATATCAACCATGTAAATCTTTAATAAATCTATCAAAAGAAAATAAGTCTGATGTTCCTGGTTTTATAATAGATATAGTATCTAAATGTTCTGGTATGTCGTCAGGTGAACTACCAATCACAGTATATAATGCACGGGGTCAACCAATATATAATAAACATATTCAGGAAAAAATTGAAGAAATTGCATATCAAAAAAGCAAACTTATTGATGATTTTTGGGGTCGCATTAAAACAATAGACCATTCTAAAGAAGAATCCGAAGAATTTCGTAAAAAACAAATAAAAGAATATAGTGATTACATTAAGAATACTAGTACACATGAAGAAAGACATCAAGACTTATTAAAAATACAAAATGAAGCTGCTCTTGAAAGATTAGGATTTTTTGAAACAAAGAAAGAAGTAGTAGTTCTTAAGGAACAAAGAAGAATAAACTTATTAAAAGAAAAACAACAAACTGATTATGATAATTTCTGGGGTATTGAAAGGTCTCAAAAATCAAAAGATGAAGTTCGTGAACATAACATTGAGATATCTAAACTAGATAGTGAATTTGATAAATTTATTTCTGAAGAAAAACAAAAATATAATAAATATAATGATCTTGTTATAAAAATTTCTCAAATATACTGGGACAGATTAGCATCAATGTTATCTGTTCTTATCCAAAATCTTAAAAGATCTTCTGAATATAATATTAGACAAATATTGATAAAAGTTCAGTTATTAAATTCGGAACCTACAAATTGTATAAATATTATTTCAAATAAAGAAAATAACTGTATAGTATCTGCTATATTAAATCTTATGAGTGGGATTCTTTTATTCAAAAACAAATTTTCATCTTTAGAATTTTTAGATCTAGATGATGTACAATTAGCCTGTTCTATAATACTCAACACAAAATTCAATATATCACGTAAAAAGAATGTTGAAGATGAAAATGGAGACGAAGAACGTACCGAATACGAAGCTGAAGATGAACCTGAAGCTGAAAAAGAAGACGAATTTAAAATAGAAGAAGATGGATTATTTCCAGAAGATGAAAACGTAGATGAAAATCCTTATTTCGACTTTAAAAATAAGAAAGATGGTAAAAAAATGAAAATAAATGAAAGAGATATAGATGCTATAGAAATGATACTAATTAGAATGAATGATAAGAATAGGAATACTAGAGAAATATCTAAAGAAATTATGAGAATGGTGTACGTAGTTAAGAGTTCCAAAATGCATATAAAAATAAAACAAAATCGTATAAACTTTTTTGCTACTATAAGATGATTTAGTTTAATCTTTTTCAAAAAAAAAATTAAATTATTATTTAAACAATAATATAATGAAATAAACAATGTCTTTCAGTTTAAAAATCACAGAAGTTATTGATGGTACTATTCAACAGTTCATTTCTGAACTTGTAAAAAAGTATAATTTAAATGAAAATGAAATCAAGAGTATGTGGAATACAACATATAAAATACCAGAAGTATCTAAAAAGGTAGACGTATCTAAAAAAGTAGAAGTATCTAAAAAGGTAGAAGAAAAATCAGATAATTCTACTCTAGATATTTCAGCTCTATCAGGATTAAATAAGACTGAACTTATTGCTATGTGCAAAACATATGGTCATTTTTGTTCTGGAACAAAAGATGTACTAATAAATCGTTTATTGGGTAAAGATGACAATCAAGAAAAAAAATCTAAAGTAAAAATTACAAAAGAAAAACCAGATGAAACAGGAAAAAATAATACACCAGTAGTTAAAAAATTAACATCAAATATACCTAATATTTTAATACGTAGAAATCAATTCAATAATTATGAACATGCTGAAACAGGACTTATTTTTGATAATGATACAAAAACTATTATTGGAAAACAAAACACTAATGGTTCTATTGAACAATTATCTACTGATGACATAGATAAATGTAACGCATTTAAATTCAAGTATAAGTTACCAACAAATTTAGATTCCAAATCAAGTCTAAATGATATAAAAGTTAATGAACTTGATGAAGATGATGATGAATTAGAAGTAGAGGAAGATGAAGAAGATTCTAAAGTAGAAGAATCTAAAGAGGAAGTTGTTGAAGAGGATGAAGATCTTGTTGAAGAAGAATTACTAGAGGAAGAAGAATTACTAGAGGAAGATGAAGAATTTGTTGAAGAGGATGAAGATTAATTAATAAGTTAAGAATTTAAATTATATTAATATAATTTAAATTAAACGAATACACATCCTATAAGATTAATATATTCTTCTAATATATGAGATTCTATAATATCATTTTTATTACCCATAAATACAATATCAAATTCTATAAAATCTTCAAAAAATAAAAAAAACTCTTCGTTTAAACTTTGTGTAGAACAATAAAGATAAATTAAACTTTTTAATTTATCTTTGCTTCTAAAATATATAGATTTATATTTAATATTTTCATCATCCTCTTGTACACATGACATTTTATATCCATTTGTTATTTGAGATATCTCGAATAAACGTTTAAAATTTCCGAATATAAGCTTTGAGAATTTTTTTAGTGTAAGCATAGGTAAAAAAATATTAGTAAATATATCTTTAGGTAATTTACTAATTATAGACATTTATTAATACTTTATTTAATTTTGAAGACTTTTTAATTTTATTAATAAATCTGTATCAGATACACCTTTATATAAACATTTTTTTCCAGTAATTTTTTCAATTGCTCTTAATAAATCAATTCTTTTGTGAAATATAGGTTCTACATTAATTTCTTTTTTTTCACTCAATTTAGAAACTTTTAAATTTTCATTAGAAATTTCAAATTGTAAATTAAGTTTATCTGCTATTCTCGATATATCACATGCTTGCTGTTTATTTCCAACTTTAACTGTACAACAAGGATCTAAACCATTATATCCATATGCTAGTTGATAAATTTTACCTGTGGCATCTCTAACTGAACCATCGTATTTGACTGATATATCTTCACATACTTTTATAATACGTCTCTGTATATAACCAGATTTTGCTGTACCCATAGCTGTATCACAAATTCCTTCTCTACCAGACATAGCATGAAAATAAAATTCTTGGGGGTTTAAACCCTCTATGAAAGAATGTCTAACAAAACCTCTAGATTCATATTCTTCATCGCGATCTAATTTTTCAAAAGAATAATGAGGCAGTGTTCTCTTTCCATGATTCAGATACCGAAAAACTCTTTTTCCTATCAAGTTTTGTTGACCTAATAATCCAGTTAATTGAGCTATATTGAAAAAATCTCCTTTACTTCCTGAATAAACAGTAGATAAAAGATTGTTATTTTTTGACATAGTATCTTTAGCAATTTTCATACCAACATCTTTAGCTTTACTCAAAGAAGCAGTTATACGCACTTCACGTATACCTGGATTATGAGTAGTTTCGGCAATTCCGCAAGCTTCAATATAACACATATCAATTTTATCTTGAATTTTATCAACACTTTCAAGATCGTTAATAAGACAATCCTGTAGTCCTATGCTAAATCCGTTTATCAAAAGCCATTTATTAGTTATAAATTGAATATTACTTATAAAATCGCTTACAACTTCGGTACCATATTCTTTATTAATAACTTGTATTAATGAATTATGAGAAGATCCTAGGATATTTTTATCAAAAGCTCCTTCATAAAGTACACCTCTATATATTTTAACTACTGGTTCAGAAGGATCTGCATCATTTTTCTTTTCATATATAAAATCATCAGGAAAAAGTAAAGAAATTAAACCTCTACCATTCCATACCTCTTGTTTTTTACCTTTTAATTCAAGTACTTTAATTATTGTATTTATTTTTTCAGGAGAATAAAGCATTTTTCCATCAATGTTACCAGCCATACAAACATTAAAGAACTGACTTCTGGTTATACTTTTATTTTCTTTAGTCATAAGAAAAGCAGCTGTAAGAGAATCCTGAACAATTGCTATATTCGGTTTACTTCCTTGAGCTGAAATAATATTATGTTTAACAGCTGATAATTCTAACGCTTCAATCTCTGCTTCTTTAGATTGAGGAATATGAATATTCATTTCATCACCGTCAAAATCAGCATTAAATGTCTTGCAAGAATCTAAATTCATTCTTATAGTTTTTCCAGGACGAATACACACTTTCATACCAAGCATAGAACCTTTATGTAAAGTAGGTTGTCTATTAAGAATCACAATATCTCCATCTTTTAAATGACGATGTACTTCATCACCTAAATCTAATTTTATATATTTTTTTGAATAAAAAGTTAGAATTTTTTTAATATTTATAAGCTTTCCTTTCCTATCAACTTTATCTCCAGGATTAATACTGAAATTACAATCATCTACAGTTATTCTTTTATCTCCTCTAATGATAATATCTCCTATCTGAATACCTTCCATTATTTTACCATTTCTTTCAACTTTATCTCCTACCAATAAAGTCATATCATCATTAATAACAGTTATTCTTTTATCTCCTCTAATAATAATATCTTTATCAAATAATTTAGAACTTTTTGAAAACATAGCATATTTTAAGTTAATTTTTGTTCCATTAGTTTTTACTATAAAATTAGCCTTGCAATCATTTACTATTTTTTCTAAATATTCTTTATTAAAATAACATACCATTTCAGGTTTAGTTAATTCTTCTGCTATTTCTTTCGGAATAGCTATCCATCCAAATGGAAGTGTTGGATCAGGTCCAATAACTGTACGAGCTGAATAATCAACTCTTTTACCCATAAGATTATTTCTGACTTGTCCTTCTTTACCAGTTATTCTTTCTTTGAGACCTTTGATTGGTCTACCAGTTGTAGCATGTTTCGCTTTACCTGCACTATTATTATAAAAAGTAGAAATACGAAATTTAAGAGATTGTAAAGCTTTTTGTTTCTTTGTTATATTTTTAGGATCATCTTCCTTTTCATCTTCATCTTTCTTCAAAATATTATTAGATTTTATAATTTCTATTATTTGATTAGTAAGATCATCATCGCATATATGCCCATCTGCAACAACAAAAGGTCTAGCACATGGAGGAATAACTGGAAAATTATTCATAATTAAATTTCTTGGATGCATACGACCAGGTTCAAATCCACATAGAATAACATCTGAATCAATATAAGATTCAAATGATTTTTTAATTTCATCAGTCGTTAAAGTAATACTAATTTTATCCTTTTTATCGGTATCTTCTTTATACACCAAACTAATTGAATTATCTGATATACCATAAACTATTTTTGGTTGAGGACTATCGCAATGAGAACATATATCAACTTTCTCTAATTTCTCTAAAATCTTTTTAAATCTTTTATCATTTTTCAGTTTGTTTAATCCACATAGCTTAATCTGATCTTCTGTTATTAAAAGTCTTTTACAATTCATACAAAAACATCGAAGAAAAGATACTACATCTTTATAAAATAAAGGATGGATAATAGGCTCATTTAATGTAATATGCCCAAAATGTCCCGGACATTTTTTTGGTAACTGTAAACATGTTATACACGGTATATTATTTTCTGCATTACAACCCATACGCGGATCGTAGACTGAACCTGCTCCTGTCAATTTAGTATTATCCAATTCACACACAGACATATTAACTATTTCTTCACTCGATAATATACCAAACCCAATAGATTCTATTTCTTTAACGTTGTCGTTCATATGTTGTTGATTTTTTAATTTTATATTAAAAAATCATTTATATTTTTAGTTTACATTGGTGGTAAATATTTTCCACCATCTTCATAATCAACTAAATCAGAATCTTCTAAAACAATAGCATCCCCACTATCTATATCATCCTGTAAAGTCCTTATTCTATACCCTTTCCATTTTTTACCTTTTTCTGGTTCATCCCACAACCTTATAAAGTATTCTTCAACTTCATTTTTAATAGGTAATAGTTGTCCCGGAAGACTATCCTTAAACCAATCCCTGAATTGAGTATATAATTCTGCTAATGTTAAATACGCATTCACATCTTCTGTGATAGACTCTTCAATAAATTGACGATATATATCATTCTGCTTTCTATACACTGCAGTAGCTATTCTAACTTTTTCTGGTTCTACCCTATCTTTTAATGTCAATCTATGTCTTAATAAAATCCAAGCAAATGCTTGAACCATCCCTGGAATTTTATTACCAAACTCTTTATCCATAGGAAATCTTTTTTGACGTAATTGTTCATCATAATTTTCAGGAGCTGGATTATCAGGCCTGCAAAAAGTTGATTCAAAAGGTATAACTCTGATACGATTCCACACAGCTTTATCACTATGACGAAGTTTTGGTAACTTATTGCAATTATGTGTAACTATTCCTTCTGCTATAAAATTACTATAAGGTTCTTCGACATTTAAATCGTATACATGTTTTTTACCAACTTTTTCTATATTTATAACACTCATCTCATAACAAGGTAATGTTTCTCTATCTTTTTCTACAGAATAATGATGCTTTTCATCTGTTTTTTTATTATTTTCTTGATTACAAAAATTTATTAATCTTGTGCTATTCATATACTCTTCAATATCTACAGATATAAGTTTAGTATCATTTTTATATATTAAATAATATGATCTTATTTTTGAATAAGTTATAATATTCTTTTCATCACTTAATCCCATTTTTTCTTTTACTTCTGTCTTTGCTTTTTCATAAGCTTCTTTAATAGTACAACATCCTGGTTCGTCTAATATTTCAGATTTTTGTTCTTGTTGTACCCACTTAAATCCGCCGCAAGTACCATTTCTTTTTATAGAACCTTTAATACTAGAATGACTTAAGCCAGTAGAATGCTGGGCTTCTTGAGTGGTTTTAAATATATTAATAGTTTTATGTGTATTTTTATCAAGTTGTATTATAAGAGGATTGATGTTTTGTCTATTATATTTATCTATTAATTCTCTTGTTCTATCAATAATAGCTTGATTTTGTTTTCTAACAGTTTGTTTATATCTTATCATACTTCCGATAGCTGTTAACCTATAAGATTTGTGACAACAATATCTTACTCCTATTTTTTCTGTAAATTGTAAAATACTATCATCTTTACATATTCTTAAAAATACATTATATTTATTTTTACCAGACAAATCTGTTTTATAATTTTCATAATACTTTGGTTCACTTACTATAGATTCTATACCAAATCTCTCTAATAATACTATAGACACTTTTTCAAACATATCAACTAAACTCTGTACATGTTCTTCCTCTTTTGAAGCAACTAATTGCATCATTGTACATTGTTTTTTCACTAAGCTTGGTAATACACCATCTCCTCCAAACATACCTCCTAATAATTCTCTTATTAAAAAAGTCGGACATTCTTTATCAAATAAAAATTCTGGTAGTTGCATCTTTTGATATACTTTACGACCTTTAGTTAGGGGTAATATTACACATATAGCTTTAGTTAATTCAATCGGTAAACTAATTTTTAATATTGTTCTATTTTTAGATATTTTTGGTGTTTTATTAGTCAAAAATATTATATCTTCTAAAACAGCCTGAGCATCTATTTTATGACCCATACACAATATTTTATTTAAACTACCATCAGTAATTAAATACCCTATAATTCTACACAATGCTGATGCTTTTAATCTATTAGTATGATTAGAAAGATTAAAATGTATATCACCTACTTTAAAAATATAATCATAATTATCAAACATATCATCAGCTTTTGGATAACTTACACCCATTTTTAGTTTTGTATCATATAATTTGATATTTGAGGCTTCTATCCATTCATTAGTTGAAGTTAAATATTTATGGTTTGGAGTACAAGTAATTTTTCTACCATCTTGTAGAGTCAAGCAAATACATTCTTGTTCACCATTGTCAATAAATTTTTGTTGTTTAGTAGGGAGTAGTCCGTCTGTCTTTGTATCCCAAGACAACAAAGTATGATTTTCAGTTAATTTTTCGATAGAAACAGAAACACCGGAATTTAAGGTGATAGCAGTCCCTTTGCTTTGGCAAATAAATACAAGCTTGAACATGGGGCATATTTCGCGACCCTCTTTACCTTTTTCAAATAAATCACGAGCATAATAAGTATCATTACCTGATAAATTTTTCATAATACCTATATTAATCATTTCATCGCCGTTAGGTTCTTCTAGAGTTGCTAGACGAACTCCTCCACCAGCTCTAGCAAGCTCTGGATTTGCAGAACCTGATTGAACTTTTTTACCAGTAATAACTGTTGTATTAAATTTAATAGATAAATGTCCTAACATTTTTTCAAATATATTTTGAGTAACAGATTTTCCATTATCTCCTTCTCCTGTCCAAAAATATACGTGTTTTTGATGATTTCCACCCAAAAAGATATCTGATGATATATCCATAAAATAATCACGAATAGATTTATCCGGAAATACTTTTTCTAGAAATTCATAAACATCTAAAACCTTTTCATCATCTTCATCGAATTCAATATAATCTATAGGAGCAGTTTTTGAAATAAAATCTTCAGGTCTACCAGGTCGAAAAGTATTATTTACTAAATCGTAAATACCATTTTTAAATGGAAATAAAGTTGGATTAGTATCCAACTTTTCCTTGAATCTTTGATCATAAAAAACTTCTTGACACTCTATCATCACATTATTCTTGTAAGAAGCGGACTTTAAATTTCCAATCATTTTTTGAGCTTGTTTCAATCTAGCATTACACATTGCTTCATTTCCTTTATCATTATGAATAGCCAAAGCACTAAGAATCTCCTTTCCTATAGTTGTATATCTATCCACAATCTCACCTGATATTTTTTCTCTTAAAAATACACCATTTTCTATTTGGTCCCATTTATGTTTTTTAAACTGAAACCAAATTTTACTTGATATGCTAGCACACACAAATTCATCACCATATTCTTCGTACAAAGAACGGGCTACATCGTTGTGAGAACCATTAAGAGATTCTTGTATATATTTAGTTGACTGATCCCTTTTGAATTCTTTATATTTTTCAGGGTTATCTATGCTTGCATAGTGTTTAAGAGTTCCCAAAGTTAAATCTTTTTTTGTCATCCTTTCCCATTGATAAATGCATACAGCTTCATCGTACTGTTCTCCGCATCTAGAAGAAAATTCACACCATAATTCTAATCCTTCTGAACTTCCTTCTCCTATATTATATAAGATCCAACCAATTGTCATCCATTCGTTCCTATCTTGAGAACGAAAATCTGATAACATAGGTAATAATTTTTTAGCAATCTCTAAAGATTGAGTAACTGTAATACTAGAATATTCTTTTGATTCTGATTTATTTTTCTTTTCATTAATTTGCTCTTTTAACGGTGAAATTAAACCGTGTTTAATTTCACACGTTGTACGTCCATATGGAATAATACTTAATATTCTTGGAAGATATTCTTTTACTTTACCTTTAATCTTAATTTGCTTTTCTCTCATATCAAATAACTCATATTTTTTAAAAGCATTTTCAAGACTAATCTCAACACAATCTGCATTATAAACTTTGGAAAATAAATATGGATCCATTCCAGGCTCTTTTCTGGATCCATATAATAACCATGGAACTTTACAACAAGATTTATCAATCATTAGTCCAGAATCTTCTATTCCTATATCTTCAAAAGTTTTTAATTCTCTTATAGTTTCTTGAACTCTAGGAATAAGGTGAACTTCTTGATCCACTTTATTTAAAAAACAATAAGGAAAATGTATATGAAAACCATGTTTAGCATAATAACTACCGTTCTTACAAACACGGTATAAAGGCTTTTCCAATAAAACACAAATTAAATGTGTATCCGTACAATCATCTACAATTTTTCGTAAAACGGATTGAAATACCTCTATAACTTCTTTAACATGCTTTTCTGTATGTAATTCTTTTTCAATAACAAAATCTTCAGATTCTTTTATTTTTATATCAATATCTCCTAAAACAGGTAAATAATGTTGTGCTTTTTCAGCTATTCCTACACAAGTTTCAGGATTTTCTTGTATAGTATTCGTATATATTTTCCAAAATTCTTCTAAATCTTGTCTATTAAACTGGTACTTTCCTCTCACAGCACCCATAGATACATGAGTGTGAAAAACACCTTTAACTTTATGGTCTCGGAGTATTTGTTCTATTGTTGGTTCCATCTGTCTTTGTTAAATATGTTTATATTATTAATTCTTCATTTTTAAATTTCGTTTTACAAAAAATTATCTTTATCTTTTTAGTTTTTGCTTAAAACCCTTGTCGTCACATGTAAACCATACTATACCTTATATAATTAAATAATATTCTTCCATTAATCTTTATTCTACTACAATTTATTTAAAAAATAATTTACAACAATTATTTTTTATCATTTCCAAGTTTATTAAGATTTAAAACTAATTTTAATACATATAAATGTCAAATACTCAAAATATTTCTAAAATAAACGATAATTCAGAATATAACACTAACAATATTCTCTACAATAATCTACCATCCATTGATACTAATACAGATAATACCAATATTATAACAGATATTATTGACACTAACACCAATACTGATACTAATAACACTAATGAAACTGATAAAGATACTAATAAGAATACTGATACTAATAATACTGATGATGACAGTGATGATAGTGATGATGATTCTGATGATAGTGATGATGATAATATTAATTCGTGTTTTTCTTTTACAGAAAATTCAAATCTATTCGTTATATCAGCAAATGGACAGCCAAAATTTTATGTACAAGATGAAAAAACTGCTATCGAAAATATGTGGAATGTAGCAAAATTATTATCAGTTGAATCATTTTGTTCTGGTTATAGAACTTCTTTTGTTAAATTTTCTCCAACAGAAATACATATTATAGGAACTTATAGATTCTTTTTACTTTCATACGATAGAATATTATATCGTATTACATATTCTAAAATAAAAGAATGTATTAATTAGATAGAATTATCTATAAAATGGAGATACTTAAAAGCTGCAAGCATTGTTAAAGTATCTGCTAAATCATCTTTTTTTATACTAGGACATCCTTTAGTACCACGTTTTGTATTTAACAAAACGTGGTTAGTTTCTCCTCTTATTGTAAGTATTTCTATAGCTTTATCTATACTCCATTTTTTACGAGCTGGTTTGTCTATATTTTTATATTTAATTTTACCAGTTTTTGTACTTCCTTTATTTATTTTTTGTGAACCTAATACATTAGTTTTATGATAAGCAGGAAATTCTATTATAGTTTTAAATTTTCCATATCTAAATAAAAAATAACTTTGGACATGCTGACCTATTTTGATCGCTTTTAAGTTTATTTTTTTACCAAACGACATTTGTTGTTCTACCAAAAAAATAGAACATTTATCCCATATTTCACTATATTTATCTAACATATTTGTAAGATTATGAAGCACATTTTGATCCAAATATTTAACTTTTAAACATCCGTGTGTTAAATCAACATTTTCATGTACTATAGTTTTACCATCTTTAAACATATTTTTTAAAATCTCACTCATTTTTAGAGTAGGTGTTCCATCTAAATTATAACGAGAAGAACTTTGTATATTTTTTATCTTTGATAAAAATCCTACATCTACTTCTTCTACATAAAATGCAAAATTCTTTGAACCTATATCTATAGATGCTATCCACATCAAATTATCTTCGCAATTAGCCATTTATAATTAATATATTACACTTAAATATTAATATTTCACTATTTACATTTGGAATCCATAACAATTTACTAAAATTATATTCGGAGATACTGGCGGATTTTCAGGAGATACTGGTGGATTTTCAGGAGATGATGATGGATTTTCAGGAGATGGTGATGGTGATGGTTTCTTTTTAAAAAAATATATAATCAGTATTAATACAATAAAAGTACATATAAATAAACCTAGTTTATTTTTACCAGAAAGTTTCATTTTATAAATAATAAACATATTATTTATAAAATCAAAATATTTTCAAGGTAATTCTTCTTTTTCTGTAGAATCATCTAGTTCAGATAATTTGCTATCTATGTCTTCAATTAAAGTATCAAAATCACAAGTTATTTTTAAATCTTCTTTATAAGTTTCTTTTAAATTTAGTATACCTTGTTTACATAATTCTAAATCTTTTAAAATATTTATTCTCATAATATGATTTGATTCTTTATGAGACACTTTATAAGAATAAGCAAGCTCAAAACTTTTTGATATTGTATTTTTTATAAATATAAGACACGTATGTCTATTACATTGATTAATTAAAGTTCTTGATATAGTTGTTATAAAACCTTCTGGTTGAATACACATATGCTTAACATTTATTTTTTCCCCTTTTTGTATTTTTCCAATGAATTTAAGACGACTTATAACTTCTTTATCAGATTCCATTATATTTAATTGAAATTATTGTATCTTTAAATACAGACTTAAATTTTATCTTTATTATATATAAATAAATGATAGGTAATTCAGAAAAAATATATATAATTATTCAAGTAATATCCATTATATTCTTAATATGTATTACTTCATATTTCACTTTTAAATGTACTGATTGTAAAATATTTTACAATCAGTACATTTAAATATTTTTTTCTATATACTTAACAGCGAGTTTATCTATGTTACTTCCAAAACTTGATATATACAATAATAATTCAATAGGAATTCTTTCTTTTAATTTTTTATATAATTCTATTTTATATAATATTTCATACGGTTTCATCTCTTTTTCAATCAAAGAAATTATATACGACAATTCATCAAAATAACTATATTTTTCATTCAAAAAAAGACCCATTTTTCTATTCATTCCAATACCTCTTATATAATTTTCACGCTCATGTAAAATAACCTCTCTTTCTTGACATAATATTTTATAACTTTTTTTTTTGCTAAACATAATATTTTATATTATGTTTAAATACTCTTAATAACCAATTAAAAATATTATTTACTTTTATTAACCCTTCTTACACGACGTGATTTTCTACGTGACTTTCTACTTGACTTTTTTATAGATCTATATTTACACCTTCTATTAGAAGGACATCTTTGACTATCTCCTCCTTTAGTCCATAAGTTTTTACAAGCCCAATATCTAGCAGTTAATTTGTCTACAGCTTGATCACATTTATGTCTAGCTCTAAAACTACGTCTAGCTGCAGTACTATAGTTATGACCATACCCTGTTGCACCAAAATGTATGATTTTTTCTCTACCTCGTGAACACGCTTTAACAACTCTTTTTTTACTAGGTTTCCACGATTTAATAGGTCTATTACAAATCATATTTCTTTTAGGAGAATTCATTTATTTAATATAATTATATTAAATAAATTAAATATAATTATAAGGTTCTATACCTGCCAATAATCCTGCTATAACATAACCATGTCCAAATGGAGCAGATCTATCTTTTATTTTTTCTTTCAACATATCAACTTTTACTTCTAAATAATCAATATTTCTAGGACCATCAAAATCTAAAATTAATATATCTTGTCCATCATCTACTTGTTTTTTTAATAAATTAAAAAATTCTGTATCTTTTACCATACTTGCATAAACAGGAACGTATACTCTTTTTCTTGATTTAATATAATCAAACACTTCTTTATCACCATTTATATTATAATATTGACTAGAACAAGCAGTTAAATATTTCCATTTATTAAATGTTTTATTTCCTTTTTGATATGTATAATCTATTTTATCTGTTTTTGTTCCATTAGGGTGTCTATCACCTTTCATACGCTTATAACCAGCATTTCTAAATTTCTCCCATTTTTTAGTCGTATTATTTTTTTCATCAAGATGATTTAAATCTTTGAATATTTTTCCATACTGCCAATAATTTTCAAATAATAACGAGTCTACTGGAGTACTTAACATTTCCTTATTTAATATTTGATTATTAACTGGTCCTAAATACATAGGAGATATTTGAGTAGCTTTTATATTATTTATTTTATTCATAGATCCAGATGTAGCATTAATATTTTTTACTTCAGGTAAATGTATATGATGTTTTCCTCTAGAAAAAGATGCTATATAAACTTTACCTCTTTTAGGATCAGGATTATATACTAGATTAGATAATATTATATTAGCTAATCTAGTATATTTGTTACTTTTATTATATTTTTGTAAACAAATATAAGCATATTTAAGAAACATTTTTTTAATAATTTGAGGAAAAGACTCTAGTAATTTTGTATCCATATTATTACAAAATTTTTTTAGATTTTGTGCAGTTACCATTCTTAATATTAAATAATATTAAGAAAAAATATTCATTATTTTATAATTATTTTTGGTGTGAATAAGTTTAATAATTGTTCTTGTATTTTTTTTATATGTAAACGATATTTGTACTGATTCAACACAAAATTTTTAGTAAATTTTCTACCTGGTTTATCATCTGGAAGAGGTTTAATATAAAGAATATTAAAAATATCATCAAATGGGTTAGCCATTAATTTTAGATAATACATATAATCTATTTTTAACACACAACTATATTGAGAAAAATATCCTATATCTTCTAACTTAACATACTGTTTTGCTTTGTGCCCTCCTTGTTCTGTGATAACATATTCTAAACGAGTACCAGAATCTACTCTCTGACCTCTAGTTCTCATTTTCTCTGCTAATTGAACAACAGCTGGTAGACATCTAATGTAATAATCTTTTTCGTTAGAACAATCTTTTAATTTAAACTGTCTATCTCTCTCTTTTTTATCATTAGATAAAAGAGTAACTTTATAATTGCCCATTTTACCCTTTTTCTTTCCTTTTTCGTCTATAAAAGGAACAACTTTACCATCTCCATGATCGCTTACAGATTTTGTAACGACGAAATCTTTATAAGAATAGAAATGACTACATAATTTATTTATTTCTTCTATGATATAAGAAAGTATTTCATCTCTATGTTGTTTATTAAAAATCATATTTATAACTTTTTCGTATATAATTCTTATAAACATACTATTATCACGACGAGCTAATAACACTCCTTTTTTACCTATATGATCTTCTATAATACCATCTCTCCCACATTTTTGATACATATACCTTTTTTTAGTCAGTATAAAAAATCTCCAATAAATAGCATTTTCAAACTCCAATTTTATAGGTGGTGGGAATAATTTAGATACTTCTTTTGATACATGTATTGCATAATCCCAGTTTTCTTGAGATGTTTGTAAATGCGGGAATACAACATAATTTGAATCAGTATCACCATATACTAATTTTCCTCCGAATTTTTCCGGGATAACTTTAGAAACTATAGAAATATTTTTACGTCCCATTGCTGTAGTAGCCATAGCTCCTGGCATAAAAGGCAGATAACCACGAGTTACACCCATAGCTCCATACATACTATTTGCAGATACTTTATATGCTAACTGTCTTTTATCCAAAACTTCTATAAGAGTCTCCAAAAAAATCTTATCTGTATCTGTTAATTCACATTTTAATAAATTAGAAGAAACAATATTATCTATAAGTTTTAAATCTTTTTCTAATAATTTTTCACCTTTTTTCAGAGAAATAAGCTTTTTTATGGCTTTAATTTGTTCTCGAGTATGTGCTCTTGCGTCTAAAAGATTTTCTATAACAGTAGGCATAACTCCTTTTGGTTCTTTAACAAATCTAAAATGTCTTGTACAACACATAACATTAGCAGGTTTTGTTTTTCTTACAGTTTTATCGTGTTGACATCCAATATGATCTTCCCAATCCATAACATGACAATCATTATCTGGAATATTTTTATCAATAGCTAAAGTTGAATAATCTATATTATAAGCAATAATAGTAGTAGGATACAAAGAAGCAAAATCAAAAGGTAACACTCTATCATAAACACCTGGTTCTGGTTCAATAACTAAAGCACCAACAAAATGCTCATCATCTTTAGGAATATACCCATCTTTTTCTACAACATAATTGTTATACATACAATATTTATACAATTGAGAATATACTTTAATCTGTTGACCTTGAGTATATAAATAAAATATTGGAACATTACAAGTATTTGCCATCTCACATAATCCGATCCACGTTTGTAATTTATTAAATAAATTCATAACAAGAACACTATCTTGTACACAATATTTTCCTACCAATCCCATAGCTTGTTGAGCTTTTTTTGAATAAATACCATTTGTTTTAGTAAGACCTATACGACAGCATTTAAAAATACCCTTAACTGATAAAGGATCCTTTGTAGAACCAAGAAAAAACGTTGAAATTGTTTTTAATTTATAATTATCCATTTTATAATCTCTTTTTACTAAAGGTAGTAAATCGACAAATAACCTTCCTTCCGCATCTAAAAATTGAAAAGTTTGATTTCCATAAGCAGATGATGACCATTTTATAGTTTTTTCTGTAGCATGCGCATTTTTGGTAAAACCCATCTGGTCAAATATATCTATACACATTAAATGTTTTGTCCTTTCTATCATATATGGAATATCAAAATTAAGAATATTATAACCTACTATAATATTAGGATTATGCTGTTGAATAAATTCTGTAAAACCTATAAGTAAATCATGTTCAGTTTCAAACATTTGAATTTCAACATCTTTACCTACTTTTTCTGTATCTGGTTCACCTAAACTTAATAAATATTTCTTAATACTATTTTCTGGATTTCCATGTACAAATAAAATACAAGATATTTGAAATACTTTATCACCTGGTTTATCTGCTTTAGGCATTGCGGATGGATTAGTAGAATATGCTTCTATATCAAATGATAATATTTTTGGTTTTGCTATTTTACTTGAATTATTAGGTTTAACATTTTTCCATTTAACTATATATTCATTATCACAACTCGTTATTTTATTTTCATCTTCTATTTTTTTACCAGAAAAATCTATCCAACCAGCTGTAGATATATTTCTATAACTAATAAATTGAAGAATAGGTGATGCATCTTGCTCGTGCATTTTCACTTTTATAAGACCTACTCCTACAATATTTATAGGTTTACGAATCTTATAAGACATATTTTTAATATCTGATACTGTAGAAAAAGATAAAAAAAGATAAGGAAAAAGTTTTATTTGTTTATTAGAAGTCAAATGAGCATAATATAACTTTTTTTTATATGTAAGTTTTTTCTCTATAGGCTTTTTATCTTGAAGTAAATCATCAAGTTTAGATCCAACTAGTTGAGCTTTACTTACAGTCCAAGGTATATCTTCTGGTAGTTCTAAATATACAAATGGTGTAAAAGTATTTATTCTTATACATACATTTTTTTCCTCATCATCTATTCCATATACTCTAATCGAAGTTACATCTTCTTGTCCTTCATCTATATGCCATGAATATGGAAAAAATGATTTAGTTGACATTGTTATTTAATTGATTAAAAGTCTTTCTTTTAATCAATTTTATTATTCTTAAATACTTTAAATATTTAAAGTATTATTAACTATGATTAAAATGCATGATTTATTTATTCTAATTGATATTATTTTTTGTTGCTTTTTTGTAAATCAATACGATAAATATATTGAAAATTATAATGAAGAACAAATCGATACTTTTAAAACTATTATCGGAGATAGTTTTAAAAATTAAAATAATTATTTTTAGTCATTTCTTGAAGACATCAAATAATTTACAAGAATTATTTTTATTCTGATTACACTTTATTTTAAAAATAGTATTTTTAAAATATTGATTTGGTATCTTCAAATTTAGTTAAAGTACTTAAACATCTTAACATAGATCTTATCTATGTTAAGATGTTTAAGTACTTTAACTAATAATAATTTAATTATTAGTCAAAACGTTTTTGTATAAATTTTCCAGACTACTTTTAATAACATTAACTGATTCGCTAGAATAACCTCCAGATAGTACCATTACTATTGGTATTTTATCTTTAATAAAAGATCTGAAAACCAATTCATCTCTTTTAATAACACCATCAAAAGATATTGATACTCCTCCATTTAATGGATCTCCGTCCAATATATCTGTACCTGCATTATAAAATACAATATCTGGCTTAAATTCTCTTTTAGATTTAGAAAGAGCATCTTTAATATTTTTTAAATATGTACTATCTGTTGTACGTTTACTGACTTTAATATCTATATTAATTATTTTTTTAAGATGTTTTTCTGCTGGAAAAATATTATGATTATAGGCATCTATCATATAAACAGAATCTGCAGGAAAAAATCCGTCTTGAATATCTGTTTCAATACCATTGCCTTGATGAACATCAAGATCTATAATCATAGCTTTTTTTATTTTTTTCTTATCAAACAAATTCTTGATAGACAAAGGTATATCACTATATAAACACCATCCCCCCGCATCATTTGATGAAGCATGATGCATTCCTCCTCCTAAATTAATACTCCATCCTCTTTCAATAGCTATTTCTCCTGCTAGAATAGTACCGCTTACCTGATACCTCATAGGTTTTAAAATATAGTTTCTTATAAAAAAGATTGGACACCATTTCAATATAAACATTTCACATAAATCAGCTACTTCATATTTATTTCTCAGTCTTTCTAAATATTCTTCTGTGTGTATTTTAAGAAGTTGTTCGTCTGTAACTTCAGGTGCTGACGCAAAACTACTAACTCCTAACTCTTGTAGATGCCTAGCAATTTTTTCGAATTTACACGTATCAAAAGGATGCATTTTTTCGAATCCATATAATTTTACATTATATTCTTTGTCGTAGACAAATTGAGACATTCACTATTTTTATATATGTTTTAAAAAAAGTTCAATTTTTTAAAACACTGGTCAAGATTATTAGTAATCTTGACCATACAAAAAGCTACATTTTATCCTAGATAACTTTTATTAACAGGTATAAATTAGAACATAGATACTTATTTTATTTACTACACTCTTTTAGATCGTGACCGTCTTTTAGAAGACTGTTTTCTGGTTACTCTTTTAGATCGTGACCGTCTTTTAGAAGACTGTTTTCTGGCTACTCTTTTAGATCGTGACCGTCTTTTAGAAGACTGTTTTCTGGCTACTCTTTTAGATCGTGACCGTCTTTTAGAAGACTGTTTTCTGGGTACTCTTCTAGAACGTGACCGTCTTTTAGAAGACTGTTTTCTGGGTACTCTTCTAGATCGTGACCGTCTTTTAGAAGACTGTTTTCTGGGTACTCTTCTAGATCGTGACCGTCTTTTAGAATACTGTTTTCTGGGTACTCTTCTAGAAGACTTTTTCGTTGAACTGTTAAAACCGAAATCAGATTTTTGAACTTTACTTACCAATTCTAAAATAGCTTCTGTATCTTCTTTACCATACAAATCTTTTAATTCTTCTATGGATAAGATATCTTCTTTACCAAAACTAAAAGGTAGTTTACTTTTATTAAAATATACTTTAAAAGAAGTTAGAGCAGCTAGTGCTGAAGAAATAATTGTTGAACTAAATAATAAGTCTGTCCAACCTGTACCAGAAGGTGTATATATTAATGGTAATATTAAACCTCCAACTCCTCCTGGTATTAAATATAATGTTGTATAGACAACAATCGCTACATATTTATTCATACTAAAAAAATTGCACATTAAACCTCTTCCTATTTGTAAACTAACTAAAGGCGGTTCTCCTATAGTATTATCATCATTGCATGTGTATGCTTTAGTAGGAATTAATGATGGAGGACCTATTGTAGCTGATCCCATAACAAAATATCTTAAATTCTGTACCATATGAGAGGAGTTTACACATACAATTCCAGGGAATAATAATTTCATAAGTTCAGAACAATTCATACTTCTATACTTGTCTCTTCTATGTATTTTAAATTTTTTAGGGTCATAATCTTTTTCTTCGTCAGTAAAGTTCATTGTCAAATCTTTTGTATCAACACATTTGTATAGTGTGTATTTATTATAAAACGTAGATTTTGACAATGAACTTGTTGCTATTATTGGAAAATATTGACCTTTATTTTCAGAACTTTCTATAAACATATCAACTGAATTAAATTCATAATACGCTGCATCGTCTATTAATGCATCTTTTATATTTTTTATATGTTCTTCTGTAAGATAACCCATAGCTATTAGTGCTAACCCAGATATAGGTTTATTTTGATCCCCGTTAAATAATACTTGCTTAATGAAACTGTCATCAGGAGAGTTTATTACATGTGCATTACCAAGTTTTTCACCTTTTAATAATATTTCTACATCAGTATGAAGAGAAGTACCAAAAGACACTCTTCTTTCACCATAATCTATAGTTGCAGTAGAATGCCATTCTGCTCCGCGTGATTGATCATAACAACTCCATACCCTTACGATGGCACCCTCTCTCACTACCTGTCTATTTAAACTTCCATCCTTGTTAAATATAGATTCAACTATATTTGATACAATTCCTGTTTGCATATTATCTGATATCTTTTCAAATTGCTCATATAATTTCTTATTTTCAGGATTTGTATTTTCTACTAAAGGTTTTAGATGTTTTACCTGTTTAGATGTTTGTTCGTACTTAAACCAATCATCTGTTTCTTGTATTTCATTATCTTTTTTTTCGAACTGAGTATTTAGAACACCGAATGAGTTATTAAGTAAGTTATTGATATATTTTCTAGCACATTTACTATAATCAGAAATACCTGTTTCTATAGCTTTTTGTTCTTCTAAAGATAAACCCTTTTGTTTTTTTTTGGTATGACTTTTATCGTCAGTTTTACGTCTTTTCATTTATAAATGAAAATATTTTAATTTATAAATATTTTAATTTATAAAAACAACATTTAAAAATATCAATTGGGTACAACTCTTGTAACTACCAAATCGATATTTTTAAATCCTGTCATTTAGTACTTTAAAAATTATAAATATATTTATACTAATATTTTGTTAATATATTATAAATGATAAACATTTATAATATACCTTTATATTATATAGGTTTTAAAAAAAAATATGAATTAGAAGAAAAATTAAAAGAAGTAGGTTTTACTGATATTAATCATTTTGAATCAATAGATGGAAGAAAAATGGAACCTCAAGAATTATTAACTAATGGAGTTATAACAGTTAGAGCATATATTGATATAGTACATGGTAGAGAAGAACACATAGGAATCTCTTCTTTAGGAACAATAGGATGTACATTAAGTCATTTAGAATTATGGAAAAAATGTGCAGATAACTTATCCTATATTATAATAGCCGAAGATGATGTTATTCCTAGTAAAATATCATCTTCCGATGAAAAAAATATACAAAATGCTTTAAAACAACAAAATGGATGCTTTATAAGTACATCTTTTAAAAAACATCAAAAAACTTTGATAGGATTACATTTTTATATTTTATCTAAAGGGGCTGCTCAAAATTTAGTTAAAAAAGCATTACCAATTGATATGCAAACTGATAGTTACCTAGGTGTTTTAAATAATATAGGTGATATAAACGCTAAAGGGTATCAAATATTTCACGCATCTTTAAAAAAGTTTAGTTCAACTGGTGATTTTGGATATTGTATAAAATGTATTTTACCATCTGGTAGGAGTTTTTATATTATTATTGTTTTAGTAATTATTTTTATTTTTATACTATTCATTATTTTTTTTAATAAATGGAGCATAGCAAAAAATGAATTAGATAGTTGTAGAAGTAGATCAATACAATGAAATTATTCTTTATTAAATATATCACCATTTTTCCACATATACTCGTATGTAGTTTTTTTTTGGTAAAATTTATTATATAACCAATGTAAAAAACTATATTGTTTAGAAAGTACTTTAACATTATTTTGTTTTATATATTGATATGGACCAAAAGAAAATTCCAATAAATAAAATGGATATTTGCTATTTATACCATTTAATCCTTTTTTATTTTTTATTTTACTTTGCAATACATTTTGAATTGATTTTTCTAGACATCTAGGTCCTGTAACTCCTAACATATGATCAGTATAATAATTATTTTCCACATTATATACTATATCTTTAATCCCTTGCAATAAAAATGGATGACCTTGTGTTGCTATTATAAATCCATTATGTATTCCATTATCAAATGCATCTAAAACAGATATAAAAATACTTGACCCACATTTTTTATATTCGCTGTTATCTATTATATATTTAATTGATTTAAAAGGTGTAGTATAAGAATCGCAATATATACCTCCATATTTATATAAAATACATAATCTCCATAAATCAGCTTTAAAAGAACCTGGTTTTAGTTTTTTATAACAAGTGTATACTTTACTATCAAATTCTTTCATAAATTTTTCACATTGGTTATCATTATACCAAGATATAGTACAATCAGGATTTAAAAGTAACCATTTTTCGTGACAATACTTATAAAAAATTCTATTGATATATCTATATGGATATGTTTTATATATTATTAATGGTATATTTTTATATTTTTGTATATTTTCCGATATATTAATATATGGAATTTTTTCTGTCATACTAACTTGAAACAAAAAATAACATATAAAATATAATATTAAACCATAAAACATTTTAATATTATATTTCTATCTTTAAAACATATTATCATATTTTTGATTTGTAAACTCATTCATTTTATTTTTAAATAAATTTTTAGTATCTCTCATACTCTTTTTTGTATCTACAACATTTATAGAATCTCCTATATATATTTGAAAATTTTGTTTACGGAGTATACCAAAATTACTATATTGTATCCTATCAATTATAACTGGAGTAACACTAATTCCTAATTCCTTTGCTATACTAAACATTCCAGATCTAATTTTTCCTATTCCTTTATAATTAATAGAAGAACAAGGTTTTTCAATATAAGAAAATATATGAAATCCTTTGTTATGCATATTTAACACTTTATTTTTTATATTATCATAATCATTTCCTTTATCTTGTCTAAATATAATTGGTGTTAGTACATTATTTAACGGACTTAACCATCCTGCAAATATAGAACATGTATTAATAGGAAAAGTACATAATGCTATATTTTCTATTCTATCGTTTACATAATTAACTACAAAAATAGTTGGAATTTTTGGTATTTTATCAAAATTATGTATAAATCTAAAATTGTTACTAAGAATATCAATACTAATATTTCTAACTATATTGTTATCTTGTTGTTTATTGTATTTATATAATATTTTATATAAACTTGTTGAAACATCAACCAATAACTTTATATTGTTATAATAAATAAGTAAAATAATATAAACTATATATTTAAATCTTGGTATAAATATACTCATAATTATTAAAATAAGAAAAAAACTCCATGTGTAAAAAGTACCTATAAGTTGATGACCTACAATTTTATAAATTATATAGGATATTATAAATATACATAAAGGTATTGTAATATATGAATAGTCCATTTTAAATTACTTATATTAAAGTTTAAATACTATTTGTTTCTTCCATTTAAAATGATTAACAGCAATAATATCATTCTTTTTATCCTTATTATGAATAGCTGATAAAGATGTTGGAGTTTTAAAAAGTTCGTTGAAAATCTCTTTTATATAAGGAATACAACTAGGTATTTCTGTTGATATACGTTTTATATTTCTATCATTTAACATTCCTGATATATAAACATCATCTACGTAAAAAACTTCAGACGGACAATTTTTGTAAGATATTAAACTATCTATATCAAAAAATGAAGGTCTAACTAATACTCCAGAAAATCCTTGTATCACATCTACATATCCAAATGATATATCAGAAGATAATAAACATCCTTTCATATAATCAAAAAATAATCTATATTTATTTTCCGGATATTTATCAACATTCCATCCTTTGTTACAAATTGCGTAAGATGGATATAAATTACTATATTTTATTAGTATTTTTATCATATTTTCATTATATATCATATCATCGTCAATATAAATAATACGAGAATCTATAGGTATTGTCTTGTCAATAAGTGCAGGTATTAGTTTTGTAGCAGGACCCCAATCTTTATCGCAAATAATTATTTTAAATTCTTTAACGTCTTTTTCTATAATTTTTAACCAGTAAGGTATTACATATGTATTAGGAATATGAATACGTATTTCATCAACTCTAACTGATTGTGAAAGAATTGAATGTATAGTATATATACATCTATCAATACGTTTTTGTGTTGTTGTAAAACATACAAAAACTTTCGCATTTGAGTTTACTCTGGGTAATTTTTTATATCGTAATACACTTGAAAACGGACAAATATTAATTTTTAAATATCTTGGTATATTAAAATGTATAAATAAAATAACAATAAATAAACTAAAAATAACAATAAATAAAAATTTGTTCATTTTATCTTCACCCAACAAGTTTATAAACTATAAAACCTATAATTATAACTGAAAAAATAAATATAAGAAATTTATACTCTAAAATACATAAAACTATAAATTCACTATCAATTGAATTCCAAGATTTATCAGAAATATGTATAGAATATACTTTATCATTTTTTAAAGACATAATACTATCTGTAATTCCATATGGTTGAAAATATTTATATGACCAACTATTTAATTTAAATTGTAACTTATATCTATGATAAATACGATTTAATATACCAGGACCTGATTCATACATTATTATAAGATGCTTACTATAATATATTGGAGACTTACTTGATAATTCCATATTAATTAATAAAATTTTCCAGAAAGGATGCAGAGAAACTGAATACATTAATGAGTTGCTAACATAATCACCACTCATATTAGGAGTTTGAACTAAATAAAAATTTTTAGTATATTTTTCAAAAACTTGATCAAAAGGTTTATTACAAAAATAATCCATATCTGCATATAAACCTCCGTATCTATGTAATATCATATATCTAACAGCATCACATCTCTGTATTTCATACTTATAATTTTTATACAGTTCATAATGTTCTGGGTAAAAAGTTTTTACAAGTATATTTGACATTTCTTTATTCCATTCTATATGATACCATGTAATATTTTTTTCTTTCCAACTATTTCTATATATACGCATTTTTTCATAAGTTTTTTTAGCTTTGTTTTTGTTAGGAATGGTTCCAAACCATACTTGATGTATTATTTTACCTTTTTGTAATAATAAATTTTTATCTATATTTTCGAAATTTTCTATTATTATATTTATCATTTTTAAATATAAAAAATTATATTTAAACTTATATTATTAAATCATTAATTCTTCAAATATTTTTTTGAACCTTCCTTTAAGTTTAAGTTTAGTAAAAATATGATACCCTCCATAAGGTATTTTATTGAAGTATACAAGATCTTTCGGAAGAGTCCATTCATTCATTAGTTCAGTTTTTTTATTAGTAGATATTTCTAACCATTCGTTTGTAAATTCAAACTCATCCGAAATCCATGGAGTATACTGAATAACAAAATATTCGTATATATAATCTTTAGATTCTTTAGATATATTTTTATTTATTATTCCCATATCTTCAACTATAGTATAAAAATACTCTCTATTTTTTTCTAATATACTTTTATACAATCTTTTAAAATTATCAAGCATATTTTTTTCTATTTTATTTAAACATCCAAAGTCTAAAACACAAAGAGTTCCATTATCTTTTACTATCAGATTTCCATAATGTATATCAGAATATAAAATACCATACTTGTACATACTTTCAAAAACGAATCTTACAACACACATACCAAATATATTTTTTTCATCTTGTGTAGAATTTTGTATAAAATCACTTAAAGATTGACCTTTTATAAATCTCATACATATTATTTTATCTCCAGATAATTTTTTAATAATTTTCGGTATTTCTACAATATCACTATTTTTCCATAATTTATACATCATTCTTTGATTACTTGCTTCTAATTTATAATCTAATTCTTCCTGCATCTTTTTATTTATATCAACCATAGCATTTTTGATATCACAAAAAGAATATAAATAAGATCCTATCATATCTAGCATTTCTAAATCTTTAATTGTTTGCTCCTGTAATCCAACATATTGTACTTTAAAAATAACAGGTTTTTCTTTATATATCGCTCTATATACCTGACCAACACTTCCACTCTTAAACACATTATAATCAACATTTACTATAGATTTAGGACAATTTTTCTTAAAAAATACAGTTGTTTGTTCTTTTGAAAAAGGTTTACAATCAGAAAAAACTGTACTACTTTCATTATTCAATGATAATATTTGAGATAACTTACTCAAAACACCTCCATACCCTTCTAAAGTCTTTGTTAAACTTCTCATTGTTTTTATTTTTTTATCATGAGTATCACTAGAATCTTTCCCATCAGTTGTTAAATAATTATATAAAAAAGATAGACATATAGAAGAAGATCTTATCATTTTTTTATAATTATAATTATAATTTTTAAAGTTATAATTATCAAATATTTACTTCTTTATTTCTTACTTCTAGGTTTTCTTGATTTTCTTCTAGATACCTTTCTAGATTTTCTTGATACACTTCTAGGATTTTTACCTAATAAATTATTTTTAATACTACGCAGAGTTCCTGTAGAAACTTTATTATACAAGTCCAGTAATTGTTTATCATTTTTTATAGCTAAAATAGATAAAACAATAGCATCCATTTTCGGTTTACCTCTGGTTCTGAAATCCCATTTATTTCTAAACTTTTCGTAATTTGAATTATATTTTATAGCTTTTAAAGTCCCACATGATGTTTTTTCCGATTTAAGATATACATTAGGCATCTCCTTACTCAAATTTTTAGCAAGGTCCCTTTTCCAAGGCGCGATTTGATAAAAAATATTCTTTTTATAACAACAACTTATAGCATCAGTAATACTTTGATCGCCTGTTAATAAAATATCTTTTATACTATTTGCCATCAAATCTACCATTAATTTATTCGGAACTGGTAATATATCACATCTAAAAGTCAACAAATTATCATTTTTATGTCCACTTGCTATTACAACACTATCTGTATCTTTAGAATTATTTTTATTTTTAGAAATTTGTACAATATTGGGATAATACTTACACACATTTTTTAGAAATTTTTCATCTACATTCCAATCTACAAACCAATTAGGGATTACAATGTCAAGTTTCTTATGTTTTTTATAATATTTTTTTGATATCATCTCTAAAAAAGAAAGAATACACTCATCGACTCTTTCTAATGTTCCTGCTACATATATAACTGCATACGGGTTTTTTATCCCTGTAGTCTTTTTAGATTTTTTAACATATTTAGTCAATAATACACCATCTCTGTTTTTACCAACTCCTGTATTAAAAGTAAAATTCTTATTCAACTCATCGTTATATTCAGAAAAATAAAAAGTATTTAATATATTTGCATATGGTATTAATCCCTTAACATCATTCAAATTAGGAATAAAATCTATTTGCATAGGGGCAACTAATATTAAATCATGTTTTGGAATAGATTTGTTTAATTTCATATTTTTAAAACGTCTACACTGCATTTTAGATCCTCCTATTAGTCCGACTGTATATTTAGGATCTGCTCCTAGATTTAACAATCCGCTTTCTAGGGTAGTTGCAAGTGTTACTTCAGCATCATACCATTCTTTTAAATAATTAGAAAGTTTTAAAGCAAAAATTAAATCTCCAAAACCATTACACGGAGCGTTTAATAATAGTATTTTTAAACCTTTACCACATTTTTTTGAACATTTAGAATTATTTTCAAAGTAAGGTTTCCATATTATATCCGACAGTTGATCTTTAGTATGAGATTTAATAATATTAGATAAGACTAGCTCATATAATTTCATATATGTTATTTTTCTCATTTATTAATAAATGGGAAAAAAATTAATAATTTTTTAAACAATATTGAAAGCACATAACTGTAATCACAATAAAATAATTTATTTTACCTAAACATATCTATTTCATTGATATAATAACCTAACACATAAGCAGGTCCAAATACAATAGCTAATGTTAAATGCATAACTCTATTTTGACGAGGAACAGATCTAAAAGCTAGCATAACTCCCCATACTAAAAAAATAAGATGAACTAATGTATAAAAGACTAACGGACCTGACATCTTTTTTTCCTTCTTTTTTTCATAATTTTTTAGAGCATTAGAAAATGCATTGTTAAAAGTATTCTGATTATTTAATGAAGACATTTTTATTAAATAAGTTATTTTTAAAAATAAAAAAAAAATAACTTATTTAATAAAAATCTTGAAGATACCAAATCGAGATTTTTAAAAGTTAACTTTTAAAAATTAAAATGTAATAAATCTTCTACAAAAATTAAACAATTTTATTATCTTCAAGATTATGTTAATATGTGATAGTCTAAAGACAAAAATAGATATAGTTAAATGAAAAGAAAACTTGTACATGAAGATATAGGTTCTAAAACTAGATCTAAAAAAGATATCCAATGGATAGCTGCCACTAAAGTTAAAAATTATATGTTAAATGATACATTAGTTGATTGGTTAGAAGAATATCAATGCTCCAATATATCTATAAAATCTCCAACTTTTAATTTTTTAGAAAATAAATCTCCTTTTACAAGATTTATAATAGAAAAAGGTATTGATTTCGAAACCAACATTATAGACTATATAAATAACCTTAAAATACCAGTAATCACTGTTTCTAATACTATAACAGATGAAAGTGTACAAAAAACTATAGACTTAATGAAATCTGGAACTCTTATTATTCATTCAGCTCCTATTAGAAATTATAATAATAATACACACGGAATAATAGATTTATTAGTAAGAAGTGATTACATACATAAATTAGTAGATGAATGTCCTTTAAAAGATGAAGAAATAAAAATCCAATCTCATTGGTATGATAAAGAAAAATATTATAATAAACCCTATCATTATATAGTTATAGATATTAAATTTTCAACTCTACCTTTAAGAGCAGATGGAAAACATTTGCTTAACTCTGGTAGTTACCCTGCTTATAAATCTCAATGCTTAATATATACACAAGCTATAGGAATAATACAAGGTTATACTTCACCATATGCTTTTATATTAGGTAGAAGATGGAAATACACTCAAAAAGTAATACAATACAATAATTATACTTGTCTAAATAAACTAGGTGTAATTGACTATAATACTGTAGATAAAGATTACATTAAAAGAACTGAAAATGCTGTAAAATGGGTTCTCAATAATAAGAACAATGGAAGTAAATGGTCCATATCTCCTCCTTCTCGTATAGAATTATATCCAAATATGAGCAGAGATTCCGGTAAATGGCAACAAGAAAAAGAAAAAATAGCTTCTAATATTGGAGAAATCAGTAGTGTTTGGTATTGTGGATGGCAAAATAGAAACATAGGTATCAAAAAAGGTATAACAAGTTGGAGAGATCCTAAATGTACTAGTAAAAATATAGGAATAAACGGTTCTAGAGCATCGATAATTGATAGTATTTTAGACATTAATAGACAATCGGTTGATAAAATTAGACCAGATAAGATAAAAAATAATGTATTTAACTGGAAATACCAGAAAAACGAAATGTTTGTAGATTTTGAAACTTTATCTGACATTTTTTCAACTTTCACAGATCTTCCAAACCAAAAACAAACTGATATGATTTTTATGATTGGTATATACTGGAGAAATTCTGGTAATTGGGAATATAAAAGTTTTATAGTAACAGAAATGTCTGACGATGAAGAATATAGAATTATGAATGAATTCGCTAATTTTGTAAAAGAACATAGATATCCTAAACTATGGTATTGGTACGCTGATAATTTCTTCTGGAAAAAATCTGAAACTAAACTATACGATCTAGCATTTTCTCAAAAAGATAAACATAAAATTAAAAGTATATCGAACTGGAAACTAAACAACTGGTCAGATATGGCACATATTTTTAAACAAGAACCTATAGTTATCAAAGGATGTTTTAAATTTGGACTCAAAGCAATAGCAAGTGCTATGAAAGATAATGGTTTAATAAATACAGAAATGGACAGTGTTTGTAACTCTGGAATGAATGCTATGATTACAGCTTATAAATATTATTGTGAAAAATTAGAAAATAATTCAGATCCAGATATAATGAAAGATATAGAAAAATATAATAGATTTGATTGTCAAGTTTTATACGATATTATAAGTTACTTAAGAAAAAATCATTGTTAATTTATTCTTGCCTAATATCAAATAGTTTAACTTTTAAAAGTTCAAAAATAAATATCTATATAGATATTTATTTTTAGTTAGATACTTTATCAATAATTTTACCATCTTTGTAACTACCAAATAATTCACCTTGTGATTTATTTTTATTAATTTTATATAATTTATTATCAACTAAATAATATTTACTCTGTCCTTTTTGAATTATTTCTTGTTTAATTTCATCTGGTTCATTTAAATCAGTATAACTAATATTTTCTAATACTGGTCTTGAGTTAAAACCACTATATTTACATAGTTCTAGATATTTCAATATGTTATCACTGTTTAAAAATTTAATTATCAAATTCGCATCACACTCATTTGTTTTAATATAAAATTTACTTTCAGTTATATTACATCCCTTACATATCTCAGGTTTTAAATACCCCGCCATATTTAATAATATTTTAACATCATCGTATATATCTAATTTTATATCAGAATAATATGTTTTAGTTGTCGTGTGATATGTCTTATATTTAAATTCTTCATCTTCTTTTAATTTTAAATGTGTCTTACCGTATTTAGTAGATGTATCTAATTTACGACATCTATCGATTGAAATTTTATTCTTATTTTTTATTACATTATTAACTAATTCGAGAGTGTCTTTCGTAATATGTATTGGTAAAAATTGTAAATTCTTATAGTTTTTAAAATTTAATTTTGTATTTACTATTTGTTTCTTATATTCACTTGTAATCGATGTAATAATATTATCATTTATTGATTTTTGTATAACGTAATATGAAAATGTTGAACCAACATTAAAATGCTTTTTACACTCATTCAAATTTAAATATAATACATCATATTTCAAAAATATATTATGTAATATATCATTACCCATCTGTATGTTTGTGGAAGGTCCAAGCCAAGAAATTGGTGTAATAAAATTCAAATATCCATCTTTTACTAATGAATTAAAAGCAAAATTTATAAATTTTGTATATAAATTTGTTCCACCTTTTGATATACCAGTTTTTGTATCATTTTCTTGATATGGTGGATTACATATAATAGCATTAAATCCGTCAATGATAGCCCACTTTTTTTTTATATCTAATTCTAAAGTATTCCCTTCATTATAATTTAAATTATATTCATCGTATGGATCAATAAGTAATTTACATATAAAGATATTAGTAGGATTGATATCACTAAAATATAGGCATTCTTCTACTATTCTTTTATATCTCTCTTTTTCATCTGGTATTAAATAGTCAAGACCATCCATAAACCTATCAATAATATCAATAACAAACCCTCCCTTACCACAACACGGTTCAAATACTTTAGGTAGAAATAAATCACCTGTTTCATAATCTATAGAACCTTCCCAAAAATTACTAGGTATTTTATCTAACATTTCTTGCCTTAAGTTATAAGGAGTTGAAATTTCTGCGTTATTTTTCTTTTCCAATTCTTGTGGGATAAGATATCTATCAATTACCTTTGATAATTCTTTGTTGTTTCTGATATTTTTACAAAACAATTCTTTAATAGTTCTAATTAATTGTTCTGTTTCTTTATCTTTTTTCATATAATTTACAAATATCTTTATTATTATCTCTATTTCTTTATTTTGAATATTTTTTCCCCACCAAGTTTTTATTTGGTTGATTAGAATCTTTATGCCATTATTATTTTTAATTAAAATATACATATCATTTAATGTTGTAGAATCTTTATTGTGAATAGTTAACAAAGAAATTAAAATACTAATAGGTTTAAGTATATCAAACGGATTAATTTTATCTTCTTGATTTTCCTTAATATCTGATTGCGTATCACTATCTTCTTGATTTTCGTTCTTAATATCTGATTGCGTATCATTTTCTACTTTTATTTTTTCAATACCTTTTTTAATACTATCATCTATTTGTTCTAAAAATTTTTGATGTTTTTCTTTTGATAATTTAATGTTATTGAATATACTATTAAATAACTTATAATCTCCTTGTGAAAATAAAGACATTTTTAAATTAAATTTTCTTAATGTATCATCTAAAGCTCCATTAAAGCTACTAGAATATATTTTATATATATTCTCACATAAAATATTAATTTTTGTACTACTATTACCAAATGAAGTAACCCAATGATCAGAGTTAAGATTAATTAATTTTTCTTGTAAAATATATTTAACAGCTTCTCTCGGATGTTCATTCGGTTTAATTAAAGAAGCATAATCAATTGTATTTTGAATTACTCTATGAATACTTAAATCTATTACAAATCCATATTTTTTATTTTTCCCTTCAGTCATAGATCTAAACTTCATCTGTTCAATCATATCAAAACTCATACTATCATTTAATAATAACACTATATCACAATTATCTATTGAAACTGCTAGACTACATTGTTTACCACTTAATACCAACACACCTTTTTTACCATCATTTCTAGCTATAATACGAGCATCTTCAATATGTTGTTTAGGATCATTTGTTTTCTTAGAATTTATACATAAAATATGATAATCTCTAATTACATTATGTTTTTCTAATAAATTCTTTGTTGCTGTAGATATTTTATCTATATGATTCTGCGGGAGAAATGCCATAATTATCATCGGTTCATCTTTAAAATCACCCTCTCCTATAAATCTAGACCTATTTTCTCCATTTTTACATATTTTTTCAATCCTTTTCATAAAAACCTTATTATCAGGATATTCTTTATCAGGTATTCCATACTTTCCATACTTTCCAAATATACTATACCATAATTTTAAATTTTCTGCTTCATTTTGAAATTCTGCTATTGTGGATATTTCTTCATTTTGAAATTCTGCTATTGTGGATATTTCTTCCTCTTGTAAAGATTGTTTCAGTAAAAAACAACCATTATTTGACCATCCATTATTATTATCTTTTGTAGAATTTTTTATTTCTTCTATTATTTCAGGTTTAATTTCGTGGGTTAATGTAAATAATGCAGGATATTTAGAATATTCTTCTACTATATTTTGTAATGAATAATTTGATATAATATTTTTAAGTTCTTCTCCGTGTTTTTCAATTAATCTATTTTTACTATTTTCATTAAAATTTTTACACAAATTAATATCTTCCAAATCCCATAACACCCAACTATCTTTCGGAATATTATAATCATTTACTGGTTTAGAATATGTTGCTGTTATGTGAACAGTAAAAGAATCTTTACCATAATAATCTAATGTTTTTTGTGTTAAAAGAGTAGTTGCTCCATTATGACTTTCATCAATAAATCTCATATCAAAAGACATTTTCTTTAACCAAGGAATAGTTTTTGTTTTTTCATTATTATCTTTTTCACCTATTTTATATTGAAGAAAATATTTAGAACAAATTATAATATTCTTTTTAGTATTAAGATCTTTATCTTTGTTTTTACTATTTAAAACAACAGTATTAAAATCTTCAAGTTGTAAACAATCTAATACTTCTCTCTGTTGTTTTATAGTTTCGTTAGGACATGTTGTAATTATTAGATAATTACATTCTTTTTTATCAATACTATCTTTAATTATAGTACCGGCTATAATATAACTTTTACCACTTCTTTGTATATGACCCCATAAAGCTTTTTTCTTTAATGTATCATTTTTCATTCTAATTGTTTTCAATACACCAAGATCTTGATGCATCTTCAAACATAATGTTGTTTTATTAGAATTAATAATACTTTCTAAAGATTTATTATTAAAGATGTATTTAAATTGATTAAATGCTTGATTTAAATCATCCCAATCAATTATTACGGTATCTTCTTTTTTTATATCTTCTTTTAATTTCTTACTAGTAATATTAGCTCTATTTATCATACTTTCAAATTCTTTTATGTTTCTAATACAAATTCCTAATGAAATTTTATAATCAGGATATTGTTCTTTATAATAGGAAACCTGTTCAATACCTAACTTACCTATCAATTCTTTGTCTAAATTTTTTGAACTAATAACTAATATATGTTTACTATTAGTTTTAGAAATACAAGTTAAATCTGATGAATCACCTTTATCTTTTAGACTAATAAGATTATTAGATTCATTATAAAATACATCCTTCAAACAACTATGTTTTTTAATTGTCTTCATATTAAAATTACCCTTACAAATATCATAGTCTTTTAATTTAGGAATTAAACCCAATGGAGCTAAGAATCTAAACAGAGATTCTTGCTTATCATAACCTTTCCATTTTTCTTTTAACCAAGGAGTAATATCAGATTCTTTATATTCCTGAAGAAACTTGTAAAGATCTTTACGAGTACTTAAAGTATTTTTTTCTACAGGCTTTTTATCAAATGGTTTCTTTATACTCATATAACAATCAGTTTTATTATATTTTTTGTCAAGTGAAGTTGACATTTATATATATTTAAATTATATTTAAATTAAATCAATTTTTTTTAAAGTTAAAGACCAATACTCGATAAATATTTTTAAATTAAGCTATAGATTAAACACATTTTAATTTTTAAAAGTCAACTTTTAAAAATCTTGATTTACTGTATTCAAGTTAGTTTTAGTTAATGCTCTTTCTTACTTTTATTTAGACTCTTTTCTAACATATTCTATATTTAAGTAAAGTGTTGTCGAAAAAATAATTATTAACATTCTTTTATTAAAGAATATTAATAAATGGAAAATTTTTGTAATAGTCTCGATATTAATTATATAAATAGAGAAACTAAGAAAAATAATAAAATAATAAAAGAAGTATTCAAAGGAATTGAATTATTTGACGTTCCAAAAGATAAAAGACATATATATTATATAATGTATAGTTACTTTTATCCATCGAGAATAGAATCTCATTTAAATGTAACAGTATCAAATTTTTGTAATTATTTTTCAAAATATCAACTTACAGATAGACAGATAAAAAATTTATTTTTTACTTTATATAATCAAATATTGTTACAAGGATTAAAACCAGATTTGTCAAATATTTCTGCTGAATATTTAGGAAAAATATTTTTCCTAGCTGATGAAATATATTTTACTAATCTTTTAACTAAATTTTTTGTAAATGAAAAAAATGGTCTAACTCTAGAGTTGTCTGAAACTAATAAAAAAATTGCTGGTAGATGTTCAAAAACAGGTTGTTCTTATGTTATATCAATAAATTTAGACTTACATGTATATTATTTTAAAACTATAGAAGTTCAAACAACAAACGGTATAAAATGTAGAAATCCATTAATGTGTCTAATTTCTACATTTTTACATGAGTTAGTTCATTTAATAATGTATGTTTTTTGTGATCATACGGATACATCAGAACATCCTCCAATATTTCAAGATATAGCTAAATGTTTATTTGGACATACAAGTTATGAACATTCATTAGGAATAGATGAGTCTATTATGGGTGTAACTAAATATGATTTACAAAATAAAAGATATATATCTTTTACTGATATTTATATAAACAATTTTAAATATATACTAGAAGTACAAAATATACATGAAAACAAAGTTGAGGGAATAGTTATTAATGGAGATAATTATTATAAAAGAGGAGAAGCCCTTAATGTACCTTTTAAACTCATATACAAAAAAGAACCTACAAAAGAAGAAATTAATTCGTTAATAGGTGTAACCAAAAATGAGTTAATTGATAATACTTATATAGCTTTTATAAAAAGAGATAAATATACATTATCTTTTTTTATAGCTGAAATTAATAAAATAAAAATAAAAAATGTAGCAGCAACTATTGTAAAAGGTACTAAATCATTTCCACCAGGTACTATACTTGATGTACCTTTTACAATAATATATAAAGAAGAACCCATACTATACTAAATAATATTTTTTATTAAACTGCTTCTCAGAATATGTCCTTCAACATCATCACTTATCTCTGTATAACCTTTTGATATATTAGTATCAACATCCATTATCTGTTCAGTTATTAATTTATCATCTGATGCTATACTACAAATACGTTTCATTAATATATCTCTATTCTTTGTAGTAAATATATTTAATCCATTATCTACAACATCCTCACCACTAGGTAATCTATATCTTGCTGTACCTCTTACTTTATCGGTTATAGTTATCATTTTTAAACCATTAGAATCTGTAACAACTTTATCTACAATAAGTTTTGTAATTGCAGAAATTCCTCCTTCTATATGAGAAGAAGTAAGATTATCTGCATATATAGTCTTTAATTCTTCATCTGTTCTTGTATATGTTGTTATATTTATATTGTTTTTTACTGTATTAGTTTTAGTAAATGCTGCGGTAGTTATCTTATCCAATAATTTTTCTTCCTTTTCTTTCCAATCTTTTTTATCTCCTAGTAACATATTATATTTAGTTTCTAATTCTTTTTTATCCGCTAGTAACATATTATATTTAGTTTCTAATTCTTTTTTATCTCCTAGTAACATATTATATTTAGTTTCTAATTCTTTTTTATCTCCTAGTAACATATTATATTTAGTTTCTAATTCTAATAATTTAGATTTAACTAAAGTATTTTCTTCACTGATTTTTATTTTTTCACTGTTTTTTTTACTACAAGATATTATATGCGACTTTAATACTGATTTAAATATAAATGTTTCATCACACATATCACATTTAAAATTACCTTTACTTATAACTAACCCTTGTTTAATAATACATTTTTTAGTAGTCTTTTGATGTTTTAATAATGAATATTCGGAAGCTAAAATAGCATTACAAAAATTACATGTGTAACTCATTTATTTAAAACAGCTTACGTTTAAATTTAAATTAATATTTTTTATGGAAAAACAATATTTTTTATGGAAAAACAATATTTTTTATGGAAAAAATATTGAAAGAAAAATGTGTTTTTATTTTAACCTGAAATTTATACTGGAAAAACTATTTTTAAAAAATTATATTTTTTAAAAAAATTCTTTTATTTTTACAAATTTTGTGTAAATTATTATATAAATATAATAATTTTTTTATTTTAGAAATTATATTTTTAAGAAGATTTAATTGTAATATCTCTTATTAGATCATAAGAATCAACTTAATACATTCAAATAAATGTCTCAATCTATAAGAAAAGTATCACACTTGGTAATCTTCAATAGATTTTAAATCTACCAAAACTAATCATATTATAACTTCAGTAGAAAGTTTTGAAGATAAAAATTTATTGTACTATTCAACAGTTAGATACTGATTATTTATAACTAATTGTTTGTATATTTTACAAAAGTAGATGCTATCTAAGATGTTATGTCTTTAGTAATAGTTCGTTAATACTATCTAGATCTGTAAAAGCATTTGGATATTTATTTTTAAATTCATAAATTTTATTCATATATTCATCTTTATTTTTTAATAATAATTCTTCAGTAACGTCATTCCAATCATTTACAACTAAACAAGGAAATATTTCGTACATTTTATCAAATCTGGAATTTGTTCTTTTAACAATTGGAATACTATTTAAATATATTGCTTCATAGAAACGGTGACAATCTTCACCACATCCTCTTGGAGACAAAGTATAAAAAGATTTATGAGTATATTCATAATTTATCCAAACCGGTACTAATCCACAATGAATAGACGGTTGTTTTTCATATGAATTATCATTTAAGTTTTTTACAAAAGGAAAATCTTTTAAATAATTATAACATCTATTTCTTTCATTATGTGTATAAGAAAAACACAACAAACATAAAAATTCTTTATTCGCTATATTGAGTCCTTCTTTGTACAAATAATCATGTGAAAATCCTTTATGAACTGGAAATACTTTTTCACAATCACGGATACCAATAGGCATACAGTGAATAAGAGGATTTTCATATATGTTATTAGTAATATAAACCCCTAATGAAACCGGAAATAATAAATTTATAATATCTATAGGTGTTATAGGTTCATACAATAAATAAAAATAAACTTTTGTTCCATTATTTTGTAAAATAGTAACTAAATTATTTAAATTAATAGTTAATTCATATGGTGAAACAGAAATAAATATTTTATCCCCATTATTTAAATTATTAACTAAATTTAAATTTTGTTGAATTTCAGGTATTCTATTTGTGAATAATAAATCGCAATTTAAAGCATATCCAATTTGAGATAATTTAAATAAAAGTTTATTATTTATATTTTGTTTAAGTATTTTATAATTTTCCATTATTATTATAAAATAGTTAAATGTTTAAGCAATTATACACTGTTAATTATATAAATATTTTGAAAAAATAAATCATATTAAAATAGATATAGGATTAGGGATGAATAATGTTTAATCCCAAAATTGGCTTTTAAATGAAACAAATTTATTTATATTTATACCAAGTCAGAATAGAATGTTTGAAGTAAAATCAACTTGGATATTTGAACAAAAGATAGATACTATTTTTCTGAAACAAGAAGCTTGCAAACTATGTGGATATCAATGTGAAATTTGGGTATATGATGAAAAAGGTGAAAAAGTAGAATGTCATAAATAAGTAATGTATAAAATAAATATTATTTAGTGTATAACCATAAACTATTTATTCCTAATATAGTAAGAGTTATTATAACTAAACTTTGTATAGAAACAAATATTTTACTAACTTTACTAACAGGATTTAATTCGTTACAACCATTTGTGGACCAAATAGATAGAGTATAATAGATACTATCTATTATTCTTCCAGATCTAGTATTTGGAATACGGTAATTCTTATTATATTCTATATGTTTATATTGAATTAATAAATAATTAATTAGTATACTAAATAATATTAGAATAATTAAGAAAATTATTATCCTATGCATTTAGATTTATTGAATAAAATTATAATTTTATTCAATAAAGAAATATAAATATCTTATTATTATACTTGATTGTTAATCAAAATCAGGAATCATATTGGAAGTAATAATTTCTTGTAATTTTTTCCAATATGGGTACATATATTGTAATATATCATCAGATACTGAACTGTCATATGTCTGTACTGTACTTAATATACTTTGATATAAAAAGGTCAACATAATAATGACAATATTTCTTGCACTGCCTTGTATACGATTAGATCCTTCCATCTGATAGACATTTCCTAGTTTTTGTCTAACAATATTAGGATTTATTTTTCTATCAGATTCATCTATCGTTAGACCATATACCATAAATATAGGTAAGCTATCTATTTCTTTTTTAGCTGTTTTGTATTTCTTAATTTTTGTTTTCAAATCTTTTAATGTTAAGGTATTTGAAGTTGAATAGAAGAAAATAGCACAGTCTACACTTTTATATAACTTATACTCATTATCATCTCTGTCTAAAAATGTAAAAGCTTGTCCTTCAGTATCATAGATAATACAATTCAAATTTCCTATCCTAACAGTAGTTGTTTCTAGTCTATATGTTGAATTGTATTTTCTATCATGTGGTAAATTTCTTAAATTATTGAGAAAGCTAGTTTTTCCTACACATCCTGAACCTGCCAATAGAATTTTAATAGTGACAGTATTCATATTCATAACTTGGTTTGTACCAGTCATACTGATAATATTCAGTAGGATATATTTTTTTTTCAATTTTTTTTTGACTAAACATTGTAGTACCAATTTCTAACAAATTTTAGTGTTCGTGATTGTCTAGGTCTGTTACTACTAGAATGTTAATAGGTTGTATCAAAAAATTAATTTATTTGAGAAACATCAAAATTATCGTCTGTAGCTAAACAACTACCGTTTGTTTTTTCAAAAAATATAGGGAATGTTTTAGTTGCATTTTTCCATTTCATATATATAACATCGAATATATGTTTTCCTTTATATTTTTTAGCATTAATTTTTTTAACATATTGAGAAGGTGTTATATTATGTAAATGATTTATATTGTAATGTTTTAGTATATATTTTCTATTAATATCTTGTATATTTTTAGTCCACTCTTTATGTAGAGAAATTATATATACACCTTCTAAAGTAACAACTGTGTGAAATATAGTATGATTTTTCAAGTCTAAAAATCCAACATAATCTTGACTACTGGGCCATCCATTTTTAACTCCGTGATTTTCATATGCTTTTTTTGGATGAGTATGAAAATTATATCTACTCCAAACAGCATCAACCTCTTCGTTAGCTCCTGAAATTACACTAGTAGGATTACTAGATAACTCGAAAATTATTTTATCGTCTTCTGTAACTACTTTACTTACTATTAAAGACCCAGATAATTCTTTTTCAGATTTAGGATGATTTATTTTTTTAAGATAGTCAATAGTATCTGGTGTAAATCTAGCATTTAATGAACATTTTAAAAGATAGTCTTTATCAGCTATATCTAAATATTTTAGTTTATTTTTTATTGAAGAACGATTCAATATTCTAGTATGTTTTTTTTTAGAATTTTTATGAATAAAAGCTAGACCTTTTTCTTTAAATTTGAACCCAAGAGGACTTTTATCACATTTATAAGGATGAGTAAAACCTTCTTCTATATAAATGTCATAATTTTTAGGTTCTATAATACCTGTCCATACTCTTATATTTTTTGGTAAATAAGTAAATATAGAATCTATAACATCTTTAAGTTCTAACTGATTTTCAATGTTAGATCTCAATTCACATATCTTACTTTTAGTATTATATTGTATATAATAGACCCTTTTTATATTTTTTACAAAATTTTCAGAATTCATATAATCTACTGTTGCTTTCCCTTTTGATAAACTATTAATATATTCAAATTCTGTGGAAGATAATATAAAAATTACTCCAGAGTTGTCTTTTAAATCAGGTTTTATTTTTTTTAATAATATTTTCATATTATACTTATATAAATCTTTTATATTTATAAGTATAGCAGGCATTTGTTATATGAAAATTTATTATTATTATTATAAAAATTGAAAAATAAAATCTATATTTTAATTTATATTTGAAAATGAGAATTTACGAAGATGAAACTTATATTGAGTTTATAAATTATTTATTAGATAATTTTATACATATTTTTACTGTATCTTTTTTATATTGTACACCTTTTCTTTTTTTTATAACTGATAAATACCTAAAAAAAAAAGAAAGAACACATCTTGAAGCTTGGTTACCTTATTTGTTTTTATTATCTTTTTGTATATTAATTAATACAAATAGAATATATAATAAAGATTGTAATATAAAATGTTTATACATTATAGGAAATACTAAATTTAAAAATTGTTGTATAGAAAAATGGTTAGATTATTGAAACTACAAAATTAACTTAAAAATAATTATTTTTAAGTTAACTTCGCGACATTCTACGTATTTCTGTTATTAACATATTATTCACCTGACTTTGCCCCTTACGAACTAATGTATCTACAGTTTGTCTGAGAAGTAATGAATTAATTGCGTTATATCTTATTTGATTACATATTTGAATTCCCATATCCGGAATTCTTAACAGTATTTCTGAAGGACTAGCACCTCCATTAATTGCTATTGTATTTAATAAAATAAATAGTTCAAATAATGATTGTTCATCATTATTATTAATAATATTCATAAGCATATTACCATATAAAGGAGTTAATAAAATATATTGCCAATCTTGAAAAAATACAAAACCATACATAGCAGCATTAATTAAAAATGTTAATCTATGATGAACAGGGTATCCGGGATATCTATATCCTAAATCAATCATAGAAAAAACTAATGTTTGATAATCAACATTTAATACTTGTGTTCTAAGACTATTGTATAACATTCTACTAGTATTTAATACTCTATTAGCAACAGCCCTGGTTCTATCCAAAGCATAACCTGCATATGTACCAGTTACTCTAGCAGCATTCATTGATAAATCATATAATTGTCTCATATTTCTCCTAGTATACTCACCTCTACGTCTACCGAAACTTAAAGCTACATTTTTACTTAAATTACTCTTTGCTATTTCTTTCCTTTCTTCATTAAACTTTAATAATGCCTGAACTATATATTCTAAATCTTTATCTGACATTTCCTTCATATGTGGGATACATACTTTATCATCATCACCAAATTTGTATAAAGATTTATTTTTATTAGAACTTCTTCTTCTAATAGGAGATTTTCTAGTACTTTTTCTTCTTCTAATAGAATATTTTTTAGAACTTCTTCTTCTAATAGGAGACTTTCTAGAACTTCTAGTACTTTTTCTTCTTCTAATAGAATATTTTTTATAACTTTTTCTAATAGTAGACTTTCTACTACTACTTTTTCTTCTTCTAATAGGAGACTTTTTAGAACTTCTAAGTTTAAGAGAAGACTTAGAACTTGTATTTTTTGATTTCTTTATCATTTATTATATAAATGATAAAAATTTAATGGTAAAATTTATTATACGAAAGGTTCTACATAATCAGTATTATATCTAGCATTATGAAAGTCCCAAATTTCCGGACATCCAAATTTAAATCCATTAGGTATTTGTTTAGCTTTATACCAAAAAATACAGTCTTCAAGTTTATTGCTTTTAGTAGCATTGTGTATATATAATGCTGTATAGTCGTCTGTAAGTTGATCCATTATATCGCAAAACTGACTAAAATCTGGTATTACACCTGCATAATTTTCCCATAAAGATCTACGATTTTTAAGATTGGGTTCTCTTAAAATAAAAGTTCCATCTATATTGGTGCGAATAACAGGTTTAATATCCATACAATATTGTAAAGAAAGAATGTATAGCATTTTCCAGTGTCTGCCGTTTTTAAAAAAACCTTGTTGTAATGGTTTATTAAAAATACCTGGGGTATCTGTGCAATCATCTAATAAACATACAGCCCAAGGGTTTGATAAATGTTTTTTAGCAATTTTTTGACGACTAATAAAAGATTTAAGTTGTTCTTCATCATATTTATTAAAAATAAAACTATTAGGAATCATAGTTTTATAAAATCCATTACTATCCTCTGTACCGCTAAAAACTACACCACATGGATATATATTTTTTTTTGCGTGTAATAAAGATGCTATTAAAGTAGATTTTCCTGTTCCTGGTTTTCCTATAATTACTATTTTACTACCTCCTTGATCTGGATTCATAAAAGTTTTTGAATTTGGTTGAATAGTATCCAAATTTAATTCTTTTATATATATATCGTTAGTAGAATTTTGATTGTTAATACTCATATTTAAAGATGAGATAGAATTTTTTAAATTAGTATTAACACTAATTTATGTAAGTAGGAACATAATTAATAAGTTTTGTATTATCAACAGAACTGATTTTATTATCAACAGTACTCATTTTATTATCAACAGTACTGATTTTATTATCAACAGTACTCATTTTAGTATCAACAGTATTCATTTTATTGTGTAATTTAAAAAAAACTATAATAAATCCTATGACTATGGAGAACATTAAACTGTATGATAAGAGTAAAAAATAATTAATTGTTAAATCTTTATTTTTAGAAATTTCCATAACAAAAGAAGGTTTTATGATTAAAAATGTCAAAAAAAATATTATGAATGAGATTACAGTAAATAAAATAGATGAATTAATAGGAGTCAAATGTTTTAAATCAAGTTTCATTTTATTATAAAATAGAAAATTAAAATTCGTTATCGGAATCTTTATTTTCACAATCGGATTCTACACTCAAATGATCTTTATCTATAAGATCTTTAGATTTAATATAAATAGAAATTTTTCCTAAACTACCTATTGATGACTTGAATAAAAGAGGAAAACCAATTTTAGTATATATTTGCATGGTATTGTTTAATCCAGCCATTTTTGTAATACGAGATAATTGTTCTGTGTCAAAATCTTGATTATATTCAATAGATTTATTTTCATCATTATCTTCTTCATCTGAATCTCCCATATCTCCAAACTCAACATTTCTTTTCATTACTCCTCCTGCATTACATCTGAACTTAATATTAAATTTTCTAGAAACTACATTAATACTATTTCCAATATGAGCCATATCTTTACACATTTTCTGATATTCTGAACTAGGAACTATAATAGGTTTTCCGTATCCTTCCGGTATATCAATGTCAATTGTTTGAATACCTTGGATCTTTACAAAAGAAGTTGTAACCCTGTTATTTTCTTTAGGTATAACTTTGATACCTAAATCAGTAGGATTTTCATCGTTAATAAATAAACACATTGAATCTTTTTTCTTTATAGATTTTAACATCTTATGAAAGTGATTAAGATTGATACCTAAAAAAAGTTTTTCTTTTGATTTAAATTTATATAAAGTAAAATTTTCACAGTCTAAAGATAACTGTATAAGAATAGTTCTATGATGATCCATCATACATAATTTTATCCCACTATCATCAATTTCAAAGCAAGCTGTTTTTATGTTATTTTGTAATAATTCTGCTAGTATTTTAATACTATAAGCAGAATTTGTTTTAGCCTTAAATATTATAGTCATCTTATTTAGTGAATATTAGAAAATGTTTAAATAACATTACTATATCTTGAACAGTAATTATTTATTTCATTAGAAACTTGAAAATATCAACAATGAGAATTATATTTTATTTTTTCATAATCAAAGTTTACCTTATTTATATCATTTTTAATAGTATTATTAATTTCTTTAGGAACTCTTAATTCTTTTAAAGTATCTAAAATAGTTTTTGACGGTTCAATAAAGTTACTACGAGGAACTGTAGAAAATATATGTGTTGACATTTTATAAATACAAATAAAAATAAAATAAATATATTTTTGACATACAGATAGTTTAATTTAATAAATATATTTTTTCCATAATAATGCTCCAATTATACCAGATAGTGCACCTAAAAAATGTCCTTCTATAGATAAATTTTTATTATGCATAGATGGAATTATAACGATTAGAAATATACTTAATATTATTTCTAAATTAATACGTTTTTCATAACATATCTCCCAAGTTATTATACCAAATAATATACCCGAAAATCCTATAGAACACTTTAATTTAAATATAATTCTAAATATATATTCGACTAGTGTATTAAAAGATATTAAAAAAGCTAATAACCATATAAAAGATTTACTCCCCATTGTATGTTCTAGTCTAGACAATACATATAGTGCAGTTATATTTAATATGAGATGTTCAAATTCTATATGTGTAAATATTCCTGCAAATACTTCATATATATTAGTTTCACAAGGTAATTTGGTTAAAATACCTATTTTATATAATGTAAAAATTATTATCAATATTAGAATAACAGATATAGTCACAGGTATATTGTTAAACTGTTCAACATACATTATTTATAATTACAAATAAATTTTAATTTAAAATAACTAAATGTTTAGATACCTGTGACATATGTTGAAGATACCAAATTAAATATAAAAGATATAAACTTTAGAATTTTTTCATCTTTAGCTTGTTTTTTATATTCTTTTTTATAGATAGGCTTGGATGATGACCTTTTTCCGTCTAACATATAAAAGATATCATCACATACATTATTGTTAAGGAAATCTGTAAATCTTTTAGTTTTTTCATCAATTGAATCTTCTAATACAAATATTACACTCTTTACATTATAATCAAATTTTTTGAATAATTCAAAATCATTACACGCTCTAACATAATAACAATGATCTAGATAAGATTTACATTCAATAACTGCTATGAATTTATCATCTACATAAACATGAATATCAACTTGATGAAGTTTACTTATTTCTATATTATAAGGTAATATTAGATTTTTTTTATCAAACTTACCAAGTTTAGCTGTCAAATTTATTTTTGTTTTATTTGCTATTTCATCTATTATTTCTATTACAAGATTTTCAATAGCACTTCCTCTGTTTTCTCTCATCTTCCCGCCACTACAACCATTATCATTTAATAAACACCAATCATCTAATAATTTATTTAATTTATTCATAGAAAAATTAACTACATCATTCAAGTGTGAATGTACTTTTAGTTCAGTATCAATTGGTAAAGAAACTTTTTTATCATCAATTACTAGTGTAGAAAATTTTTCGTTTATAACTAACATTTCTATAACTTGTTTTTTATTCTGTTTACAAATTACTTTAATTTTTCTCTGTTTACAAATAGACTTTATTTGAGAATATTTAATTGTTTTTTCTAAAATTGGTCTGAACATCTGTATAATGATATCTTTTCTTTAATTTTCATTATTTAACTATTCATCTAAATAGTCAATATCTTCGACATTTACTTTATGTTCTTTTTATGGATCTAAAAAGAATATCTTATTGAGTACCTCTTTAATTATAGTTATATTTACATCTTGATCATTTATTCTAGTCCTATTGAAGTATTAAAGATATGTTCCAATTTATTAATATTCTACTTTATCCAAATATCATCACATTTTTTACATAAATTTAAATTACCAGATCTATTCAAAAATAACATTCTATAAAGTTTTTCTGAATTTTCAGATTCGTAACTATATACTTTTTTACATATATTACATCTATTAAATATTTTTTTATCCATTATATTTATTATTGTAGTAAATAATATTTTAAAATAACTAGTCAACATTTTTAAAAATTAAAATGGTTAATCACATTATAGTTTTAAGGTTATATACAGAATTTATACATAAAATTAATTTATTTTATAAAAGAAAATTAAAATCGAATTATATACTCTTCTTCTAAATCTTTATATAAAATGACTCAAAAATGTACTCGTTGTAAAAAACAACTAAATATTAACGAATTTTCTACAAAAATAGACAATACAACATACAAAACTTGTATAAATTGTTCAAACAATAGAAAAAAGAATCATAAAACTTGTGAACAAGATGGATGTGAAACACGACCTACTTTTAATATTAAAGGAAGTAAAAATCCTAGATTCTGTTTTTTACATAAAACTGTTGATATGGTAGATATAAAAAGTAAAACTTGTGAACAAGATGGGTGTGAAACACAACCTACTTTCAATATTAAAGGTAGTAAAACTGCTAGATTTTGTTCTTTACATAAAACTGTTGATATGGTAGATATAAAAAATAAAACTTGTGAACAAGATGGGTGTGAAACATACCCTATTTTCAATATTAAAGGTAGTAAAACTCGTAGATTTTGTTCTTTACATAAAACTGCTGGTATGGTTGATATAAAGCATAAAACTTGTGAACAAGATGGATGTGAAACACAACCTACTTTCAATATTAAAGGTAGTAAAACTCGTAGATTTTGTTCTTTACATAAAACTGTTGATATGGTAGATATAAAAAGTAAAACTTGTGAACAAGATGGATGTGAAACACGACCTACTTTCAATATTAAAGGTAGTAAAAATGCTAGATTTTGTTCTTTACATAAAACTGTTGATATGGTAGATATAAAAAGTAAAACTTGTGAACAAGATGGATGTGAAACACGACCTACTTTTAATATTAAAGGTAGTAAAAATGCTAGATTTTGTTCTTTACATAAAACTGTTGATATGGTTGATATAAAGCATAAGACTTGTGAAGAAAATGGGTGTAAAACAAGACCTAATTTTAATATTAAAGGTAGTAAAAATGCTAGATTTTGTTCTTTACATAAAACTGTTGATATGGTAAATATAATAAGTAAAACTTGTGAACAAGATGGGTGTGAGACAACAGCATATTATGGTAAACCTGGTTATCAAAAGAGTCATTGTTTTCAACATAGAAAAATTGGAATGATAAGAAAACCAAATGCTAAATGTTCTAAATGTAAACAGTTAGCAATATGGGGTATTAATTGGATTCCTAAACATTGCGAAAATCATAAGACAGAAGATGATAAAAATTTAGTAGAAAGAGAATGTATTTCTTGTGGTTTATTATATATTTTAGATGATGAAAATAAATGTTCATTATGTAATCCAGAATCTTTTATGATTGCTCGTTTAGCAAAACAGAATGCTCTTATGAATTATTTAGATGCTAGAGATTTAAAAGGAGTAAGCACTGATATAGTTATTGATAAAGGAGAATGTGGAAAAGAAAGACCAGATAGAGTATATGATTTTGGTGATAAAATAGTTATATTAGAATGTGATGAGCATCAGCATCGTGATAGACAGTGTTTATGTGAGCAAACAAGAATGGTAAATATAGGTCAAAGTTTTGGAGGAATTCCAGTTTATTTTATAAGATGGAATCCAGACGATTATTGTCCAGATAACGATAGAAAGAATCCTGAAATAATATCAAATAGATATAAGTTAGTGGGGGATTTAATTAGAGATATTAAAAATAATAAACATAAATTACCTATAGGTTTGGTGTCAGTTATTTATTTATATTACGATGGGTGGAATTCTATTACTGATTCAAAATGGGAAGTTATTACGAATTATGATTAGTTTAAATAATAAATTGAAATGTTATTTATTAATTAAAATATATTAATAAATGCCTAAACTTTATACAAAGACTGGAGATAATGGAACTACATCATTGTATGATGGAAGTAGATTAAAAAAGAATTCTATATTTTTTGACGTTCTAGGAGATTTGGATGAATTAGCAAGTCATATAGGATTATTATGTGCTAAAATTAACGATGAAAGTTTGACAATGTGTATAGAGTTTGATTTTTCTTATTCTATAAAAATAGATAAATTAAGAGAAATTCAGGTAAAATTGTTAGATATTGGAAGTAATATTGCTGTTGTAGATGAGAAAAAAAAAGAAAAAGTGCCAAAATTAACTGAACAAGATGTTAAAAAAGTAGAATCCTGGATCGATGAATGTGAACATACAAATACAAAATTAACTGAATTTTTACTAACAGGTGTAAGACAAGCAGATTCTCAATGTAACATATGTAGATGTGTTTCTAGAAGAGTTGAAAGAGGTATGTGGAAGTTAAATGAAGAAGTTGAAGTTGATACTAATATTTTAAAATATATGAATAGACTCAGTGATTTCTTTTTTGCTTTTGCTAGAAATTTAGCAGAATGTAAAGAAATTAAAGTTAGTGATATTAAAAAGACTATGTATCATCCATAAACTAAATAATTTTAAAATCTATTGTGGTATAATTATTATACCACAATATTAAAATGTTAATTTATTATCTTTAAGTTGGAACTTTGAAGCTCAATATATTTTTTTAAAACTTCTTCTCCTTTTTTAGTTAGGAGAGGTGTTTTATCATATGTTTTTCCAAATATATCTCCAAATGCTATTTTTATTAAATCTTTTTCATATGGCTGTGTTTGCATAATTGCAAATATACCTAATAATTCATCTGTTGATTTATCACTTGCTTTTGATAGTAGTTTTAGATATTCAACTATATAAAACATAATTATATTTCCACAGAAAGGATTACAAGGAATATTTCCATTTTCATCCTTATATACAAAGACTCCTAGTGTCCACCCATATCCTTTTTTATATGTATTTACCAAAGTATTCTGATTCTCTTGATCTAAATCAAGCCATAATTGTAGAAATTCTCTAGGTTCGTGTCCTGAATGAGGAGTTGCAACCATTTTTTCTGAACATAATCTACTTATATCTTGATGTCCCATCATCTTTATTCTAATAGTAAGCCATAGTTTATTAATATTCATTGATGTTTTTTCATCGGACATGTGTATGCATTATTTATTTATTTATAGTTTAATATTCAATTTGTTTTTTAACTAAGTTTTAGTAATACTGTATAATAAGGTTTGTTTTCTATTTTATATCCTATTATTTTAATTTCATCTCCTGGAGTATTTGTTTTTATCGAATGTTTTTTTATATTATAAGCATTTTTGTACGAATATAGAGTAAAAGACATAGGTATATGAGATTCAGCAAATGTTCCTTTATTATAATGTTCAGTTTTCCAAGTTATTGATATATCGTAAGCTTTTTCTATAGATGATGTATTTTGGGCTAGATATACTCGGTCATCTATTAGAATATTTTTAAAAAAATATGGAATATTAAGTCCTATTTGAATATAGTTATGTATGGTATATTTAACATTATTTTCATTGATCCAATGTTGTATAGATTCTTCACCAAATAAAATAACTTGATTTGGATGTTGAGTAAAATCTGTTATATCAACGTAATAATTCTGAATAAACTCTCTGGTATGATAATCAACTATATTAATATTTCTTTGTATATTTAATCGGAGACAATAAATGAGTCTTTTTAAAGTCTCATTATCATGAACAACAATTAGTCCGTTATGAAAAAGAGCCTTATTTATTTTAAATTTCTTTGATATGTTTCCGTATTTAAATGATGGGTCTATTTTGAAGAAATTTTTTACAAAAATTGATATATTCTCATCGTTCATTTCTTTGATATCATTATCGTATAGATATTTAGAATACATCCATAATGTATATTCTATTAAATATCTAGCTATTTTTTTATTTTTATTGTATTGATCTAGAACAGAAATTTCTTGTATACAATTTACATATTCTTTTTCTTCTGGTAGATCTAGTTTATCTGTTTCTTTTATAGGTATAGTTATTTTTACATTTCCTAATATTCCATTAAGACCTACGGCTTTATTATTTATAATTGTTTGTGATTCTATTTCTATGTCTAATTCTTTTATAAAAAGAATGGCTATTTTTAAAGATATTTTTGTTATCAATTGTTCTGTTTCTGGAAGAGCTAGAGGTTGTATAGGACTTGTAACTAAAGATATTTTACGATCTTTAAATATTATATGAAGTGTTCTGGTTTTTCCATAAGAATCTATAGATTGTGATAAAATTTTTATATCAGATGGTATAGGTAACACTATATCTTTTATTTGTTGATCAAGACCGTAAGATTCTTTGAGTTTAGAAAATAAACGTCTTATATTAGAAGAATTTTTATAAGAAAACAAATCATGCGGATTTTCTTGTTTTACTGTATTATATTTAACAATTAATTCGCATTGTTGTTCATAACCTGTATGTTCGTAAATATAAATACACGGATAATCATTTTTGTATTTATAATAAGATTGTAAATGCCTAGGTAAAATCATTTCGCCGTCACTCAATATAGTGGGTCTTGTAAATATAAATATATTACATTTGAAATGTTCTTCTAAAAGATGTATAAATAATTTTGGATCTAGATATTCGTTTGGATTTTTTAACATTTCTCTAATAGTATCCTTATTTTTATCATACATTTCTTGTCTACAAAGAGAAAGATTACTATCATCTTCTGCTAATTTATTTCTAACATCTATTAAAAAAGCTATTCTCTCGTCTTCATCTGTGATTGATAAAATATCTGTAGTATTATCTAAAGCTTCCATTACACAGTTTAAGAAACTGTGTTTATTTCTGAATACTCCCTTTCTTACATATTCATATGTTTCATTAGGATATATAAAAGTAAAAAGATTTTCAATGTTATAAGGAAGAATTCCAAATCTATCATTATCTAGTATTTTATCAGTTTTAATAACATCTTTTGTTTTATAAACAGAATTTTCTTCATCTAATCCTTTATAATATTTAAGGAATTTTATTTTATTGCTTTGGTTTGTTTTAAAGCAACATGGAACATATGGATATTTTTTTGAATTTTTTAATTTATTTTTTGTAAGACCAACATATTTATATTGTTTATTATTACAAACATAATATTTTTGATTTTCTCCATCGTTTGGAAATTTTACTGCCATAGAATCAGTAGGTACATCTCTCGGAAATTTTACTACACTTTTATCATTTTCTTTTGCTATATCAGCCTCTTTTTCCGAAACAATACTTGGCATTCTACCTTGTGGACAGTTTCTAGTGTAATTTGATACAAAAATTTCCGGAGCCTCTTCTGAAATTTTTTTTGGTTCTTCTTCATAAATCTCTTCTGGTTCTTCTTCCTCGAAATCTTTAATGTATTTGGAATAAAATTCAATAATATCAGGAGCTTTTTCATCGTATTTAGTTAATAATTTTCCAAGTATATTTTGGAAAATTAAAATAGACTCTGTATTTGTTGCTTCTTTTATTTTAACACTGATAAAAAAACTTTTATCAGGAAATAAATCCGAATTTTGTTCGGATGGACGATTCATTTTATTTGCTATTTTCTGTGATAAGTTAGCTTTTATCAATCCTGTACTAGGGTGGTAGAACTGTATAAAAGTATATGTTTTGTTTTTAGTAGCTCCTTCTCTTTCATCAATTTTTAATAGACTACTGAATAATTCGTCATTCATAACTAAGTCGGATAATATATATTTATCTATTTTTTTATTATCAAAGTAAAATATCCCAGATACTTTACTTTCAGTTGATTGTTTAACATACAAATTTAAATTTTTAAAGACATCTAAAAATCTATTTGTATATTCATCTTTAGAAGCATTACCTTCACTTGTATTAGTATAAACTATTATTTCAGCTAAAATATCTTTTGATACATCATCTATTTTTATTATAGTATCTGTATAGTTTGATAGATTTTCTTTTACAAATGTCTGTCTAGATGCTACTTTAATAATAATTGAATCACTAGAAGAATTCGTCCATTCTTCTGAAGGAATAAATTTATTGTCGATTTTATAAAAATTTTGTGTAGTGACAAAAGGTACGTAATTATTAAGAATACACTCATTAAATAATTCCAATAAAGATAATCGATTTTCGGATTCATCTTTACTTTCTAGTTTAAGTGTTGATAATACATATTCAGTATTAAAATCTGTAAAATGAGTTAGACTAGTTTTATCGAAAGATTTAAATTTTTTCTTCGCTTCTTCTGAAGTTTTTTTATTTTTATCTATTCTATCTTGTAATTTTTTTATATTTTTATCTTTATTTCTCCATATATCTTTGATAGAAATATTTAGAACTAAATTTTTTATTTTTCTAGAAGTTATATCTGTTATTATGTCATCTAATGCAAAATCTCCCTGTGTTTTATATGTTCTCTTTAGTTTTTTATTATATGCAAACCAAATAGGTAATACATATTCTTTGATATCTAATTTTTTGTCGATATTCTGTACTTTATCAATGAGTTTTATTATGGATAAATTTTTTTCGGCAGATTCCTTGATATCTAAAAGTAGATCTTTAACTGTAATTTTAGTATCTTTGCGGTAAAATTCAGATAAACTTAAATCATCTTCGAAAATTAAATATTCTGGTAATGTATTTAACGATGAAGCTATTCTGTTTTTAAATGACGATATAGTATCTAAAACATATGATTTAAATTTTTGTTCATTTATATATGGCATTTTATTATATTATTTATTAAATGTTTTTAATAAATAATTAATTACGATTTTATAAAGAATGAGCAAACACTTTTAAAGATTCAGTATCTCTTTCGCCATTATGAACTTTTTTAAATTTTCCACTAGAATCAAAACCAAAATAAGCAGGTACCCCCCTAAAATTAGGGTCGAACTTCGACATTAAAAGACCAGCCTTCCTATCAGATTCGTCACCATCAGTAAGAATATAAGTTAAAAATACATTATTTGTAACGTTTTTTAATTTTTCATACGCAGGTTTAGCTTTTACACAATATCCACATCTACTAGACTGGACCATAATTACTACAGGTTTACCATTACCTACCCTTTTCTTTAATCTACCATCAGATTCAAAATCTGTAATTTCTAGATAAGGAATTTTACTCATTTAATTATTATTAAGAAAATAATTAAATTAATTTACTTCCTTTTTCTTTAAAGTAAAAAATATGCATTTAATAGTTTATTTAACTTTTAAAAAATAATTATTGTAAATTATTTTTTATGATTAGGTATCTTGAAGGTTAATGTTTTTTTGTTTTTACAATTTCTTTATCTATAATTTTTAACCATTTATTGTATTCTTTTTCAAATTCATCCATATCATTAATCCATAATTGTTTTTCAGAAGTTTTTACTAGATTATCTTTTGTTTTTAGTTTAGATGCTATGTCATCTTTCAATTTTTGTATTTTTTCTTCTGTTATACTCTTGAATTGTAATCTAAGTAAATAATCATAACCACCCTTTTTTTCTTCTTCTTCATCTTCATCTACAATTATAAGATCTTTATCATATCCACGTTTTTCTAAATCTAAATACAAGTCACACATTTTTCTACTCTTTCTAGTTTTTTTATCTTTATCTTCATCAAACAAAAGTAAATCTCCAGACATAATTTCTTCTAGAAATCTTTTTTTGTTTCCTAAAATTTTAATTTCGTTAACAAGCTGATCTAAAATATGTTTTTTTCTTTTAATATAATAATCGTATCTTACTTTACAGAAAGAATTAATAATTTCATGTACGTTATTAAATTTATGTAGAGTACCTTTTTCTGTAAATAGAACCATATTTGATACAGAAATATATTTATATAGTTTAAGATTTTCTTTTGTACAAGAAAGTCCATCACTTTCTTCAGTTATAACAAATCTGACATTATTTGGATTAGAATAATTTTTAACTTTTTTGACTGCTTTCTCTTCTAAAAGAGTATCTAGATAATCTTTAAAATTATCGGTCCACATACCAATAGGTAATTCATCAACAACTTTTGTATTTTTTTCTAGTGTTATATTACCCCAAGATGTATATTTTCCTTCATCAGTTTTTTCAATAACTCCATTATAACCACGATACCAAGGAGTTAATTCTGGTAATAAAGTTACTATAGTACCTTCATCTTCAAATAAAATTTTTCCATCATTTTCAAGCCATATTTTAACACATTCTATTAAATCAATTGGATTATAACAAGGTACTGAACAAGACCATCCTGTTCCGATACCTACAATACATCCATTAATCAGAATTGTTGGAAGAATCGGTGCATAAAATTTAGGTTCAACCATATCACCATCTTCTACAACTCTTTCAAGTAATACATCATCTTCAGGTCTGAATAATAATCTAGTAAGACAATCTAATTTAGTATTTATATATCTCGCATTTGCAGCATCTTTACCTCCTGATAATCTAGATCCGAATTGTCCATCTCTAAATAAAAGAGGGATATTATTACTACCTGGAAAACAATTAGCCATTTTAGTAATTGTATCGTAAAGATTCTGTTCTCCATGATGATAAGCTGTTTTCTCTGCTACATAGCCAGCTAGTTGAGCAACTTTAAGAGTTTTGCCTGTATATTTAAGATTTTTAAGAAAAGATGCGTATAAAGTTTTTCTGTGACTTTCTTTAAGTCCATCCATCATTCCTGGAATACTTCTCTTACAATCGTTTATAGAGAATAGAATCATTTCAGTATTAAGAAAATCAGACATTGATAAATCGTTTGTCTCTTCATCATCTCCATTCCACACTAAACTTACTAATTTAGAATCATAATTTTCTAACCATATTTTTCTAGCATCGGCTTGCTTTGTATTGAAAACTTTATTCATATTTAAACTAGTGTTTTCATCTGCTACAAATGTTATCATTTTTTTACCGAAGGTATCCATAATATCTTGTGTAGATGAAGAACCTAATCCTTTGTAATATTTTTTGTCAATCTTTTGTCCAGATGGATTTTTTTTATTATAATTTTCAACATATTCTTGATATTTCCTTTCATCGTAAAATAATTTTTCTTTTTTATTTGAAAGAAAAACTCTCACAATAGGGGTTTGCATACATGTAATAAAAGATTCTAATCTTTCTAATAAACTTGGAAATAAATTATGGAATAGATTTATCAACAAGCCTTTTATATGAATTCCATCTACATCTGCATCTGTAATAATCATAATCTTACCATATCTTAATGTTTTAAAAAATTCATCTACAGAATAATCTACATCTGTTTTAACTCCTAATGCTTTAATAATATCAGACACAACAGCATTTTTAGCTATAGAATCTGTCTTTGCATTCCTAACATTTAAAACTTTTCCACGAAGTGCGTATATACCAAACCAATCTCTTCCACTTTTTCCAAAAGCTCCCACTTCTATTCCCTGAACAGCATATGTTTTAGCAGATAATCCTTCCACTAAAATAAGAGTACACTCATATGAATGTTTTCCTCCTTCATTGTTAGCAGGATCCAACCCTTCAATTTTAACAAATTGTTTCTTTTTACGTTCTATTTTTTTCAATGCTCCTAATTCTTTCGACCTTTTAATTTCATCAATAACAGACCATTTAAGAATTGTATTAATATCTTTTTGTTTTATAGATGCTTCTACTGGAGATTCAAGTTTATGTTTACTTTGTGATTCAAATTCCGGATTAATTACTTTAACAGAAACAAAAATTTTAAAGAATTTTTTTATATCTGAAATACTATATGTAGAAGAACCTTTAGTTTTTGATAATTTAGTAACTATAGGACGAAATGCTGCTTCGGTCCACGCATCTACATGCGAACCTCCTAGAGAAGTATAAACACCATTCACAAAAGATATAAATTGATAACTATGTGATGGAATAATAACAACTTGAGCATTTGATGTATTAATAAATAAATTATCTGACTGTTCTTGATCTCCCTCATAAAGAAGAGAATAATCTTTAAGATTTTTAACTGGTATCAAAATATCATTGAAAAAAACATTAACACCTGTTAACATTGCTGTATCTATAGCATATCTACGGTATAAATCAATAATATCTTTAGTATACCCAGTCATACCAAACCTTTTAAAATCTGGTATCCAACATACTTCAGTATAACCTTTTTTAATATTTGTTTTTTCAATAACTGGTTCTTTAGCAGTTTTCATATTATCGTTCCATTCTTGATATAATTGTTTTTTATTTTCAGGATCTAAACCTCTAACTGAAAAAAAAGTAGAAAATATATTAGATAACTTTATACCATAACCATTTCGACCTGAAATATTATATCTATCTTCTGTATCATCATAATTTGATGATGTTAGAAGATGTCCAAAAATAAGTGTATGATTATAACATTTTTCTTCCTTATCTTCTTCCACAGAAATAATCTGTCCATCGTTCCAAATAGAAGTTTCACAAGTTTCCTCACTAATATTGATTTTTATTTGAGTACATCGGGTTTCTGCTAAAATACTTCTAGAAACATTGTCTATAGCATTCGACAAAGCTTCTACATATATTCTCAAAATACCTGGAGGGTATTCTATATTCTTTTTTGTTATTTTAAATTCAGAATCAGCAACATAATCTTCAACTAATTTTGAACGAGTACTTCCTATATATGTATCCGGTCGATGAAGAATATGTTCACGTGGATTCATTTTACTAAATTTTTGTCTTGATTTAGAAGGCATATTTATTTACATAAAAATTACTATTTCTTAAATTCATTTTTTAAAATAAAACAATCATTATACTTTTATTTTTATCTTCGAGATAGATTTTAAAAACTAATTTATTTTATTTTGTTATAAATAAATGAATAAAAAAGATATAAAAGAAGATTTTTGCGGTGCTTGTCTAGCAGTACCTTTAGCTTTTGCTGGAGTTGGTGCTAGCGCATACGGAGCTAACTCTAGAAAAAGTTATAAAAACGCTAAATTAATAGCATTATGGGGAGGTATAATTTCTATTGTTATATCACTTATTATAATTATATATTATCTTAATACTTGTAGTGATTGCCGTTAAACTAATATTTAATTAAATATTAGTTCTTTATTTAGTATAAATAATGAAATGTTTTAATAATGTATCTACAACTTTACATCCTTTAAAAAAAATAAGAAGTAAACCCATTAATATTCCTAAACATAAACATAAACATTGTCAAATTCAAGAATACGATAAGAAGTTTACACAAGAAACAAAAAATATTAATTATTGTTTTATAGGAGTATTTTTGTTTGAATTATAACTTTAAAAAAATAAATAAATTTAAATAAATGAATATCAACTCTTTTAAGAATTTAGTAATTGTTGCTAAAAATATCTCAATAAGTGATCCGTTTTTAGAAGAATATTTAAAAGTTTTTCATACTCTAAAACAAGAAGTCAAAAATATAGAAATTAAAAAACTATGTAAAGAAGCTAAATGGTATTTTAAAGATGTTATAGAAAATGACGGAATAACATATACAACATTTTCTAAATTAGAAAATAAGAATATTTAAAATCAATATTTTATTAAATAAATGTCATGTTTATTTAATTCTCTTTCTTATTTTATCAAAGAAAAATCTCCAGATGAAGTTAGACAACTTATATGTAATTATTTATTATCTAATCCTAAAATTATGGACACAATAGACGTAGAAAGTGTTACACAATGGGAATCCGGTATATCTTTAGACTTATACATTAAAAATATGAGAAACAGTAATGTATGGGGAGGTGCTATAGAAATTAAAGCTTTTTGTGAAATTTTTAATATGTCAGTTTTCGTTAAACTAAATACAGGAAAATACGTAGAATTTATACCAAATTCTCTTAATGAAAAAACTCAAGTTATACAACTATATTACACAGGAAATCATTACGAACCTATAAAATTAACAAGAAATTAATTATAAAATACACTTCCTAAAGTTGTTAACATATGATGATTCTTTCTCAATTTTATTTGTTTAGAACTATCCGCATATTCTTTAGCAGATTTAAAATCACCAGTTTGTACTTTAATAGGCTTCTCTAATTGGTAATGATTTTTATCCATAGTAATGTAACCAACTTTTATCCAACTTTTTCCATAAGTTCTATCTAAATAAGGAAGAGGATTATTAGGACATATAATAACACCTGATCCAAATTTGAGTTGTTTTAATGGAAACAAATCTTTTAATTTATGATAAGCGTTCGGCCAAATTCCAGAAGTAAATTCAGATTCAAAATGAGTTCTATCTTTTTCTATGTAAATTGGAAATAAATCTATAGAAGAAATTTTACCATCTACCTTTTTAATTGAATTTATTTTTATCCAATCAGTATCTCCAGATTCTGAATGTTTAACTACTTTATAACCTAATTTTTTGAATGTATCTTTTAATTTTAATATCAAAGGAACATCTTTCGAACTTATTTCAAGATCTACATCATCGTCCCATTGAATTATTCCTTTATGTCTAACAGCTCCTAGTAAACTTCCACCAGAAGCAAAATAAATAATGTTATTATCTACTAATATATTATGTAAATCATAAAAACATTTATATAAAAACTGTATATATTTTTTATCAGTATAATATTTATCTTTCGTCTGCATTTATTATATAACTTTTTTTAAGTTCTTAAAAAAAGTTAAAGAAAATTAAAATAAATTATATTTATATATAATAAATGACAGATGAAATATGTGATTGGGGTAAAGACCCCAAAAAATTAAAAAAATTAATGAAAAATTGTGCGCATAAAAATCCAGCAAAAAGAAACAAATCTATTTTTAAGATGCATGAAGATCTTGGTTGCAGAGATTATGCACAACAAAAAAGAAATGAATGTTTCGCTTTGAAACCAACCGACGACACTGATTCTGAATCAGAAGAAGTAGTTTCTCCGGTTCTCAGAAAATCTAAAAAATCATCCAAAGACACTGATTCTGAATCAGAAGTAGTTTCTCCGGTTCTCAGAAAATCTAAAAAATCTAAAAAATCTAAAAAATCATCCAAAGACTGCCCTAAACCTTATCAATACAAAAACGATAAGGGACGTTGTGTAAATAAACCTTGTGATGAAGGAGAAGTTAGAGATAAAACTACAAAAGAATGCAGAGAAAAGAAAAGTTCTTCTCCTAGAAGACGTCGTTCTAGTACTAAAACAAGCAAAGTTTCTAGAAAACGTCGTTCTAGTTCTAAAAGAACCAAAGTTTCTAAAAGAAGAGTTTCAACTAAATGTCCTAAATCTTATCAACATAAAAACGATAAGGGACGATGCGTAAACAAACCTTGTAATGAAGGAAAAGTTAGAGATAAAATTACAAAAAAATGTAGACTTGTTTCTGCTAAAACAAGTAAAGTTTCTAGAAGACGAAAATCATCAAAACGTGTTTCTACTAAAACAAGTAAAGTTTCTAGAAAACGAAGAAGTTCAAGTAAATGCCCTAAATCTTATCAATATAAAAACGATAAGGGACGATGTGTAAATAAACCTTGTGATGAAGGAGAAGTAAGAGATAAAACTACAAAAGAATGCAGAGAAAAGAGAAGTTCTTCTCCTAAAAGACGTCGTTCTAGTCCTAAAAGAAGCAAAGTATCTAGAAGACGTAGAAATTCTGTTAAAAATTACGGGAAAGATATGTCAAAAAGTGACTATATAAATGAAATTGTAAAAATCACAGGTAGTAAAAAAGATGTTTATAGTAATTGGGGTAAAAAACAATTAAAACAAAGATTAGAAGCATTACAAGAAGAATATGTAGATCCTGATCCTACCGGCTGTCCTAAATCTTATCAATACAAAAACGATAAGGGAAGATGTGTAAATAGACCTTGTCCATTTGGTTACATTAGAGATAAAACTACAAAAAAATGTAAGGAAAAGACAAGAGGGTTAACTCAATTTGAGCGTTTCTATAAAGTTCATATAAAACAAGTAAGAAAATTATATCCTGGTTTGAGTAGTAAGCAAAAAATGCAAGAAGTAGTTGATGAATGGTATTCAATGACTCCGGAAGAAAAGGATGAATACTAAAGTTTGATACTTAAATTAATATTAACTATAGTTAATATTAATTTAAAATTCTATGAATAATATAAAAGATAATGTATTATTTAATAAATTGTGACACATATGATTGTGTTAATTTTCAAGCTATATTAGGAGTTGCTGACAATAAAAGAGCTGTTATGGAGCTTCTTTATAATTTTCATAAACAAAATTATAGTTCAAATTTAACTTTCGAAAAATCTAACTTTGATATACAAATAATAAAAATATCAGAGAATAATTATAATTATTTACTGGATGAGATAAATAAAAACATAAACAAAATTAGAAAAAATCATGAAATGAATAAATATCTTCCAGAATGTCAACATTCTGAATACTTATTTATAATATTAGATAACTACGAACCTAACTATGATATCTTTGATAAAGATTTTCATAAAAGATATTACAGTATTATAAGTAAGTCTAAACAAATTTTAATATAATTTTAAATTGATTTATTATTTGAAAATTGAAGATATTAATATAAATGTCTCTAATAACAACTGAAAAGTATCAATTTATTAAAGAATATTATGGAAATATGTGTTCTTGGGCAATTTGGTCAGAACAAACAAATAAAAAGATTAAATCTGGTATGGATGATATTTCTGTTTTTAATAATGAAAGTGTACTAAATTTATTAAATCCTAATTTAGTACTTGTAGGACTTAATATATCAAAAAAAATACCAATTGTATTTGGAAATTTTCATCCAACTAATTCATCAGCACAAGATTATAAAACTAGATATGCAGTAAAAGATACTATATTTTGGGGTAGCTATATGACTGATATAATAAAAGATTTTTCAGAAAAAGCATCTAGTAACATGATGAAATATCTTAGTAAAAATAAAGATTTTGAGTCACAAAATATTAAATTATTTCAACAAGAATTAATAGATATTGGTTCAAATAATCCTATACTGATTGCTTTTGGAAATGATGTTTATAAAATATTAAGGAGACATTTCAAAACCACATATAGAATATATAAAGTAACACATTATTCTGCTCGTATATCAAAAGAACATTTACGTACTGAATTTAAAAAATTGGAATACGTAATTTATTAAAGAATAATCTTAAAATATAATTAAAAATAATTATATTTATGATATTACACCTCTGATAATCTTATCATTTCTTCTCTAAAAACTGAATTATCATCATCCATCTTAAATACTTCCTGATATCCATTGTATATTTATTCGTTATTCATAGCATCTTCTACTATTGCTATGTTTATTGCCTTGTTCTTTATACTAGGATGTAATTTCTTAGTTAATCCTTGCATTCCATTATCTATAACAACTTCAGAATTAGAAGTCTTATATTTTCCATTACCTCTTGTTTTATCAGTAATGGTATACATAGGTAATTGATTAGATTCAGTTTTTAATACATGAGAATGAGTAAACCTAGCAACACCCTTTTGACCTTCTATTAAATACTCTTTGTTATAATTATTTTCAACCAATTGTTTTATATCGTCATCTGATTTATTAAAGACAGATAAGTTCAAAGTATTGTGTATATTGGTAGTTTTTCTAGGATTTTTCGCTAAAGTTTGTATTAGATCATTCTTCTCCCTTAAAAATTCTTTTTTCTCTTCTAACAAAATATTGTTCTCTTTTAATAAATTATTGTTCTCGTTTTCTAATAATTGTATTCTCTTTAATAGAATTTCTGGTTTATAAGACGAACATATTTTTATATGTATTGTTAAATTAGATTTCTGATGAAAATCTTTACCACAACATTTACAAACAAAAGATCCTTTTTCTTTATCTTTTCCTTGTAACTTCAAACAGTATTTAGTTTTTGTTTGGTGTTGTTTTAAAGCTGAATTAGTTTTCAATATGGTTTTACAATATTGACATTCCATTTATTAAACTGTCATATACCTTTAAACAATATTCAACAATATTCAACAATTTTCAATGATATAAAAAATTAAACTATGTAATAGTTTAATTTTTTATTAATAATCAATGATTTTCAACGATTTTCAATGATTTTCAACAACTAATTGCCGGTCAAACGCCTTGAATTTACGACTTTCCAGATTTTTACAAATCCTGTGTTTTTTTTTAGAAATATATTTTAGATAATAAAAAAATCGGAGGAGAAGGAAAACTTTTCCAGATTTGTAAATATTCTATATCTTTATTTTTGGTAATCTAACAAATTTACATTATTATAATGATTTTTGGGATTTTTGTGAGTGCTGTCCAAAAGCAACATTATTCGGAAAAAACTGAAGGTTCAATTAATCTAACATCAATATACGGTATTTTTAGAGTTAAATGTTCAGAATTATTTCAACCATAAATACATAATATGCTATTTTTCCATAATTTTGGATTTTGGATTTTGAATACATTTATTTTTAGATCTTGGAGTATTTCCCGATTTACAACTAAAACATTTATGTTTATTATCTTTATTATAAAAACATGTTTTACATATTTCATTATGACATACACAACATTTTTTTAACCTATATTGTCTTTGTGTTTCGTATTCATCCCATTCACGAAAGCAAAAATTACATTTGAAAATACTAATTTCCTCCATTTTATTGTATTATGCTTTTCTTTACTTTAATTGAAATTAAACTCTTATACTTACAACAATTTATTTCTAAAGATAAAATATATTTGGTGTTGAACGTCTCTAATAACAGAATATGATAGGATCTCTTACAGGTTATGGAGATGGTGGTGGATGTATGATTTTTTTTAAAGAATAATTTTAAAATTTAATTATATTTACGATATTACACCTACCTCTGCCAACCTTATCATCTCCTCTCTAAACACTGAATTATCATCGTCCATCTTAAACACGTCTTGATATCCTTCATAGACATCCTGATTATTCATAGCATCTTCTATTATTGCTATATTTATTGCCTTGTTCTTTATACTAGGATGTAACTTCTTGGTTAATCCCTGCATTCCATTATCTATGACAACTTCAGAATTAGAAGTTTTATATTTTCCATTACCTCTTGTTTTATCAGTAATTGTATACATAGGTAGTTGATTAGGTTCAGTCTTTAATACATGAGAATGAGTAAATCTAGCAACACCTTTTTGACCTTCTATTAAATACTCTTTATTATAATTATTTTCAACCAATTGTTTTATATCATCATCTGATTTATTAAAGACAGATAAGTTCAGAGTATTATGTATATTAGTAGTTTTTCTAGGATTTTTTGCCAATGTATGCATCACATCTGAATGTAATTTAACCAAATCCTTTTTCTCTTGTAACCAATCTTTCTTCTCTTTTTCTAAAATTTCTATCTTTTTTAATAATTCTTTTACTTTAGGAATACAATATTCACATACTTTAATATGATTATCTAAATGAAGTTTTCTATGAAAATCTTTATCACAACCTTCACATACAAATAACCCTTTATTTTGATCTTTTCCTTGTAATTTCAAACAGTATTTAGTTTTTGTTTGATGTGAAATTAATGAATACTTTGTTTGTAATATTTTTTTACAATATTGGCATTCCATTTAATTAACCGATAATATGTATTTAAATCAATTAGTAAAAATTAGTAATAATTAGTAAAAATTAGTAATAATCATAAATCAGGTACAAATATATATTTAAATTTTTGTTTATATTCGTAAAATTAGTAATAATTAGTAAAAATTAGTAAATATTCGTAAAAATAATGCAGGTCAAACGCCTTTAATTTATGACTTTCTGGATTTTTACAAATCCTGTGTTTTTTTTAGAAATATATTTTAGATAATAAAAAAATCGGAGGAGAAGAAAAACTTTTCCGGATTTTCAAATATCTTGAAAGTACCAAATGATAAAAAATAATTATTTTATATCTTTAAGAGAATTATTTTTATTATGATCACATTTTAATTTTTAAAAGGTAACTTTTAAAAATATTGATTTTGTATCTTCAAGAAAAAGAGGATTAAAAAATTATTCTCCTAAAAAAAACTTGAATTAATTAGAATGTTATTACAATGATCTTTTGAAATAATTAGGTACATTTTATTAATTTCAATAAATTAATAAACAAAGTTAAATTAGAATCCAAGATCAACATCTTCAACCATATATTTCATAAAAGAATCTTTAATATTAGAATTATCTAGACCTGAAGATTTACGAGCTTCACAATATTTATCGAAATAATTTTTAGCATAACTATCATCTTCTTTTTCCATCTCTTCTATTTCTTTTCTAGATTTAATAATAATATTTTTCATATCATCCATTTTTTTCTGAGTTTCAAGATAAGTCCATGTCACTTGAGCTTTTTTAACTCTTAAAGTAGTATATCTATCTACAGGACTTTCTTCTTCCTTTTTAGTATCTTCTAGTAATTCTTTCTCTCTAGCTTCTATTTCTTGCATTTGTTTCTTCTCTTCATCTTTTTTAGTTCTAATACTAGAACTCACAGAATCTACCATAGATGTACGAATATCAATTTCCTTTCTTTCCCCCGAATAATCTCGAGAAGTAGTAATAGGAAAAGGTCTTCCTACATAAGCATGATATATCTGATGATAAGAATCCACATTTCTGATTATAAATTCAGCTCTCTCATTTGCTTCATTTTCTGTAGGATAATTTCCACGTAATTTAGCAAACCCATATATTCCTTTTTCATTAGGAGTAGCTCCTTTTGCTGGAACAAAAGAAATAAGCCCAATTTTCTGCGATGATTCAACAGGATCTGCATATCTTCTTTCAACCTTCAAAAAATTTCTTGTAAAACTATTATTATTTAATTCTTTCATAGCATTTACTACTTCTTCATCAGAAAGGTCAGGATGACCTTGGTTGGGTTGATAATTACGAGATGGATCTCTGTCTGATGGACAGGTTAAAGAATTTTCTGTCACCCATTCAGGATGATTTATAGATGTATCAGTCATTTTTTTTTATATACATATTCTTTTAAGTAATATAATAAGAATATTATTCTACTAATCATTTTAAAATTATCTCAACATAAGAATTGTTCTAACAAATATTGTTTATAGAATAATTATTCTTTTTATAAATGAAAACTATAAAAAATAGTCTTAATACAAGAAAAAGAAAAGTTATAAACGATGATGAATCATATGATGATAGCGATTCGGATTGGTCTGAATCCCTATCGTCGGATAAAAATGTTACTTTCCATATAAAATTATTGGATATACTAAGAAAAGAAATTCGAAAAACAGAACCTAATATAGAAGTGTTTCTTAAAGAACCATTACTTTTATCAGACAAATGTAAACTTCTACAATTATATGAAATTTATAAAAATTCTGAAGTAAATACTGAAAACTGGCTTAATTTAAGAACTAATATTAACAATATATTTGAAGAATCGAAAAATAACTATATTCAATATAATAGATATAGTCAAAAAGAACACGAAGAAATGAAAAAACAAATACATATATTAGATACTTATAACCCAGATTCAGATTTTAAATATAAAATTTTACATCTAAATACTAGTATAGAAAATAAAAAAATTATTTACAATAAATACAAAGAACTTAATACAATGTCTTCTACAGACGATGAAAGAGGTAAATTAAAAACCTGGTTAAATTGGGCTGTATCTCTCCCTTATGATTCTATAAAAATATTTCCATTAATAGGTGGTGAGTTAACAAATTTTTTAAAACATATTTCATCAACTCTTGACAAAGAACTTTATGGTATGAAGAAAGTCAAAGAGCAAATTTTATTGTTTGTATCGTCTAAAATACAAAATCCTCATATGAAAAAATGTTCTTTAGGTTTTATTGGATCTCCAGGAGTCGGAAAAACTTATATTTCTAGATTATTAGCAGAAATTTTAAACTTTCCTTTTGAACAAATTTCTTTAGGAGGGATCTCTAACTCTGATTTTCTAAAAGGTCACGAATACACTTATATCGGTTCCCAACCAGGAGAAATAGTTAAATGCTTAACTAGAATGAAATACAAAAATGGTATTCTTTTTCTAGACGAATTTGATAAAATTTCTCATAATAATGATATATGTTCAGCTTTATTACATATAACAGATCCAGTTCAAAATTCCGAATTCAAAGATAATTTTTTAAATGGTGTAAACGTAGATTTATCTTATCTTTGGTTTATTTATTCTATGAATAAATTACCTTCAGACACTGCATTAAGTGACAGAATTTATACAATAGAAGTTCCTGGTTACACACAACAAGATAAAATACACATAGTATCTGATTATCTTTTTACAAGAGCTCTAAAGAATATTAATGCAACATATTCTAAAGAATATATTAATGTAACATCAAAAGTAGCAAAACATCTAGTAGAAAAAACTATACACTTATATACTAAAGAAGACGAAGGAATTAGAAACCTTGAAAAAATAGTACACGACATAGTTAAAAAATTAGATTTCATAATAAAACATCAAGACAACAAAGGAAACATTAATGGATTTGATATTTCATTTAAACTCGGATATTTTATTAAATACCCAATAAATCTCACTTGTAATATGATTGACACTCTTATTACAACCATATAAAAATTATTAAATTAAATTAAATTGATTTAATTTAATAACATATTTTAAAACTACAAATGTCAACCCCAGTTAATTTCAACAAACTTAATATTGGAAAAATATTGGGTCAGGGATCAGGTGGAAAAGTTTTTCAAGTAAACGACAATTATGCGTGTAAAATTTATAATAGTGCTGAAGAAATCTCAACTATAAGAGAATTATCCATTTTATCATCCATAGATCATCCTAACATTATTAAGCCTATTAAAATTAATACCTACGAAAACCTCCCAGTTTTAATAATGGAAAAAGCTAATTCAGATCTAGAATCTATAATAATAGGATTATCTAATACAGATAGACCTATTATCATATGGCAAATATTAAACGCTCTAGATTTCTTACATAGTAATAATATGGCTCATAGAGATATTAAACCTCATAATATATTATTATTCGATACTATGAAAGTTAAAATATGCGATTTTGGACTGTCTAAATTCGATGTGTTATCAGGTATAACACATACACCTAATATTGTTACATTACCTTATAGACCACCAGAAGTTATATTAAATCCTGGTAATTACAACTTATCAGTTGATATATGGTCTGTTGGTGTAATATTGTTACGAATGATTTTTAAAAATGATTTTCCATTTCGTTCAGAACTTGAAATATATCATATGTTTTTAGTATTTCAATTGATAGGAACTCCTACAGAAGAAATATGGCCAGGAGTTTCTACAATGAAAAACTGGAAAGCTACATTTCCTAATTTTGTCACAGGAAATTTAGATGATTTATTAAAAAAGACTGATGCTTCAGATATGGAAAAAGATATTTTAAAAAAAATGTTACAATATCCTAACGCAAGAATCGACACTAAAAAAGCTTTAGAACATCCATATTTTAATGAGTATGCGTTTCTAAAAGATTTATATAAAGTTAAAGATAATAAAATATTTAAAGAACCTTCTTTAATAATTCAGTATATTCCACATACTATAGGTTTTTATAATAACAGAGAGCTATTATTTTCTTGGTTATACGATGTTTCAAAAGAATATCGATTAGATCATTCAACTCTTTTTACATCATTTAACATTTTTAATGAATATATTAAAATTAATACTATAGAAAAAAAATATATACAATTACTAGGAATGGTATGCCTAGATATAGCATCTAAATTATTAGAATTAGTTCCATTATCTAATTCAGAAATGATGAATAGTTGTTTAAATTGTTATACTCCTCGTCAATTTAAAAAAACATTAATTCATATACTTAATTACTTTAATTTTAATATAACACCAATGATCTTTTACAATAAAATTGATAGTTCAGAAGAAATTTTATTAATTATCATATCTTATTGTCTTACAAATAAAACAATAATTGAAACATGGGACATATCTAAAATTATAAATATATCTAAAATGCTTATAAACAAAGAAATATCAGAAGATACTAATTTTCTTTTATCTTCTATCAAACATATGTCAAGTTGTTCTATCAAAGAATCAATTGACACTTTTTTCAAAGTATAAGTTATTTATAAACTTATAACTTACAATAAAATGGACATTTTTAGAAATTTTATAACTACTTATAATTTTGATTTTATATTACCATCTTATAATGATTATATTATAGATATATTACCTCCATTAGAATATGATAATTTTCATTATATTATAGATATATTAACTACATCAGGATAATTTATAAATAATTAAATTTTTTAACATTCTTATAATAAGAATGTTAAAATACGATTTTACAATAATAGGAGCAGGTCCATCCGGATTGACTCTTGCTTATATATTAGGAACTTTAGGTAGAAAATGTTTAATTATCGACAAGAATAATAATGTAGGAGGATGTCACAGAGTATTAAGAGTTGATGGTTTATTTACTGAACATGGTCCTAGAATTTATTCTAACTCTTATGTAAATACTATAAATATTTTAAAAAAAATGGGAATAAATTTTTATGATTTATTCACACCATACAAATTTAATATTTCTAATATAGGTGGCAAAAGCATAACTAATTTACAATTTACAGAAATATTTAAACTAGGTTTTGATTTTTTTAGAAATTCTCCGAATAATAAAATTATTTCCATGAATCAATACATGAATAAACATAATTTCTCTGAAAAATCAAAAGATTATATCAATAGATTATGTCTTCTCACAGATGGAGCATCTGCAGATAAATATACTTTATTCCAATTTTTAGAACTAGTAAATCAACAATTTTTATACAAAATATATCAACCAAAATACCCTAACGATATATCTTTATTTCCATTAATGGTTAATGCTATCAATAACACTAATAATATAACATTTTTATTAAATACAGAAGTAACTAAATTAAATATTCATTCCAATAAAATTAACTCTATTGAACTATTATCAGATACTGTTATAAATAGTTCCAATTTTATTTTGGCTATTTCCCCTAAAGATATAATTAAATTAACTAAAGACATTACTAACGTTTTTGGTCCTAACACACAACTAATAGCATCTTATAATAGTTATAATAACAATATTCCAATAATATTTCACTGGGATACTAAAATAAATTTAGAAAAAATATGGGGATTCCCTAAAAGTGATTGGGGATTAGCATTTATTATATTATCAGATTATATGAATTTTTACAATGATAGATCAAAAACTGTAATAAGTACATGTATCACTCTTCCTAATAATTTATCTTCTATTTTAAATAAAACATCAAATCAAACTACAGATAAAACTCAACTTATTGATGAAGTATTCAGACAATTAAAAGAATCTTTTCCAACTCTTCCAACACCCACTTACTCTATTCTTTCACCAACAGTCTACAGACAAAATAATGAATGGTTAGATCAAGATTCTGCTTTCGTCAGAACAGATCAGAATTTACTATTACCAAGTCATGGTATTATTTCTAATTTATATAATGTAGGAACACAGAATGGAAATTCTCCTTATAATTTTACATCTTTTGAAAGTGCTATTTCTAATTCTATATCTTTTTGTAATACTATTATTCCAGAAAGTAAAAAGCATTTCAAATTGCATAACCCATACAATTTAAGAAACATAATTTTAATAACTATCATATCTGTAATTATAATATGTATACTACTAATTTAAACTATAATTTCTTTATGTAGTATACTAATAGGTATTAACATAAGTTTATCTTGTGTATTTTTTGGACCTTCTCTAATTCTAACAAAAACTTTATCAGTATATAATATTTCTGTTATTTCACCCTTATAAAAAAAAGTATCATTAGTTCCAAAAGGAGGTTTTTTATTACCAAAAAAAGACACATTTCTTCCGACTTTTATTTCATCTTTATTTATACCAGTGGTTAATAAAATATGTTGATTTGTAGGTTCTTTTTTATATATAATATTAAAGCCAACCTCAACATAATCTCCTCTTTGTATTTCATCATCACCTTTAATAACTATTCCTTTTACTATACTTAAATCCATATCTATATCTGTTATTGCTAATAAATATTTAAAACTACTCCCCTCCTGATAAAAAGATACATATTTTCTATTCATTAATTCATATTTACTTATACCAACTATAGACCTAGACCCTAATGAATGTTCATAACTTGTATGTCCAAATAATGATCTACTTATTATTCTAAATAAAGCTGGATGATGTTCATACTTTTGTTCATATATACAAAAAGCACGTAATATTAAATGAACTAACTCATGTAAAAATGTAGAAAGCAGACATAATAATGGATTTCTACATATTACACCATTTGCTTTTTGAATTGATAAGTATTTAAAATATTTTATGTGTAATTCTGAATCAATTGTTATAGTATATAAAGGTTCTACACCTGTAGTTAAACCTGCAAACTCCCCATTTAATTTTTTTAATTCAAATATTAAAATACTATTATTATCTTTTAAGAATTTATTTAATAGTTTAGAAAAATATATTTCATCGGCTAGTAAAAATAATTTTTCTAAATATTCAACTGAAATATTTGATAAATCTGGTTTTAATCCTAATAAAACTATCTTGTTATATATTGTAAAAAATAAATGTTTTATTTGTTGATCTGTAAGTATATACATAGAAAAATAATTACAAAAATTTGATGCTGTTATATTTGAATGAGATTCTATTCTAGAAGGATGAAAATAACTATAAATTATATAATATATATGTTTTTTATCTTTCGGAATATCAGATAATTTAACCCCTTTTAATACTTCTTTTATTATGTTCTTATTTCTTTTAGTTTCTCTATCTATATAATTAATATCTAGAGTATTACAAAATTGTTCCATTTATTAACATTTTTATTAAATTAACTTAAATTTATTAAGTAGTTTTAGACATTATTTTTCCATAAAAGTAAAACAATACATTTTAAATAATAAAAATTTTTATTATTTAAATAGAAGAGTAGTACAATAAATGTCTTTTATAGAAAAATTCGAAAGAAGTTACAAAAGTATAGATGAAATTAATTATATAATCCCAGACATTCAAAGAGAAACTGCAAATTATACTACAGAAAAAATATATGAATTTCAAAAGAAATATTATATCAAAAATCATGATTATTGTTTGAATGGAACTATTTCAATAGGTAGAGATCTATTTACAGGTATAGATTACTTATTAGATGGACAACATAGAATGGATGCTTATAAAAAATTACGTAAAGAATTTCCAGAAAGAAAAATGCTTATTACTGTTGATACATTTGATTGTTTATCTATTACAAATATAAACCTTACATACGAATATATAAACACACACAATCCAAATCCTATTACTAGATTAGGATTAGATGATTATAAAATACTACAAACTTTTGGAAATCTTATGGAGAAACAATTCAAATCTTATCTTAAAGATACAGATAAACCTCAAAAACCTCATCTAAAATTACAAAAAGTCAAAGATACAATTAAAGAAAAACAACTCATACAAAAATGCTCAATTAAATCTGGTGAAGAATTATTTGATTTAATTATTACATTAAATAAATATTATTCTACTCTAGAATATAAACAATTTGAAAAATGGGGTCTTAAAGATGTACTAAAAACTATAGATAAAATAAACAAACATGAAAATAAATTATTCATAGGTATGTACTCCAATTTTGAATGGATAGATAGATTAATAGAACACGTAACTTTAAGAAAAAATTTACAGGATTTAAAACACGTATCTAATTCATGGAGACCCAAAATATCACATCCCCTTAAAAAAGCTGTATGGTCAAATAATAATGGAGAACTACTAAACGGTAGCTGTTATTGCTGTGATAATTATATAACATTTGATGATTTTATATGCGGACACATTATACCAGTATCTATAGGAGGAGAAACTAACATCAATAATATGAAAGCCATATGTTCAAACTGTAATTTAGATATGGGTACTATGAATTTAGAAGACTATAAAAGATTGTTAATACAACAATCAACATAATATAATTATCTTGAAAACACCAAATCAACATTTTTAAAAACCAACTTTAAAAAATAATTTACAATAATTATTTTTTATCATTTTGTATCTTCAAGATTATATTTAAATCAACTTTAATTTAACCATCAGGATCAGACGATGTTTGCGAAGATGATGGTTGGGACGATGTTGGTTGGGACGATGTTGGTTGGGACGATGGTAGAGATGATGTTGGTTGGGATGATGTTGGTTGGGACGATGGTAGAGATGATGTTGGTTGGGATGATGTTGGTTGGGATGATGTTGGTTGGGACGATGTTGGTTGGGACGATGGTAGAGACGATGTTGGTTGGGACGATGTTGGTTGTGAAAATGTTGGTTGGGACGATGGTAGAGACGATGTTGGTTGGGACGATGTTGGTTGTGAAAATGAAGGGGGTGAAGATCTAGTTGATCCTATTATCATTAATATCACACAGCAAACCAAAAGAGCACATCCTAAAACTATATAGAAAATATTTCCATATGATTTTATGTAAGATTTACAAAAACTATTTTCATCTGTATAGTCTTCGCAATCATTATTATTTCTATCAATGCTAGTTAAATATACAGGTATTCCTATTTTATCATCTGCAATATTATTATTACCATCTACATTATCTATATCTGTAATAAAATCAAAACCTACGTATTTAGAGTTAGAATCAACTTTATTTTTAGCCTCCCCGTAAGTTTCTTTAACCGATGCATCTTCACTGCCTGTTTTTTCACAAAATACATAAGGTTTATTATATCTATAACTTGATGATGTTCTGTTTATAAAATATAAACCTATTAATATAATTCCTATCAATCCTACAATAAATCCGAATATATAAAATATTTTAGAACTAGTCGGACCTGACATAGAGCTACCTAAAGTTCTAACCATAATTGATGGACCAAATATTACTAAAGCTATTATAATAGCTATAACTATTAAAGAAGATGTAGTTAGACCTTCAATTTCATTGTCCCCTTTTTCACCAGATTTATTAATAATTTTACCCATCATATCATCAGATATACTAGAAGAAGCCGATAATAAGCATTGATTAAGAACTGTCGAATCGTTTCTTTGTGTTATACTAGACCAACCACCTGGTAAACAACCTGTATCTATCATATTAGATTGTTTTGTATTAATATCCGAAATACAACATTGAGATTGTCTTATATATTTACACGCTGACATTCTCATATCTATACTAGTACACGCTTGTTGTTGAGTAGATGAACCGGACATTAGTCCTTTGAGTTTATTTATAACTTCTAATAATGCTTGATTATCTATAGTAGCATCCATTTTTGTAAATAAATCTGTTAGTTGATTAATTTGACATTCAGATACATTTGTCGAAATATTCTCTTGAGTTATACCTGTTACAGTATTTAATTTTTGTATATCTTCTCTATTATATCCAGCAGCTATTAAATTCTCAACACATTCGTCAGACATTCCTCTAATCTCATTGCTTTGGCTTGTAGTAGTAATATTTGAACACTTACTTACTTGATCAACAAAAGATTTACTACTAAGTTGCATTCTAATATTAGTAAAAATATCTTGTCTAGTATCTTGACCAGCTCCAAATAAATCTCCTATCGCTTCTAAAACTTTAGCTGGATTTATTGCATCCATACCAGCTGTTAAAAAATCCCACATATCTGAAGCTTTTTCCTCTATTTGTTTACAAGCTTCTACAGCAGACATGTCTTTTAGCTCATCGCTGCAAAAATCTTCATCAATATTATCAGTTTTACAATTTTGAGACATTTATTATTATATTTTATTATAATAAAATATAATAAATGATTAATTTAAGAAAAATTGTAATTCATGAAAAATATATTTCTGACATAGTTCATCAATTTAATACCAATAACAATTTTGATTTACAAGACTATCTTAAAATGATAAATAAAACAAAATATAAAGATATTCTTCCTTTGTCAAGTAAAAAAGCTTTTAATACTTTTATGCAAAAAACACCATATCTCAAAGTAAAAGATATACTCGAATTTAAAAATAAATACTCCAATTGGACATTAAAAAATAAATACTCTAATATTACATTAAAAAATTTAAAACTATCAGATATAGCTGCTGATAATAAAATCAAAACATTTTGCGATTCTAATCCAAACGATGAAAGATGTAAGTGTTATTATGATATTAAAACTATACTAGAAAATTATCAAAAATCTTTAGATCAATATTATAAAGATGTTGAAGAAAAGTTAGGTAAAGATTTTGATTATGAGCAACGTTTTGGAGAGGCATACGTAATCAAAAAGAATGAATTTCAAAATCATAGAGCAACCACAAATGGTGAAACCCCATCTCCTGATTGTAGTTATTGGAATGCAGATTATACAGGAACAGGGGAAGACTCTTCATGTAAACCTTTTACTTATTGGTGCTGGAACCATTGCCAGTACACTGTAGTTAAGGTAAATAGCTTATTGGCAGAATGGGAACATTCTTGGAGAAAAGAGAACCCTTATACAACTATGCCGTACCCAGACTTACCTGAAATTGATATGAAAATTAAATGCTGTATAGATAATATAGAAGATATATTATTTGACATAAAAAGTATAAAAACTTTTAAAGATACTACAATACCAGGTTATAGAAAAAATTTAACAGACATTTGTAACCAAAATATAATTGATTATATAGATAACTACGGAAAATGTACAATTAATGAAGATTGTAGTAAAGATGGTACTCGAATATGTTCACCCGACAACACCTGTGTTGATAAAACTCCAGAGAAAGAATGCAGTGTCACTGCAGATTGTAAAGATAGTAATAAAATATGTTCACCCGAATATAAATGTGTTAATAAACAACCAGAGAAAGAATGCAGTGTCACTGCAGATTGTAAGGATAGTAATAAAATATGTTCACCCGAATATAAATGTGTTAATAAACAACCAGAGAAAGAATGCAGTGTCACTGCAGATTGTAAGGATAGTAATAAAATATGTTCACCCGAATATAAATGTGTTAATA